CTGGTTGGTGTGGGGGGGGGGGGGGGGGGGGAACCGCCCCCCCCCTCACCGCTCAGATGTAGGGGATACCGGGCAGTTCGCCCCCGTTCGCTTCCTTCAGGGCGGCTACGGCAACCTTTGCCGCTGCAACCGCTGCCTCGTTCCGGAGGTCGGCCCGGTTCCCGGAAACGGCTTCCAGGATTCGAAGCGCCACGCGCACAGCGTTGGCTTGCCGGGTACGGTGGTCGGCTGCCACCGCCTCAGCAACCTCGGCGGCATCGCGCACGGAAACCCGTGCGATAGTGTCGGCGGCGACTGTTGCGGTATCGGTCATGTGTTGCCTCCTTGCGCAGGGGTGTTCCCTGCTGTCCTAATCATGGCACGTATTCGATCGGAGTGCAAGAGGGGCGGTTTCCCGCCCCCCTCCGGTTACCGGGCGGTTTCCGGTTCGACCCAAAACCTCTGCCCGGCTACCTGCCCCAATGTCTTGCAGAGGCGCTTCGCCCGTTCCTCTGCCTCCTCCCTGCGGAGCCCCTTCATGTAGGGGAACGTAAGGGTCTTGTCTTTGCGTGAGGTGGTTACTATCTTGTAGGTCATGTCCTGCCTCCTGTCCTAACTATACGGCTAACCGAGCCGGGTGTCAAACTCCCGGAGCGCCTTTCTCAGCGCGTCCTTACGGGTGCGACGGCGCTTGGTGCGCTTGTCGCGCTGTACCACCGTGCCGCGCCCGGCTCCGAACTCGTGCCCCCGGGCATCACCCTCCCATTTCCTGTCCTCCTTTGCCATAATCCCTCCTGGTACCATCGTATCGCTATCGAAACTATAAGTCAAACCCCGGCTAGAATCCCTGTGTAGGACGCCAGCCGGGGCGAAGAACTTACCCCTTTACTACCTTCTGTATCGGGGTAACCGTGAAGGCGAGTTCCGCCTGTAGCTCAGGGCTCAGCGCCTGAGCTGCCGCCGAAGACACCGAAATAAGCGTTGCCGCATCAAGTTCGGTGTGGTTGCGCAAAAGCGCTAAGATGCCACCGAGCCCCGTGACTTTGTAGGTGCGCTTCTCTTGCACCTGACGGATGTAACGGATGCCCGTGCTGGTAACTACCTCTTCGCCAGCATCAAGGGCGGCGTTTACTGCCTTGGACGCTACGGCTAGCTTCTTCTTGAGGTCGGCTTCTTGTTGCTTCAGGGCGGCGTAAGTGTCAGCAACCTTGGTCATGATGTTTCCCTTCACGGTAAGGGGTTGGTGCCCCTTGCCCTAAGACCATTGTCGCACGCCCGGAGCTAGTTTGCAAGCCACCCCGGGCGGATAACGTCGTAGCCGAGGTATTCTAGGGTTTCGACTATCCCCCGCTCTTCCCCGGCGGAGAGCATCGTAGAGTACCCGTGCTGTATCCCGAGGGTATCGCACGGGTACACGTGAGTTCCGCACTTGCCGTCGCGCTGTACTTCGTACAAGAGCACGTGCTCTTCGCCCCCGAAGGGAGAAGACAGGCGGTACTGTTCTATCAGCCTGCCTGGAACCTTCTCTAGCGTTCGCACGTAGGTAGCGGTCATTCTTCCCCCTCGTAGTCGAGCCACTCTAGCAGCGCCTCCATGTACGCTACCGGGTCACACTCACGGAGGATGTCAGCCGCCCGGTACTCTAGCACTCCTATCACCTTCGAACCGTATACTTCGTTTAGGAAATCAGAGAAACGTTCGGTCTGTTCAGGCATGTCAGTTCTCCTTTACAATCAGTGCGCCGAAGTCAGAGTTGCCGACCACGTGCCAGGACTCGCCCTCGTCCACCGGCCAGAGCCTCGGGTACTCGCCCTCGCACCAGGACTTAGCGAGCGCCGTAGCCGCCGTCAGAGCCGATGGGAAGGTATCGTGCTCGGAAACCAGAAGGGGCGGTATCTTGTTGTGATTCGCGCCCAGGACAGCTTCGTAGACCTTGTACACAGTTCCCTCCGTTCTAGGGGGTGCCCCCTGCACCTAAGCTAGCACAGGGGGCGAGAGAGGTCAACGGTTCGACAGCACCGCGAAGAAGTCGGCGGTATCGGTTGCCCATTCGATGTAACGGGCGAGAGCCTTGCCGTACTCCTTCCTAGGGTACTCAGAATGGTACTCCTCGGTGCCACGCTTCTCGTCGGAGAAGCGAACTAGCGTCACCGAGCATACCTTCTCGGTCACAGCGAGGGTGACCACGGCGAAGCGAGAACCGGCCTGCATCTTGATTTCACGGTTAGGGGTCATATCTTGCCTCCTGGGGCCATTGTTGCACTCTAGCGCTTAGCTGTCAACGGCCTATGCTCATCTGGTACGCCGCTCTCGCTCACGTGTGACCTCGATATACCGGCACCAGTCTCTGTCTTCCTGAGAGTAGCCCTCGTCAGAGGGGGTTGTGTCGCGGGTGTAGAGAGTCCGTTGGTATTCGGCTTCTAGCTGTTCGTCTGTTAGTTCCTTGATGTTACGCATGGTCTTCCTCCTTGCTAAAATCTCTGCCGACTCTTCGTAGAACGGATCGTGTGTTACCTTCTTTGTCTAGCTCCTGTAACAGGATATCCGCGGTTACCAGGAGCTGCCCGAAGCGTTGGTTCGGATACTGTTCGACAGCCCGCGTTCGGCGTGCGTCATGTTCTGCCTCCTGTAGATAGCTTACAGCCCCGCCGACGATCTGTCAACAGGGCTGTAGTTTACTATTCTTCGTCCCACCCGTACCGGTCAAACTCCTCTTCTTCGTCCCAGTCTATTTCGTCGAAGAACTCTTCGTCGTCGGACTCGTACCGCTCTTCGTAAGCGGCTTCCAACCAGGTGTCCATAGCACCTCCTTACCTAACGATACCAGGGCTAGGCTTAGGTGTCAAGCCTTTCGATAGCGCAGCTATTGACCAACCACCCGGTTTCATCGGACACGGCGTCTACGACATCCGCCGCTTCCTGGTCAGACAGCTCGTAACCGATATCATCTAGGTCTAGTTCGATTACCAGTGTAGTAGGAAGCGCATCTAGAGTTTCCTGCTCGTCCCGGTCCTGCTCGTCCCAGTCGGTCTCAGTATCGTATTCTATGTCTGTGACCCTGTACTTCATTCCTTCTCTCCTCTCAGGAAAGACTCTACGTTGTCCTGGTAGACAACCCAGCTGCCGTCGCCCATAGAGTCGCTAGCTAGGTAGTAGCTTACCATGCCGTCCTTTACGTAGACAACCCCCGGCTCTCTGTGAACTTTTGGGTTAGTCTCTGCCAGGGCGAAAACTTCCTGTAGCGTCATTCTAGACCCTCTTCCCGGGCGATTGCATCCGCTGCCCTACCTACAGTTGTACCACGTTTGTACCAGGAGCGCAAGGGGTACTCGTGAACTTCATCTAAACCCTTGCCGTAGCGGTCTATCAGGGTGTACTCTACACGTTCTACGAACTCGAAGAAAAGCAGGTTCTGTTCCAGTTCCATTACCCTCTCCTTAGCCCAGGGGGTTAGCGCCCCCGGTAAGACCAGCTTATACCAGGGGCGCTGTGCTGTCAACCCTCGTCGCGCCTAGCGTCGTAGGCGTAGTCCGAGTCGTATCCGGCGGTTACACGCCCTTCGACTTCTTCGACGTGATGGGCGTACCAGTCAGCCTCTGCCGTGGCGTAGAGTTCGGGCAGGTATTCCCGGATGAAATCCGCCGGGGCAAGCTCTACATCAAGCAGGTCAGGGATGTAGAGGGCAACATACTGCTCGTTGCTCTGGTCGTTGAGGTAGTTCTCGAAAAGGCCGGTGAGGTCTTCCTCACAGTGAACTTCATCGTAGCTGCCGATAGTGTAGCGGAAGTTTGCCATGTGCTGCTCCTTCGCCGGGGCTGCTTGCCCCCGATGTCTGTAGCTTACACCGGGGGCGGTTCGGTTGTCAACCCTCTAGGGCTCTGTGAGCCGCTTCCTCCGGGCTAACGCCGTCCCGTACCATCCCGTACCAGTCCTGGTCAGGAAGGTCGTTGCTGGTGAGCCCTATAAGGTCTAGGAGGATATCATCCACCTGTCCCAGGAAGAACTCTACTGCGTTATCTAGAGCCTCTGCACGTGAACCTTCGTACATGTCCTACCTCCTTACCTCATAGTACCAGAGCTGTGGCGGGGTGTCAAACTACTAGAGTCCGGTTATCGCCCCCTACCGGCGCTAGGCTCGGCTTCGGGGTTACACACCGGATTCTTCACTAAGAAGACCTTCATAGCTTACGGGTTAGGGGTGTTTGTAAAGGGGCGAGGAGTTACCCCGCCCCCCCCTTCTCCTCAGATGTAAGGAACTCCCGGCATGTAGCCGTCGTTAGCGTCCTTCAGCGCTTTGACGGCGGTCGCGGCGTGCCGCACAGCTGCCTCGTTGCGGAGGTCGAACTCGCTGGAGGAGACGGCCTCCAGAATGGCGAGAGCTACCCTCACCGCGTTGGCTTGATGCGTGCGGTGACCGTTGGCGACTACCTGGGCGACCTCCTGAGCGTCCCCCTGAGAGAGCCGTGAGAGCTGGCGTGCGGCGGAGAGAGCGGATAGCGTAACTTCGTTCATGTCTTACCTCCTGAGGGTAGTCTAACCCGGAACAGATCCGGGTGTCAACCCGGAACCTGTTCCATGAGGTCTGCCCATTCCTGGTGGCCTTGCACGGCGTGGTCGGCGTAGACGTACCGCTCTACGACTTCGCTGCCACCGTCCGTGAAGAACAAGCAGGTTTCGAAGAGCGTCCTGCCCAGCTGTACAGTGCTAACGAGAGCGGCGTCGGTCTGAGTGCGAAGCTGTTCCATATCCTACCTCCTAAGATCAATATACCGTAGCTGGTGGTGGGTGTCAAGGGAGAGGCCGAAGCCCCTCCCCTGCGATGCTTACCGGCCTACGACTATCTTATCTACCGGCTTGGTGGTGAAGGTGAGCTGCTCTTGGAGAGCTTCTGGCAGCTTCTGGACGGCGGCGGCTTTGACGGAGAGGAACGAGGCGGCATCGATGTTAGGGTTGTTACGTATGAAGGCCAAGATACCCTTCAGGCCGCTGACCTTGTAGGTGCGAGGGTACGCGGTCTGACGTACGTACCGGACTCCATCGGACGTGACTACCTCCTTACCCTCGTCCAGCAGAGCGTTTACCTTCTCGGACGCGGCGGCCAGCGCCTTCTTGAGTGCGGCTTCTTGGGTCTTAAGGTCGGCGTAGTGGTCTGCAACAGCTTGGTTCATGTCCTACCTCCTGTACCTAGCTTACCGTGAGGTTACCTAGAAGTCAAAGAGGTGCCCCGGCTGCTACACCGGGGCGGTCAAAGTTAAGCGCGGAAGTGACGGCCTGGTAGCAGGGCGCTCACGTGGTCGAAGGTGCCGGTGTCACGTAGGACTTGCTGCGATACCCGCACACGCTGTCCTGGCGTGCCTGGGTAGTATGCTGCCCACCCCTCTGTGCTGTCTAGCACTATCACGAAGGTGCCGTGGTCGAGAACATCGATGGTGAAAGCGTCCGTCATCGTCTTACCTCCTACAAACAATCTATCATAGGTGTGCCCGAGCGTCAAACCCGGGCACCTAGCTCTATGCGAAGACTATCAACCAGTAGACGAACGCTGCCACCAGCAGGGCTAGACCGAGGAAGCCCGTGAGGGACGTTAGGAAGCCCCTCATCAGTCGATGTGCGTCCAGGTGTAGCCTTCGAAGCCCGGCATCAGCTCACTCACCTTCTCGATGTAGGCGTGGCACAGTGCCTCCTTCGTCTTGTCTACCATGTGTACCTTTCTGGCACGGGGCGCTCACGGAAGAACACGTGGTCTACAGCGTACCCCCACGCGATGTGGGGAGGGGTTCCGTCCTCCCACATAACCCTGTAGTTCAGCCTAGGAGGAGTACCATACTTCAAGCCGAGGTGTGCCTCTAGCCGCATCTTCACGTCTTCCATCCACTCTTCGAAGGTTACCATTCTGCATCCTCTCCGTAAGGTGTGCGAAGCGCAACCTCTGCCGCTTCACGCGGGGTAAAACCGTTCTCCCACATAAGGGGATAGTTCGTATCTGGAAGTTCGCTAGCTCCTGCTAGTGCTAGAGCTTCTGTGTCTACCTGTTTACGCCAAGTGTCGAAGTCCATGTCTGCATTATACCGGCCAGGAGCCGGGGCGTCAACACCCGGCGTAGTCTATCACCTTTCGGCTGACGGTGATGTTAGACACGCTTATGTCAGCATCTACCCACGGGATGCCCATACGCTTGTAGCGCTTAGTAAGCTCGTCGTATGCCCAGTTCATGAAACCATCGTAAGAATCGTCGTAGGTAAACTTCCTAGCGGCATACAAAGTCCTTCCTGCATATTCCATGAGCAGGATATCTTTCTCTATCCCGAGAACACGGGCAAGGTGACTACGAAGCTTGCCGCGAGAACTCTTCCACAGGTTGTACTCTCGGAAGTTATGCTCTACTCCCTCGCTGTCTAGGGGGACTTTATAGACAACATTCTCGTGCAGGAACGCAGCCCTGAAGCTCCCGTTACCGATAAACTTGATACGAAGCCTCTTTGCTACATCTTTCAGAGCTTTCTCGATACCGTAGAGTTCTCCGTCATCCTCCCTGCACTCGTCTGCTGCATCGTCTACCAGAGTCTTGAGCTTGTCTAGCATGTCCTACCTCCTGAGAAAAGTCTACCGCTTTAGCCTACAGGTGTCAACCCGTGCATCCACAGTAGAGTCTACCCGTCAAGGCCTAGGTCGTCTATAAAAGAGTCTAGACCCTCTAGCTTCTCGATACAGATTTCCGTATCATCAGCACTGTAGGCATATGTACCGTACTTGTCTAGATTTTCAGACCTGTCTAGGACACGGTTACCATCTCTTACGGCGGCGCGGTTCACAGCGTCTAGCAGCCTAGCCGCACCCTCTTTGGCCTCTGACCAGGATTTATACACATCTACTGTGTGGGTGTACTCAAACCCGTCGCAGTAAGTCAGTACGTAGCTCACAGTCTACTCGTCCTCCCAGTCTAGCTCAATCTCAAACGGCCCGTTCCACTTGCGAATCCACTTTGGCGCGTTGGCGTGAAGTCGAAGGTCGTCAATCTCATAGCTGTCGGGAGAGAGCGCCTCTCCCGTGTCAGGGTCGGTGGCGTCTTCCTCGCTCACGTAGAACTCGGTTTCACCTAACGGCTCGGCGGGGTATGCCTCGCGGTCTCTGCGGCCTACCCATACTTGTGGGATGAACGTGACTTTAACCATGTGTATTGCCTCCTTAGGAGTATATTATCAGCTGCCCGAGCATGAAGTCAACCTGCTAGCCTAACAAACACACTATAGCCTTTCGCCCCCGTCCGGTTCGTAGTAAGAGTCAAACGGGGCATCACAGGCTTCTACAAATTCCTCATCACTCAGCTCGTTGACACGTCGTAGAAGCGCTTCTCTGAGTTCGCCTCCAGTCAGGTCTTCCCCGTGGGGGTTGCTAGACTTTACTTCGAAAGCTATCGTAAACGCATGGTTGTACATGTTCTTCCTCCTTGTATCTACTATACCGCCCGGAGGCGGGGGTGTCAAACCCCCACCGTTGCTATTGCGTGCAGGCGTGACACGTAGTCACCGCTGTCAAACTGCGTCTTGTACTTATCAGCTACAAAGTCGCACCAATCGTTCCACCAAGCCTCAGAAGTCTTTACCGATTGTATGGCAAGGTACTGCTCACGCTTGTTGCGAGTCTTACCGGCCACAGCCTTACGGTCTAGGCCTAGCTCGCGTAGGTTATGAACGTCGATACACCCCAGCTCGTTGTAGAGCATCTGTACGGCGAAGGCACCCTTTACCATACCTAGCCCGGGAACCGTGTCTAGGAGAAGGTTCCAGAAGCTCACCGCGTCCATCGTAAGAAAGTGCTTATAGAGCGAGTCACGTGAAGCTATCACGCTCTGCGTCCATGCCAGCTTAGCTCCGGTCATGGCAGCCCCCATGTAGCTCTTGTCGGCAAGGGTAAGGTCGCCGTAGCTAAGGGTAAGGAAGCTCGTTCCTTGGGCGCGAATCCACAGGGCGGCGTTTACAGCGTGGCGAAGGGGTGCGTTGGCAGTGACGATTGCGAACACTAGCACACGTGCCATGACTTCGGGGGACTTGAGAGCTTCGGTGCGGATGTGAACTGCGTCTCTCTTGAACATGCCTCACTGTACCCTTCTTTGCGCCAGTTGTCAACCCTGGAAGGTCATTTCCACAGAGCTTACACGTGCGTGCTTCCACTCGCTGGTGCCCTTGTTCTCCTCACAGGCTCTAGCGTGCTTCTTAGCTAGCTCCTCACTCTTGTAGAGGATACCTGTGTTGTATGCATAGCGTAGGCCGTTCGTGATTTCCTCTACGGTTATCACGTAGAACTTCTCACCCATCATCTTCTTCCTCCTCTAGCCAGAAATCTTCTACAATGCCTTCGTCATCGAATTTCGGATGGTAGTAGTTATAGTCTTCGATGTCGAAGCGATTCTCGTAATCATCCTCGAAGCGACCGTCGTAGTCCATGACTTCCTCCTTGCTTCCATCTTACCTTCTGCTGCTCAGCCCGTCAAGCTGGATTTTTCCCAGCGACGGCTGCTAGAATGACCACGTGGGAAAGACACGAAAGAAACAGAAAAGCGAAGATCGAAACAAGAAGCCTAAGTACGACCCCAAGGAAAGGAGAGACGTAAAGAAGAAACTCCGTGAGGTCGTACCGAAAGGCTAGTCGAACGTAAGTAGTATGCTGCCTTCAAGCTCTAGCTCCTCGTCCTCTAGGAGCCTGTAAGCGTCGATGTGAAGGCCATCAGCCGTGTGCGCTAGCTTGACATCAAAACCTAGTCCTGGATGCTGCTCTACACGTATCCAGGCCATTTTATTTTCTCCTAGAACGAAGGACGTTCCGTCTGTATCATCATCACGCACAAGTGTTGGCGCTTCAATCACCACGTCATTCTCAGGATTAATACTCATCTTCATCCTCCTTGTAATGTAGTATGGGCATCAACTTACTCTGTTCCCACACCTCTAGGGCATCCTCGTAGGAGGTGACAAGCCGCGCATGTCCTCCAGTAGGTTCAGTGCGTCATCAATAGTGTCTCGGTCTACGCTCATGCTTCACTCCTTCGGTAAACTGCCTCACCGTTACTGAACCGGCCCACAAGTTCCAAGCAATCGAAGTTAGCGTGGAGCAGCTGGCGGAACTCCTCGACCCTCTCCGCGCACCAGTTCTCGTTATCCTCTAGCTCTTCTTCGTCGTACCCTTCCTTAGCTACAAGGTTCACACTTGCCAAGTTGGAGTAAGTGTACACTACTACCTCTGCGCGGTCGTTCTCCAAGAGTATCCTTCCTTCCCTACCGTGCCACCCATCAGCAAACTCTAGGTCGTCATAGTAGTGCTGAAGTACCCCCGCCAAGTCCAGTAAGAAGTCTGCCCATCCGTCCGAGTAGTCGGAGTATTCCTCCACGTCCACGTACACCACAGCAGCGGCGTAAGGATGGGTGCCCACACTTCGTCCCATCAGTCGTCCTCCACTTCTTCGCCACCCTCGATGTAAGTGTACTCCACCTTGTCGCCCCCATCATAAAGTTCTACGCCAGCAGTCGCAGACATTAGTATCTCCAACGCCTCCTCACTAGAGTCTGCGCGTACTGCAAAAGTCATGTCGAACACATACTTACTCATCTGTTTCCTCCTTGACTAAGAATAGCACTTCGGTCTCAGGTCGTCAAGCACGCTCTACAGCGCAGCTGTACACTAGCCATCCCGTAAGGTCAGAAAGCTTGTCCAGCACGCAATCTACCTCGTAGTCGCTAAGCCCGTCGCTAAGCTCGTCGGTAAGGTCAGACACCTCAACCTCAAGACCAAGTAGCTCGGTGGGAAGCTCAACATCCTCGCCGTCAGTTTCCCATTCGATGTTAGTAACGTTGTACAGCATGTTTCCTCCTAGATTCTTCATCAGGTCGTAGGACTTTGTAGCGTACTCTGCAAACCGCATGGTCCTATTCATTGTAAAACTCTGTCTCCAATACAAGTTCCGTCGCTTGTTCCGACAAGTCAAGCAGCAAATCTCCAACGTAGTCTGCGAAGTCACGCGCCCCGCTCGGAGGTGGGGGTAGCTCTACCTTCTGCAACTTGCTACGCGCCTCCTCTAGGATGTCCAGCACCTTCTCCAACGCCCAGATGTCACTCTTCATGCTACCTCCTCCTGTCCAGCATCTCGGGACGTGGGACGTGACGTACCTATCGCCCACTCCATGAGTGCATTGAACTCTTCCACCGAAGCGTCATAGGTTGGATATCTGCCGTTTATGGCGTAGTCTACCAGGTTTCCGTAAGAGTCGAACTCTGCCCGGAGTCGCTTACCCCCGAGTCGTGACAGCGGCCACCTTCCCGTTCCGTACTCTCCACTTGCCCATCTGTACGTCACGTTCGCACTAATCCAGACCGTAGTGTAATCGTTGGTCTGCTTTACCCGTACTCCTTGGCGCTTCTTCATGCTCATGTCCTGCCTCCTGAACTAAGTATAGCAACACCCCGGCTGCCTGTCAACCGGGGTTTTGCGGAGCTTTCAGGCGGTGGTTTAGTAGTTCTGGCGGAACCTTACCACCGACCCGCACTTCGTGCAGACGTGGATGTGCTTAGGTTTACGAGACATGTGCCTGACAACCTTCTGGCACGTAGGGCAGTAGACATCGTACTTGAAGGTGATGCCCGACACGTCTATGCCGTGTGCCAGCCTCTCCGGGTTAGCTCCTACCTCTCGGCACGCTGCCTTCCACACGTGGTTATGCCCGTGCTTTACACCAACCTTGAGGTGAGCAATCTCGTGAAGGATGGTGTCGAGAATCTCGTTCTCAGGCAGAACTTTGAGGAAGTGCTTAGACAAGAGGAGCTGACCCTTGTTTGGGATATAGGTGTACTGTTTGGCTGTACCTAGAGCCTTCTTAGAACGGGAAAGCTTCACCTCTATTTCCATGTGGGGAAGGTGCTCAGCTACCAGGAACCGCGCCGTCTTGAGTGCCTTCTCGACTTTGTTCATGAGTCCAGAATACCCTACCTTCCGCTGTGTGTCAATCTATGTCTTGGTAGGCCACCTTGGTTACAGTCGCTTCGGGGAAAAACCCCTGGAGGAGCTTCTGTGTCATGTGCCCCATGACGAGCTTATCATAGACTATAATTTCTTTCTTCGGCGGGGAGATAGGAGGGTTACCCTTCAGCTCTTGGTAAAATCCCTCGCCCACAAAGACTCCCTCGTAGACATGCCAGTCGCGGTCGTTGAAGTCGGTAGAGAAGTCACCGATGTCTCCCCACCGTCTTTTCGCCGCCATAGCTATACGTGCCATATGAGATGTGTCTCTATCTAGAATCAGAACTCTCATGATAGTCGGTTTGTCGCTCATCTTACCTCCGCTATGAAATAATCACGGATGACCTTCTTCAGTACCGTTCCATCAGGGAACGTAGTTATATCTGCTTTGTCTACCTCTGCAATGAGCTTATCAGCTAAGGGGACAACCTCAGACACGGGAAGAGACCCGCTCCTCACAGTCCGAAGGAACCCGCGCTCGTGCTCTTGCAGGTAGTGGTAGCTGCCGGTTTCTAGGATGCCCTTCAAGGTGATGACCAAGCGGAAGAAGTGCATCATGTACTTCGGGTCGTAGCCTAGCGTCTCGTGTTCGGGTCTCACACCGTGCTTGCTGCTCTGCTTGTAGCCGCGCTGCCTCTGGTTGTACAGGTACCCTAGGTAAGAGCTTAGAGTCAGCTGCGTGACCGCATGGGGCTGAGTTACTGCTACCAGGTTAGCCACGAAGGTGTCACTCTGTAGGGGTTTGTGGTTGAGAAGGTCGAGCACGTTAGGGTTGCCTACAGCGATCAGCTTGGCAAACTTCGAAGCCGTATGTAGAACGTTCTGGTCTCTTGTGTAGGTATCGTCAGAGCTTGTGAGTGGGTCAACAATCTTCTCGCGGCTGTAAGAAACACCTACGTAGTCGTAGTCAGACTCGGGCGTCTCCAAGCCGTAAAGTCTGGAGCCTACGCCCCAGACTTGAGCACCCTTGTAAAACTCTTCGTCTACAGCCACTCAGCCATATCCTTCCTGAGCTTTTCCTTGTTCTTACGAAGCCGCTTGTCCTTATTAGGCTCGGTCTTACGTCCTTTGCCGTAGTCACGTCCTCGGTCTCGCGTTTCGATAATCTGCACTTTACCTTTCATGTCTCAATCCTTCCGGCAATCACCAGGTAAATCATCACACCCAGGAGAGCCCAATCTACGAACATCGCTAGGTAGAGGCTGAAGAACAGCCCCAGAAACATCCCGAACAGCACCATGACTACTGCTATGAGAAGTGGAGCTAGAGTCCCAATTCTCAGACATGCAACAACAGTCAAGACAATCTGCGCTACTAGCAACATTCGTTCTCCTCTTCCTCTTCTTCACGCCGACGCTCGTACTCGTCGTCAACGTAGTAGTCGTCTAGCGCCCTACGATAGGAACGGCGAGGGTAGCGAAAGTCTTCGTACTCATCGGGCGTCATAGTCTTCCAGGTATCGTAGTCCATGGTATTGCCTCCTAAGGAACATCTTACCAGAGATTTAACGCTGTGTCAACTAGACGCCCATCCGAAGAACGCCCATCCGTCGAAGCCCTTGTCTACTACTCGGATAGCCCCAGCTGCTCCCCACTTGGTGATGCGAGGGTCGTCGCTGTCTATGATAGCGTATGCTTTCTTCCAAGCCTCTTCGACAGCGTGGGGCGTGTCTTCGACTACCAGATAGGTACCCTTCTCGGCAATCGTCCCGGTGTAGCCAGCGTGCCCGTAGTCCCACTGTGCCTTCTTCACTGCGGAGCGGAAAGCCTCCTCAACGTCTTTGTTATTCTCTTTGGTGAAGAATACCTCAGCGCCCATCTTCGTCCTCATAAGTTACAAACGCCTCTAGGAAGAGCCCGTCTATGGCTTGCCCTGCCGAGCACGAAGGGCTCCCACGGAAAAGTACACCATCGGGAAGGATAATCTCCCTCCCATAGTCGTTGTCGTTGGCGGCTTCGATAGCAGCCAATGCTACAGGTACCATCTGTGGCGGGATAGGCGGGTAGCAGTTACCTGAAAAGTGCCACCGAACAGCCTGTTCCATATCACCGCTTGCTTCCAGCATACCGATTGCAGACATCCTACCCATCGTATACCTCCACGTCGTAGCTTTCTCCCCCTTGGACAAGGACACTATACACCGCCTCAGTCAGCTTGTCCAGCAGGTCATCAACATCTTCGGACGCGACTATCTCTACTAGGAACTTCCGTTCACTCATGTCCTACCTCCTGAGAAAAGTATACCCCCGATCACTCGGGGGTGTCAAGGAATATCGCTATCCCTTTGGCTACGTCCCAGATAGCCTTCTGGCCGCGTTCTCTGCCAGCCTTGATAGCGTCACGCTTGCGAGTGAAGTGCTCGCTAGCATCTAAGTAGACACACCCGTCGTCTACCCACGCCCCCAAGAGCTTGTCGTGCGGAACCGTGGCCGTGTACAAGCTCAGCCTGTCTTCGGTAAGGTCTTCGAGGGCGTAGACTCGCTCGCGCCCCGGCATAGAGACGAAATACCCTCTCTTGGGGAGTTCCTTCCCGTCCAAGTCTACGGTGAATCCGCCGTTCTCTCTGATAGCTTCTAACATCTCTTGTATAGTCATGTCCTGCCTCCTTAAGAACAGCTTACCCTAGTGGGGGCATTGTGTCAACCTCGATGTAACGGATATCTAAGAATCCTCATCGTCGTCCCACTCGTACTCATCAGTAACGTCTTCTACCTCGAAGTCCGTATCATCGGTCTCCCAGATGTCGTCCTCTGCGTACCAACCGATGTCTAAGGCTTCATCTTCATTGATAGCATCGACAACAGCCGACAAGCTTATAGTCTTCCTCACCAGAAACTTAGGCATAACCCTACCCCCTTAGTAGGAGGGCACCCTTCCGGGTGCCCCTGTTCCTCAGACCGTGCGGTCTAGCTCGACCGCTCCGACAATCCGCTCCAAGATGACGCTACGAGGAGCGCCGCCGTGGAAGGTATCCAAGATGACTGCATGGGTATCAGTCACGCTGTCTACCGTGCCGACACGGGGTACTAGGTTGCCGGTACCCTTCGTGTTGTAGACGAAGCGTACAAGACGCTCCTGTGCCTTCGCGTTGCGAAGCTGGAAGAGGTTTACCTTTGCCTGCGTCATATCCTTCTCCTTTCCCTAGCCGGGAATCTCCAGGGGCGATCTGCCCTCTGTTCCTGTATCTTACACCCTAGGCTACCAGGGTGTCAAGAGGTACCTTGCGCTTAGCGAAGAGGCTGAGCTTGTCAAGGTAGGTTTCCATGTACTGGTCGCCGTTCAGGACGACTGCCTTGTTGCCTTCCACCGAGGCAAGCTTCACGGGAGTAGCCCACCGAGCATCGAACGCCGTGTGCATCACGTAGTCGCCTACCTTGGGGATACCAGGGACGAAGTACTTCTCCGTGGTGTAGGGTTCTTCCTTCTTTTCCGGGGGCTTTTTGAATCCCTCACGGCAAGGCTTGCAGCTCTTGGGTGGACGGCCACGGCCGCCTTGGACGTGCTCAAACTCGGCTCCACAAGTGATACAAACTTTAATCATGTCCTACCTCCTGGATCAGTGTACCCCTGAAGGGGGTGGGTGTCAACCCCACCCCACCATATCCTTTCGAGCATCCTCTTCCGGGTCACGACCACCGGCTTCCCAAGAGGCTTCAGCCGCGTCTAGGGCGTAGAGGCGGTCGCCCTTGCTACCCATAGCGACTATGTACTCGACGAAGGCTTCGATGTATTCTTCCTTAGTCATAGCCCCCTCCCTTGCAGTTAACACAGCTGACCACGGGGCGGCCTGCAAGACCACAGCGTATGTGGTAGATGTACTCCTGCTTGTCTGTGACGGGTACAATACCCACACTAAGGAAGTCCAAGGGGTTGTCTTTCGGAGTCTTGCTGTTGTTGAACTCCCCCGCCATGAAAACAAGGAACTTAGCCGAAAGGTAAACAGCATCATCGAACCGAGTGTCCCGGGTCTGGCTTTCTACCGTGTCGAAGAACCTCTCGAACAGGGGGAGCATGTTGCTCGGATACCCGTCCCAGTGGGTGTATACGGCGGCGACCGTCTTGCCATTCTCGTCTGAGAATCGTGTGACTGCATTCGTGCTCATGTCCTACCTCCTAGGAACAAACATATCACAGCAGTTTAGGGCTGTCAAGCGTTGGTGGGCACTCTGGGAATCGGACCCAGGACTTGCTTTTTATGAGAAAGCTGTTCTGCCACTGAACTAAGTGCCCCTACTTAAGTTCTTTCCAGCCCGTCGCCATGTCACAACTATACCGAAAGCGGTAGAATTGTGACAAGATCGAGGAGTGGCGTACGGGGCAAGATGGCTACGTGCCCGCTCCCAGCGCTCCACGAACCGACATAGGGCTTCTAGCCACCGGCTGCGGGATAAGAAACCCTCGTGAGAGGCCGATTCTCTTCACCCTTCAACATGGAAAGCTTGTGGCTTCGAACTTATAATCAGGGAGCACAAGTTCCCGTCTGCCCCATTTGTACCGCGCCGTAGACATAGCTCATGTTCCTAGAACCGTTCTATCGGTATCAGGTGGACACCGTGGCGTGGTAGCAGTTGCTACCTGTGAGCACGCCACGATGTTACCAGAAGGAATGAAAACAGGTACTAGCCTTGCGACAATGACGCTAGCCAACAGTATCACAGCAATACCAACAAGCGTGGTTTTATACCTCTGCACTACCCACCCCCAGAAAAAGGGCAATCCCCTTGACGGAAATCATAGTAAGGTCGTTGATGTCCGTAGTGTTACCCTCGGCATCTGCGAAACCGGTGACGACAGCATCACCCACAAGGTGCTGCTTAGCATATAAGCTAGCGACGGGGTTGTAAGGAAGACCGACCAGAAGACCCTCGTCGTTGACGAAGACGTTACCCTCAAGGCCAGCTACGTCGAAAAGTCCCCCTACAACAGCTTGGATATCAGTGTAGTCGTTGATAGCGATTTCTTCTACAACCCCGTCAGTAGTAACCTTCAGCGCTTTAGTCCCCATAGTTCACCTCCGGAAAGCTCTCGGCAATCATCCCTACGATGTACTCTGCCTGGTCTTCTACCTCACCGTAGCCTGCGTCGGTGAAACCATCGGTCTCGATAACCTTATCACCATCTCGAACGTCAACTGAATAGAAGAAAGGATACTCCCAGTCGTCTTCTCCGTTGTCGGAATCCCCCCACCACGCCTCGACAACCATGTAACGGGTGCCCTCGAAAAGCTCTTCGAGAAGCTGGCTAACACGAGTAGCAATCTGAGATGCTCTGGTTTCAAGCTCACCGTCTGTCATGTTCTACCTCCTTGTGAACTAAGATTACCTCTTCAGAAGCCGCCTGTCAAGACCCTACAAGATGTAGCCGCATACACGTCCATCAGTACCCCATCCTTCTCGCTTCGTTCAGGTAGTCATCATAGTCTAGGTTGTACCACTGTGCAACATCCTCGGAGTTCCACTGGTTCTCACAGACGCAGCACCTGTGGTTGGTGGTCAGCCTGTCTCCCCAGCTAGACTCTGATTGTGTGGAGCCACATGAGGGGCAGCGGCTACCTACGAACTCTGGCATGTGCTCAAATGTCATCTCTGCCTCCTTGACTTCAATATATATATATATATATCAAAAGCCCTCCTGGTTGTCAAGAGGGCTAAGTTTGGAGACCCCGGCAGGATTCGAACCCGCGACAAGGAAGGTAGAAGCTTCCCACTCTGTCCACTGAGTTACGGAGTCATTTTGGTGGCTTCGGAAGGAATCGAACCTTCAACATTCTCCTTAAGAGGGAGCTACTCTGCCTGATTGAGTTACGAAACCATGTGGTGACCCAGCCAGAACTTGAATCTGGAACCTACACCTTAGGAGGGTGTCGCTCTGTCCATTTGAGCTACTAGGTCATGGGGACTCCGGCAAGACTTAAACTCGCAACCTTCCGGTTCGTAGCCGGACGCTCTGTTCAGTTGAGCTACGGAGTCATACTAGCCCTGAAGGATTTGAACCCTCACCGATGGACTTGGAAACCATAATGCTACCGTTACACCAAGGGCTAACGTGGTAGCCGATGAGGGATTCAAACCCCCGACCCTCCCGGTGTAAACGGGACGCTCTATCACTGAGCTAATCGGCCATGCTCTAGTCTACTTCCTTCTAACTTGATTGTCAAGACTCTACTGCACCGAACTTCTCTTCGCGTCCGTCCTGGTAAGTGAAGAAGCCCCCAGAGTTGTTCTGGTGGTACCCGTAAAACACCTTAACGCTCCCTTCGGTACTTTGCTACAGTCTCCTTGTCGAACTTGTATTCTCTGTCTAGTGACTGTATCGTGTAGGGCGTCACACCCAAGTTGGCCTCTACCCACATGTTATCTCCGACGCGGCGCAGCGTTAGCCGGACGCCTTGGGACGTGGTTAGTACAGCAATGTCACAGCCGTCTAGAATCTCCGAGATGGTAAGCTCTGGGAACTTCTCTAGGATATCTAGAGACTCCCATGCTCCTTGTCCCCAGTACTCGCACACGGTGTCTTCGTCTACTTTCAGCGTCGAGCCTGTGAAGCTGAAGGCAGCGCCAGGGAGCTGCCTGACAGCGATAGTAGTAGAGTCACCGTTAGTCGGATTGATAGTTGGAGAAAGCGGTGGGATTCGAACCCACACAGCCGGTTTGGAAGACCGGAACTCTACCCTTGAGCTACGCTTTCTTGTAATCTGGGGTCTGCGGCAGGACTTGAACCTGCAATCTCCTGGTTCGTAGCCAGGTGCCTTAGTCCGTTTGGCCACGCAGACGTGAGAGTTTGTTGTACAGCGGCACTAAGACTTTGACCCATGCACCCATAGTGATTGGGGTGTCGCACCAGTCGGTCTTGAGAAGCTCTATGAGAACATCTAGTTCCTCACGTGTCTCTACGGTGATAGTAACTGGCGTGAACGTCCTTTTCGATTCTACCTTCATGGTGTCTCCCTTTCTTCTTAACTATAGCAGATGAATCGATCCCTGTCAACAACAAGAAATCCGGTTTTGGGGAGACCGGAAACTCCATAAGGCACGTGCCTTCCCGTATTCAGCCAAGAATCGAACTTGGTTCTCCCCGCCTGGGGGTGTGTCACCCATCAACACTTCTGAATCATAAAGTGGCCTGAGACTAGAGCCGTAGCAGAAGGTCTTGGTAGGATTATGTATTCCCTACTTGTCCAGAGGATTTTGTCCCCTATCCTTCCAGCGCGGGTAGCTAACGGCCACCACTCGTATCGCATCGGTTTACTCGGCAGTCTACTCACCACGGAAGTCTTGCGAACTCCTTAGCAGGGGCTACCCTGCGCGTGGCTTTTGTGCTACCAAGAGCATGAGGCTTGCGACCTACACGCTCTCCCCGTCTGGCAGGGATTTTCGCACCTTACAACCTATGCGCCTAGAGACTTTTGCTTAAGTACCAAAACTTAGTTTGTTTGTGGACTGCGCGACAGGCTCTAGGTGTAGCTCCGTACCTTTGGGATACAGAATACTACCCGCCGTGCTACGTCTTTCGGACGAGGCTCGTAAGACCACCCTCTCCGGGTAACCTTATCTTACTGGTGGAAGCAGCCGCAATGTTGAGCATTACCAGCCACCGATACCTTCCACTTGCGTCTGTTGCGGTTACCCGCTCACCGGAGTCTTTTTTCCGGCTTCACCGTCTCCTGAGCACTTGCCGTCAGAGAGTGAAGGTGCGTGGAGTGCGTGCTTTGATGCCTGCGCATCCGAGTAATATGTCCTATTACTCGCTTAGTGCCCTTTCGGGTTTATGGCCGCACGCGGCCTTACTTCTAAAGTATAACCTACTTCTTTATGAGTAGTATTAGAGAACCGGGTTTTGGAGGCCGGTACTTGCCGCTCTTGCTGTCTCGGATAGCGTGGAGCGGAACGCACGCACCATCACGGGCTAATTATTAAAGTAACCCTTTACTAACGTATCCTTATCAGTTTATGCCAGTGCGAAAGGGTAAACACGAGCATGAACCTATCCCTTTTCTAAGACCCTAGTAGGAGTATACGGGAGGAAGTGAAACCTGTTTCCCACATCGTCGGGTTGGCTGATGGCAGAGGAATCGAACCTCTCTCGTAACGGCTTTCGCCCACGGGTTAACAGCCCGCCATAATCCCAGATTATTAGCCATCAATGCGCTTACATCATTAGTTTACTGCATTCGAAATGAGACGTATGAGTTGCGTCAAGTCTTCACTTAATGTTATAATATTATATGTTTCGAATCACAGCATTAACGACAAGAGAAGATTTATTAGAATTTTTAACCGGTATAACTTCTTTCGAAAAAACCCAAGTTATCTGCTCTGGATGTAATCTTACACTATCCCGCACCAGAAAGTCAATACTTGGTTCTTTTACCAAGACAGGCTTGTTATTCTGCTCAGTAGCATGTAGGAACGATTACTATGGAACCGCTCGGGTGTACCGGGATGTAACATGTGCTGAATGCGGAACCTCGTTCTCCAAGTCAGAGCGCGAAATGACTGGCGACAATGACTTCTGCTCACGAAGCTGCGCGGCGACGTTTAACAACCGCCTTTACCCAAAGCGTGAGAAGACTGCGGTCACTCACGACAAATGCGAATGCGGGAACGAAAAAAGAATTAACTCAAATTCGTGTAAAGAGTGCCATTACAAAAACCTAAGTTTAAACTCTCAATCCCCTGAAGAACGAACGGAGTCTACCAAGAAGGCGGTAGTCTCTTACAGGCAACGTATGAAACAACGTGCTATTGAGTACAAAGGGGGTAAATGCGTTGTGTGCGGATACAACCGTTGCATACGCTCATTGCAGTTTCACCACCTTGACCCTTCGGAAAAGGACTTCAACCTTTCGGCTGTAACCCGTAAGTGGGAAAGGGTTAAGCCAGAGTTAGACAAATGTATTCTAGTGTGCGCTAACTGTCATGGTGAAATTCATCAAGGGGTTAGAGATATACCGGAAATGTTCATGCCTTGAATACTCTCCACGTCGGCACTAAGTCTACATTTGTCTAACTCTTCCATATAGCTCAAAGTTAAAATACTTTCTGTCAAGCATTTGGAGACGCCGACTGGATTCGAACCAGTGTTAGAGGGTTTGCAATCCTCTGCCTTACCACTTGGCTACAACGTCGCGGTGAGCAGTTTTACTTCTTGCTCAGGAACATGGTAGGAGATGCTGGATTTGCACCAACGACCTTTCGTGTATCAGACGAATGCTCTAGCTAGCTGAGCTAATCTCCTATGTGCAGGAGGGGTGGACTCGCACCACCCTCGGAATCACCAGCGACACGAGGAACTACCCTCGCAGGGGAGTTGAACCCCAGACCGCGCACCTACGTGCTCCTGCTGGAGGATATTTATATACACGCCTCCTACCTGGCGCTGTATGGGATATGCTGGACTCGAACCAGCGACTACTCCTTTCGTCGGGGTGCGCCCTTGATGGAGCCTTCTGCCACTGAATTAATACCCCATGGAGCGGGGGGATGGACTTGAACCATCTTCCTATCGTTGGCAACGATAAGTTTTACCCGTTAAACTAACCCCGCGTAAAGTGTATAGGTTCTGGTTAGCTAGTACAGAACCTATACGGTCGGCCTCTGGACGGGATTCGAACCCGCGTTTCCGGGGTGCGCCCCCGGCGTGATTGTCCGTTACACTACAGAGTCCTCGTCAATGACTGCCTTTACTATATCATCCGTCTTCTTACTTGTCAAGCCCTCCCTCAAGCGATCCGCAAAATCCGCCCCTAGAAGAGGACTCTCAACCTCTTCCGAAGCTCCACATGCAGGTCTCTTGAAGAATTCTTTCCTCAGTCTATCTTGTTCTAACTTATCTTGTTTCATGTTGGCGGCTCCTAGGGGAATTGAACCCCTGTCTGCACGCTGACAACGTGCCATAATTAACCACTATACCAAAGAGCCAACAAGTCTGCCTTTAGTGGGGACAGACAAACCCAGCAGTATCTAAGGAAGCAAATCGCGGATGATGAGGTCGCTTCGAGCTACCGTCAGAGAGGCGGATGATACGTCTTGTTGAGTCATGGTAGACGTTAGAATGTCTCCGTCATACTCATACTTAACATACACAACGCTGCCATCGTATCGTCCAGTCAGACGGTCTCCTACGCTATCCACTAAATCCCAGCCCTCAGTATGGCCGACTACGCACCCTACTTGAGAACACCATGCCCACCTCTGAGTATTATAGTTTGCAGCGATTGCACCAGCATAGTACTGGCCGTTGAACAATGCGGTTCCTCCCCATACACCGAACGGCTGCACTACAACCGTAGTAGTGCAAGCCCCCAACAGAAAAACTAAAAACAACCCGATAATCCAACGCTTGATGATACTAATCACGTCCTTTCTTTACAAGAGTAGTGTAGCTCAGGTTCTGCTGTTTGTCAAGAAGTAGAGAAGGATATCTTCTGCTTCTTCCGGATGGGTCTCCCCGTAAGTGTAAACAGTCTCGCCATAGGAGTCTACCTCGCAGACGGTGATTCTATCTGGAAAGACCTCAAATTCTAGTTCTTCGTTCAAAAGGTTCTTCCACTCAAACCGTATCCTCTGTTCGGTTACTGATACCGACTGAGGAGGATTCTCCCTGAAGGCAGGTCGAAGAAGTAAAGCTATCGCTCTTTCTACCATCAGCTACCTCTCTTTCTTGACATCTCGTAAGCGAAGTCTTATGTTGCACAGACCAACACAACCGAAGGTTAGATCAAGGGTAGCATGAAAAAATCCCCTTGTCAAGAGGGATAAAAATAGACAGGTTTTTGTCATTCTCTTTCAGGCTAACTGTCATCCCTGAAATCAGCCGGGAATAAATACCCGGACGACTGGTGGACGCGACAGGGTACCATCCTGCAACCTGCCGCTTGCAAGGCGGCTGCTCTCGCAGTTGAGCTACGCGCCCATGAATAAGTTAGTCGGTTTCAAGGCTCGACCTAAGTTATCTCCCTCGGATAGTCCTTTCAGCCCGGATAACGTCCGTAGCTGCCGACTGGTTTAATATTATAACACATCAAGATGAGAAAGATAAGAGGCACCGACGCAATCTGGCCGATGCCCCGTAAGATAGCGGGGATGCTACCGATCTGGCAACATTCCCTAGGGAGGTGAGACACGCCGCCTAACAAAAGGCGACTTCCAAGGTTTCCCTCAGCAAGATAGGTGGGGGAGTTCGCATCTCCCCCCGCAAGATAGGTGGGGAGTCACCCGGGAGGAAAGGAGTCACACCCGTTTCCAACAAGATAAGTATATCCTAGTTGATTATGAGAGTGATGAGACTACTTCATCAAAGACAGAATCTGTAGTCACTACCTCAGAGACGTGGTGTATGTTAGCCGTACCATCGTTGAAGGCGATGCGAACACGGTCATCTGGAAAGACAAACGTAACCTTGCCGCCTCGGTACACCTTCCAGTTCTCGTTGCTGTCACCCTCGTCGTGTACACTTACTCTATCGCCAACTTTAAACATGCTTCTTCTCCTTTTTTGTGGAGCCTCGTACAAGACTTGAACTCGTGCTGTTACCTTACCAAGGTAGTGTTCTACCAGTTAAACTAACGAGGCTAGAACGGGACGGTTCTCGAAGTCTATCGGAACCTCTTCACCGGTGAGTACTACGTGAACGTGGTCTCCTACTTGTATCATCTTATACCACGTCTATATGAGAAATATTAGAAGATTGAGAAAAGCTCTCATAATCTTTCTGTCTCTCCCTTAGGGGAAAACGACACCAAAGTTCGATTAAAGCTCTGTAGTGCAGATTTCACTTTTTCTCATCTTCTCATAATCCGGCGGGGTTAACCAGGGTACCTGTGGTCTGTGCAGACAGCTCGACCAGGCGAACCTGCTTTTAGTGGGTGTAGCACCCTTTTCCAGTATATCTTACCTTGTCTACATGAGAATATAGTTAGAAACATACCTGTTTTCTCTCATAAACCAAGAGAGAAGTTTGATCTCTCCCTTGGGGTAAAAGGGCTCCTCAGAGGCTGTAATGCAGATTCTTATTTCTCTCATCTTCTCATAAAACTAGTTATGAAAGACCATCTTACCAGTAGTGACACCGAAATCATAGGCAACAGACTCGTCCGTGGTGGGAAAAAGGATATCCGCGGTCTTGGTATACCTAGGAGACATAGTATCCCAGACAACATACTGATCGAATACTTCTCCCCTGTCAGTATAAACAGTAACAGTCTTGCCACATAAATGCTTTCTGCCGTTACTATCGAAGAAAAGGTCTCTAGAAACAGCTATCTGGTTAGGTCTGTTCGCCCCGCAGCTAGACACGTTGTGGTCTCCCTGTGTCTGTCTAGGTACCGGGTTATAAGCAGAAATCCTGTCTAGGACTACAAACTTTGGTTCTTCTACCTTCGGTTCTTCTAGCGGTTCTTCTAGCTTCTCTACCCCCATAGTACCTGGGTAAGGTTGTGTCGGTACTTCTGGCCTCATGTTCAGCCCGACGAAAATCCCTACAGCAAGCACAAAAGCATACTTTAAGAGCATCTGCTGTGTTTATCCGCCAGGTTCTTCTTCCGAGGAACCCATCTGAGAGTATACTTCTCAGGCAGTAACTCTATAACTGTCTCTAGCAAAGGTCTCAGCTCCTTATCTCTTACCTTACTCTGTCCTGATATCGAAGATAACACCATCTTAGAGTCTCCTGCTATCTCTAGGTCTTCATCAAAGTCCTTAGATACCCTCAGACCTGCGATAAGCCCTTCGTACTCGGCTACCATAGGACTAGTCACACCAGGAAGGTAGTCACCAGAAACTATAAATCCTTCCTTTGTAGACAGCAAGAACCCATAGCAAGCCTTTCCTCGCTGGTAGGAACCGTCAAAGTAAAGTTTCATCTCACTAAGAATATGAGTGCTAAGACTAGCACCAGCACTCCTGCTCCCATCCACAACCAAGGAACTGCCCTAGAAGCTGCGAAAGTAATCTTTTCTGCGAATGTTATCTTTCTGTTTCCCCATGTCATAGGTTTATTATACCCGATCGACCTGAACCGTGTCTAACCCACTTTCTGTCTCAGACCACTCTCCGAGCCTGTCGTAGCCTTTCTCCACTAAGTCCTTGTCTAGGCTGTCTCCTGCGTACCACCTGTCTACTAGCTTGTCTCCATCATATACCCTTACTACACCTTGCATAACCTCTACGCGAAGCACTTTTTCTCCTCCTTTCCTCCATCTTCGAGAAACCCCGTCCTGGACGGAATAACTCGATACCTCTCATGATTCTTTCCACAGCCTCTCAACAGCGTTCTAATACACTGTCTTACAAGCATCTTAACCCTCTTCTTTATGAGTTATATGAGAGTCTTTCTCAGGGGGATTGCTGAAGTTATCCACAGGTTATCCACAGGGTAAACCACGCATCCTATAGGATAAAACCAAACTTGTCTAACTGTACTGTATCTATCCAGTTCACAGCCTGGATAGGTCTGACCTTCCAGGCTCTCACTTAGGTCTTGTCCATACGTTCCTACGGGATACATAGTCTACCTTTCCTTCTTCTCCTGAACATGTTTAATTCCTTTCAGGGGGATTTTCGTACAGGGGAACGATAGTTTCCTCGTCGATGCCGTAGAAGCGCACAGCGGCGTCCAGGGAAAACCCTGCCGACCTCTCGCGTGGGCTTGCTCCTGCTGCCCACCTACCGTTGTCTAGCTTGTGGAAGAGGGATGTCTGCCTACCTGTACTTGCATAGAAGCCACTGGTTGTACTTGCATAGAAGACACTGGCTCCCCCTAGACGATCGATGGGTCTCTTCACAGGAAACTCCTCCAACACCACTAAAGAAGATATGTGCCCCCTTCTTTCAGCCGTCTCTAGCACCGCAGGGCTGACCATAGTGGTGGTGACTGAAAAGTTGTCCTCACGTGACTCTCTCACGCCTACTGCTGGGGCTTCCTCACCGTTAAGGTATGTGCTCAGGTATGCAATTCTCTTGGCGTTCTTCAGCATAGCTCCTCCTTTTCTTTCTCTATCTTACAGCGGGGATTTCTGGCTGTCAACTCTCTTGTACGAACTCTACGGTCTGCCCTTCCTCTGTAGGGAGGATTACCGCAGTCAAGGGTCTTCCCTTCATGAACGCCGCAGTGTCGATAGCCAGAAGCTCCCTTGATACATATGGTCTGTCTAGGGGCGTGTGACCTATCACAGCCGTTCCATCAGTCCAGTTTTTCTTCACGAAAGACAGGTCGATCACGTTCACTATCCTCTGCCACATCAGGGTATCCTCGTCCAGCACCGAATCTGCTAACGCTCTGTCTACGCTGAAGCCAGCGTGGGAGAAGTAGTAAGTCTGAACGGGTGTCTCTACCACACGGTAATCTTCTAGACGGTACGTGAAAAACTCTTTGTAGTCGTAGATATGCTTGCCGTGCGCAGACAGGGAGTCTGCTGTAGCCACGCCGCCGTTCAGGAACCACATGCCCTTGTTCTCGAAGGGCATCACATCGTGGTTTCCTCTGAGAAGCGTATAGTCGGAGTCCATCAGAAGCTCTAGGACTTCGTAGCTCTTGTCTCCACGGTCTATGTAGTCTCCCAGGAAGATTATATCGGCATCACTGGGCAGCTTTTTCAGCAGGCGCGTCAGCTTGTCGTAGCTGCCGTGTACGTCACCTATCGCAACTAGTTTAGCAGCTCCCACAGTATCCTAACTCCTTCCACATATCCAGGCAACAGTTCTAGCCTCTCTACCCCCGCCGCGTTCCCGCTCAACCGGATAAACGGAAAGTAGCTCTGTTGTTCTAGTGTAGGTACCCACATAGCACCTATCGCCTTATCATACTTCACCCTGTCGTCCATATCCCAGTAGTTAGGCGTCTCTACGCTTAGGGGGTTATGTGGCTCAAAAGCATTCCCCCCAGTTAACCCGTATACAACCCAGAACCACATACCTAAAGCCTGTTGCTGCCTTTCGTGGTTCAGCTCTTCTCTGAGGAACATATCTCTGTACTCATCCGTTGTAAGCACATCCGGGCTGTACAGCACTATACCAGGCAAGGAAACTCCCAAAACAAAATCATTCGGTATACCCACCACCGGAGATACGTTCAGCTGCCAAGAACCATCCATAGGCAAGGACAATGATATAGTTAATGCTAACAACATCATGGCTTATGATAATCTTTTTCCGTAAGCACTAAGTACCTCCACTAACTTATCGTATTTTGCTTTGTCTCTATAGGGGGATTTTCTAGGGTGCTCCGTCAGGTAGCTGAGCGGGTGTAGAAAGTCCTTACACTCTACGCTATCTCCCAGGAGCGGGTCTGAGGGAATCTGCTGCTGCGCGACTAATGTCGTGTAGTTATACGCAGCAAGGGAGGCGTCGTCAAAGAATCTCACTATCTGAGGGATTTCTACGTAGAAAAGCCATGCGGTGTGTGCTACGGACAGAACTGCCCACAACGATATCCCCACTAGAAATATGTTAACCACTGTATCATCTATCATAGTACCCCATAACTGCGTCGTATTTTTCTTTATCTGTGTAGATTTTACGCCTCAGCCACAGATGCTTATAGATTTCCTTCGCGGGTTTCATGAAATCCTCGAAGCAGGGATTTTCTCCCAGCACTGGGTCTACATCTATGGTGCCGTGTATGAGCCCTACCTTGTAGCGGTAGATAGAGTAAATCACAGCATCAACTCTATGTGCAGTCGATGGTATCCCTACTTCAAGCTCCCAGGTCGTCACTGCTATGATTACTGACGAAGCAACTAAAGCCACGCCAGAGACAACAAGCACAAGCATTAGAAACACATCTACCTCCTTCTGGTAAAGCGTACCCGTCTGTAAGATGAGTTGTATGAGTTCGTCAGCCCTCTCTGATGCTGTCGGGCTTATGCTCTACGATATACCAGAGCCTGTACCCGATATACTCGTAGTCTCTCACGATCACGACAGTTATAAAGTCGTAGTCGTTGTAGAAGACTGCATACTCTCCTTGACGGCTTCGCGTATCTGGCGCTCAAGTATGCTGCGCTCTGTTTCTGTACCATATATCACACCGAAGTTCAGTGCAGCTTGCAGCCTGGCTTCTATGCCTGTGTCCACGTATCGCCTCCTTAAGAGTCAATATATCATCTAACGGCCTAGGTGTCAACCTTTTCGTTTGCTAAGGCTGTAAGGTAGCACTTGACTAGCGCTACTAGCGCTGCCACCGTCAATTCTTCTACAGCATTAACAGAGATCCTGTCGTAGTCGTAGACCATAAAGGTTACTGCATACTTCTTCTTATCGGTGAGAATGCTAATCACCGCACGTGACACATACTCAAACGAAGTCTCGTCCACATCCATCTTCCATGTCCAGCCGCGACGATGGATAGCTTCCTCTATAGCGGTAAACAACACGCCATAGCGCAGTCCAGAGAGAAGCTTCCTAGGGCGAAGATATCTGTACTTATTACCAACAAACACCCTTACATTGTTCGGGGTAACACTACAGTACTCAGGCTCAAGTTCCGACCAAGCATGTAGTTCGCTCATTAAGTTGTTCATAAAATCCCTTCAAACAGCGGCGGTGAATACGACAGTGCGCCGTCAACTATAGTCGCAGCAGACGTGTACGGGTGCTCTTGGCAGGTGTTAACTCCCATGATGTGAATAACCTCGTGCCCGTCTGACTTGAGCTTGTCTGATATCAGTCCCCGGTGGCACTTCCACCACACGGCTTCTGAGCACATGTAAGCTATTTTTTCGCTCCGGGCAAAGTCTAAGAGTCTCTCGTAGCCTGCGGAAAATCCAGGCTCGGCCATGTAATCTGCATAGTTGCGGAACGACAGGCTCCTCCACGCTAGGTTAGGGGAGTCTGGGTTAGCCTTCCTGCGCCTGCCACCAAGCTCTGGGATATGAGTGTACTTCACTTTTCCCAACCAGCCCGGCATGTTCTCCTGGTTAAAATGAGGAAACCTGTTAGACCCCGGATAGGTTCTTACATCAATGATTCTCTCGATGTCACCGATAACCTCAAGGAACTCCTCGACAGATCGAGTCGAGTGCCCTACAGTCCAGATGGTCATGCTTGCTTGACAGCCGCTCCGATGATGAATGTCACGGCTATCGCAGCCGCAACTCCACCAGAAAGGATGGTCGCCCCAGAAACTAAGGCAGTACCAAAGAGGACGCTCAGAAGAAGCAGCGTTAAGTCTTGCGTAACATCTCTCTTGTGCGGGAGCATAAAGATTGTCATGTACGCTGTCACCAGCCCGGCAAAAAGAGGAACCAAGCTGTACCACCCCGCACCGCCTACCACAGACATACCAAACGAAGTCATAGATAGAATCAGAACTACGTCTGTGTAAACCCTGTCAGGGATGCTATCAGTTAGTTTGTTCAGTGCTTCCATGTATTTCCTTTCTTACAGCCAGAGTGATTGAAATTTCTCCGCGAAGAGCTTGAGTCCGTTGTCGATTCTTTCTTGGTCTTTTCTCATCTGAGCAAGCCACTCAGCTTGGAGAGTCTCATCTACTCCGTGTACTACAGACTCCGTGTAGTCTGTTCCCTCAACAGGCACAAACTCGTGCGTGGCGCTCGCATAGGCTTTTTTATACAGTGCATCTGATTCAGACGACCCGCCGTTTTTTATAGCTTCAAACGTCCAGATAACTTCGTCGAACCACCACTCCGTTAGGTCAGCACCGTCTTCATCTTCATATATTACACCAATGTTGTACTTCCTGAAGCGCCTGAGTCCTTCTAATATTACGGACGCAAGAGACTGGTCAAAGTTAATCAGGTAAAGTCCACCACGCTCCCAGTTTACACGAGTAGCCCAGCCAAAAACTCTCCTACGAACCGGGAAGGTAAGGTTGCTCCACCACCTGTCTAAGCTCTCTATCATGGTTTAAGTTTAACCTCCTGTTCTGTTAGAAAGATGAGTGAAGCATAGGCACAAACCACTTGTTCATGCCAGCTGCGTCAGGGTCTTGTAGTCTTCGTAGAGGTCTGGATCTACCATACCAAAGAGTACGTTGTAGTTATATTCCATGTCTCGGAAGACTCGACCATCCATGTCCCCATGTATGGCAGCGTAGTCTAGCTGCTCTTGAACCGCTGCGAAGACCTCTGGATGCTCCTCTGCTATCTCGGTAACCAGAGCACCCTCCACACGATAGAAACCATCAGACCAGTCGTTACGAGTCTTCGCCATAGCGTGAGCCAGACCAAGTAAGGCATCCTTGCTGAAAAGGGCGTCCAGAGCATCACCCGCACTGGCTTCGGGAGACAAGTCATGCTTAATCTTTATCTTAGCTAGGTTGTAAGCGTATATAATCGCTTCCTTTTCCTTTTCGGCTTTCCGCTCCTGTTGGCGCTTTAGGTCATCCTCTTCCTTAGCAAGCTCTTCCCTCTGTGCCTCGGCCTCTTCCTTGTTCCTCAGATAGCTCGCGCGAACCTGGGCGAAGCCGTCGTCCAGAGGAAACTCTCTCTCTAAGTCAGTAATCCAACCTGCGGTCTTGGTCAGCCAAGGTCGAATCCTAGCCCTGCTCTTTTCGTCTCTGACCTTGTACACAGTAGGCATCCCCACCTCGTTCATCAAGTCGTGTACACGCTTGTTGACCATTTCGTTGTGTTCTAGAGCGTCTTTGTTGGACTCCCGCTGTGCTGTTGCCTTTTGGTATGCCGCTTCTAATTCGAGTAGATACTCTCGGTTCTTACGGATACGTTCTGGCAAAGGCGAGTCGCGGGGGTAAGGGCGATAGAACGCTGGAATAGATGGGTAGTCCGTGAACTTCATGTTGTTTCCTCCTTGCTTAGATGATAGTTCGTGTCTGTATGAGATAAATGAGAAACCCACCCGGATAGGTGGGCTTATGCGCAAAAAAGGAGGGTCAGGGATTTGAACCCTGGGGGCTTTTACACCCACTCGTTTTCAAGACGAGCGCCTTAAACCAGACTCAGCCAACCCTCCACGTCACATGCTGCACAGCGCCCTGTCATATGCTAGCTGAACATAGTCCTCCAAGTCGTGGTCATCCTCCGGGTTGTTAGGTTCATCAACGGGATAATCTCCCCACGTGATGCGGTTATTCCCCCAGGTGCCAGCAGGAAGCCAGTCGATGTCCAGCGTAAAGCCCATCCCCTCAAGGAACGCCTCTATCTTCTCGTCGATAAGGTAACGCTCCTCTTCGGTGATATCACCGTACTGCGTCAGGTCGTCCGTGTAGCGAATCTTGATTAAATTTCTCATGCGTCATCACTTCCTTTCTGAGAGCAGCTTATCACGGGAGCAGTTAAGTGTCAATCCTTAGATATCCTCATCGTTCTCTACCTTCATCGTGCGCCTTATTTACCATCTCTTCCAGCTTTTCATTTTGCGTTCTTGCCATATCACAGTCTATAGCAGCAGCATAAGCAACAGCATAAGCAACAGCATAAGCACGATAAGCAGCAGCATCATAAGCAGCAGCATCAGCAGCAGCATCAGCAGCAGCCCGTAATTCTTCTTTACCTGTTTCTAAAAACTCCCTAACAACATCGGGAGCGTTCCACAGATTTATGACCTGTAATGCCGCCCACCGTGCAAACTCACGTAAGACGTTTTCAGTTTCCTCAGCAGACAGCCTCCAAAGTATCTTCCTTTCACGCGCTACTAGCTTGTCTACGGGGTCACCGTGTGCCTGTACCTCACCGCGTAACTCCACGCGACAGAGAACAGCCCCATTTTTTATTGGGGTGGTGTATTTCAGCGCATCAATAACTCTTTCACTAGCATGTAGCCCCCAGGCACATGGCACTAGTGTGCCCTCAACCCTTAGCCACTCCCCGTCAGGGGGAGCAGGCTCTCCTGTGCGTAGTTTTCCACCGGGGTGGAGGAAGTGCCAAGCAAGCTTAGAATTCATCATCTTTTCCCCTTTCTGTTATCTGTTAGTAGGCTACCATACGCATTTTTGGCTGTCAACCACCGTACCACCGTATGTGCATATAAGCTGGTACCGCTAAGGTCTTGGGCATGAAAGAGTATGCGTCTGCAAGGGCGTCATAGGTGACATACTCCTTCACATCAACAGAGAAAAAATCCCACTCCTCGTCACTCATCTCGAAGGCGGTCTTGATCGCCCTCGGACTGTCGCCTGCTGCATACCAGAACAGCCTGCCTACACCTTGTTCTAGGTAGTCTATCACGTAGTACATCATGTCTCCCTCTGTAGGACTGCTGTCTGGAATGCACTGTAGTCGCCGTTGAGAAAATCCTCAGCTTTGATGGTTACATCTATTGTATTGTATGTGCTTCTCAACCCGCCAAAAGCACTAAAAGAATAGTCTTTTGAGGCTAGCTGTATGTCTAATTGAAGCTCTCATGACTAAAGTCACGAGATTCTTGGTTCAACGAGATTACTTGCAACCGAGGCTTGTGCACCGGTTGTAGAGGTATCCTCTCCCCAAGCGTTGGGTTTGGGCACTCCCTGCCCTACCTTGTTTAATCCCATGCGCAATATGTTTAGTGCCGCATTGTGGTCTCGGTCTAATTCCGCACCACATGAACAACTATGAACTCTCTCAGACAGGGTTTTGACTACTTTTACCCCGCAGCTACTACACGTTTGAGATGTGTAATGCGGGGGTATTTCTGTATAAACCCTACCATACACCTCTGCGTAGTATTGCAACCACTGCCTGAAAATGCTCCATCCTGCATCCGAGATTGATTTCGCAAGTCTACTATTCCTAACCATGTTGCGCACTTTCAAGTCCTCACAGACGACAAAATCGTTTGACTGCATCACGTGGTTTGCCTGCTTAACGGCAAAATCCTTACGCTGTCTGCTTACCTTGAGATGTGCTTTGGCTAGGCGTTGTATTGACTTCCGTCTATTGTTGCTGCCTCGCTTTTTACGGCTGAGACTCCTACTGGCTTTCTTGATACGGACTTCTGCCTTTCGGTAGAAACGAGGGTTTTCAACTTTGGTTCCGCGGGAGTCTGTGTAGAAAGACTCCAAACCTACGTCTATCCCTACTGTGTTTCCGGTAGGCGGCAAATCAACGATCCTGTCGATATCCACCACAAATTGGACGTAGTAACCATCGGCTCTTTTTAAGAGCCTGACTCTGCGAATTAAATCCTCTGGGTAGTGGTGAATGTCGTTAGTTCCGATAAGGCGCAGTTTTCCTATGTTGTTTTTATCGGTGAAGGTAATAGATTTCCCCTCAACCTTCCACCCAGACTGTTTATACTCTACGCTTCGCATTGATTTAAACTTGGGATACCCAACTGGTTTTTGTCCGGTCTTAACACGGTCGTAGAATCTAGAGATTGCTGCCCAAGCTCTTTCTGATGCCGCCTGAACTGCGGTTGAGTTAAGCTGACCTGCCCATTCAAACTCCTTGCGTAGTTGCGTGGTATATTTGTACAAATCATACTTACCTACCTTGGTATCCGAATCTTTCGCATCCATCCAAAGTCGTAAGCACTTGTTACGAACAAACCCGGCAGTCCGGATAGCCGCGTCTATAGTAGCAGCCTGTGCTGGTTTTGTTCTTGCTTTGTACTCAATTATAATCACGTGTTAATTATACACGTTCTTACGCTGGAAAAGCAAGCGCAATTCATCCCATGACTGAAGTCACGGGCGTTCTTGCTTCGTCGTAAAAGAAGATAGATACCACTCAGCATCAAGAGTACCTATCGCGTCTAGGATATTATTCTGATAAAGCTCGTCGATCATAGCTATCGCCTTTCTGTGGCGGAGGAGCAGGGGGTCGAACCCTGACCGCTGTTACACGGGCACGTTTAGCAAACGTGTGCGACGAGCCACTATTCGCCTCTCCTCCTCAACGCTTGTTTTTTGTCTTGGCTAGACTTTCGTCCACTCGATAATCTCTACCATCCTAGTCGTCTTCTTGGCAACTTCCTCGGGCTCACCGATATCATATTCGTTTTCCTGATTTTCTGTCAACCCCACACTGTATGGGAACCCATAGTAACGCCCGGTTTCATTAGAACGAAAAACCGCCAGCATATACCTATGCCACCTGCCAGAATCAGTTTCTACTGTGTCAACTAAGTCAAACTCGTCGTTACCGTCATACACCATGTCTTCCGGATATTCCTCAAGCGCCACCCTCAATTTCTCTAGGTCGTTATTTACCGGCTTTACAGCTATTCCCATCACAAACACCATCCTTTCTTTATCTTAGCAGCGCGTAATAGGCAATAACGGCTATCACCAGCACTATACTAAGCACCATCTTGATTAATTCGTCCTTCAGCATAAACTTCTCGCCTACAACCACAAATAGCATCATCCCGAGAAAAAGATATGCGCCCCACATATTGTGCAGGCTCCACACGTCATCCCCACTTGACCACGTAAAGATCAAAGTTAGAGTTAGTAGGTATCCTGTCTACGCTGTACCCTAGAGCCCCCAGAGAACTCAGCTCAGCACCTGTGAGGTTGCGCAAAAGAAGCTGAGTATCTCCGTCAGCAATCGCTCTGAGAAGTTTCCTGCTAACCGCAGAGGCGTGCTTCGAAACTTCTCTAGCATAGTCGGCAGACACAACGATAGGTGGTGTAGCTTGTTTCACCGAAGCGCCAAACACCTTAGAACCACTCTTTATCATTTCCCTCCTCCTTGGTGCGCCCTGTAGGATTCGAACCTACAAATCCACAGATTAAAAGTCTGTTGCCTTACCGTTTGGCTAAGGACGCATGAGGTAATATAGCGTGCATAAAGATGAGAAATATGTGGTGGCTAGAAGTGGAATTGAACCACTGACACCCCGCTCTTCAGGCGGGTGCTCTACCAGACTGAGCTATCTAGCCGTGTTGGAGCCCCTTGCAGGAATTGCACCCACGTCAGTAGTTTACAAGACTACCGCTCTGCTAATTGAGCTAAAGGGGCAGATTTTTGTTGTACGCTTTCTTAACTAGTTCAGCAAGCTCTAGTGCTTGTTCTTCGCTGAGTATCACTGTTTCTGTCAGAAGGTTTCCATGGCGTAGAATCTGCCATGCTTGCTTAATCCTTCTCCAGGCGCTCGTGCGACTCCTTCCGCTGTTTCCATACTCCCAGAACGAAAAGTAGATATCGTTTTCTTCTGAGTATTTTTCAACCTCAAGGGAATGGCTAGAACACTCGCACTTGAAGTGCTTTGACACGTGCATCATTCTTCCTTTTCGTTAGCGTAGATTGCTCGGATAGCAGACTGTGCTTTCTCTTTGGTGGCGTGGTGAGAAACCACTTTTCCAGAATCCTTCTTGACTACTACCCACTTGTCTCCCTGGCGCTTGACCTTATACGGCATATATCCCTCCGATCACGCTTGTATAGCCCACCAAGAGTCTATCATGTAATCTATCTCTTGTATAGTGGCTTCGTCTAGCTCCTCTTCCTCGTTCAAGGTAGACGCCAGCTTCATGAGCATCCTTTTCACAAAGTACTCATGAACAGCATCACTGTTAGGGGCGCTTTCTGAATACTGCCAAGCTCTTTCTAGACCAGTAGAGACAGCATACATGACTAACTCAGTCAGTGTCACACGATGACCTCCGTTTTGATGGTAGGAGCGGTGGGAGTCGAACCCACATGCACAAGGCGACAGATTTTAAGTCTGTTCTGTAAACCAGTTCCAGCACGCTCCCAAAAGTTGGTGTCCGTGGCTGGATTTGAACCAGCACATTTTACGGGTCTAAGCCGTAATCCTCTGCCAGTTGGGATACACGGACATGCCTAGTATTCGTCCTCGTATTCATCCTCATCGTCTTCATACCCATAGTAACTTACTGGACGGCTGGTTATAATCCTCCCATGGCAGTAAGGACACGCTGGAAGATCGTCTACCACGCCCTTAACTGGCTCAGCAAACTCACCATCACACGAAGTATACCACGTATCCTCGTCATATACCCAGAAACAAGCATCTCTGTCAGTCACTATCATAGTTTCCCCTTATCCTTGCCGAAGATAATTCCGCCCGAAGCATCACTCCGGGCGGGTCTAGAAAGGAGGTAGTACTTTGGTCTTTGGTTTGAATCCAGACACGCCACGTGGAGGCAGACCTTGTGTCCGTTTGGCCTCCGAAGAGGCAGATGCCGATACTTCCTAGGAGCTTTCGACACCCCTTGCACCCGTCGATGCAAGCTGGTTGGTTGCGCGGGAGGGATTCGAACCCACCTTAAGCAGCTTATGAGGCTGATGAACACACCAGTATTCTTCCGCGCATCGTTGTCACAGTATACATCACCTCTGACTGTATGTCAAGTAGTACGATGCTGGTATTCCCTGCCAGATAAAGTCTTCATCTTCTTCGTCGCGTATATCTATCTCGGCCTCACACATGCTCATCCCACCTGTGTCCTCTTTACACCATCCGCAAATTAAATGCTCCCATGCATAATCTTCCGCTTCCTTCAGCGAGTAAAACTTTTTGTCTATATCTCTGCTCGGTAGCTCGATTATATACATAGAATCCTTTCTTTGGGACAACCGGAGGGAGTTGAACCCTCACCAACTCCGTCACAAGGAGGTATGCAGCCATTACACCACGGTTGACATGCGGCTAAAGGTCTCAGCAGGCTCTTCATAGAAAGGGTCTACCATTTCAGCTCCGGGTCGGTACTCAAGGATTCCAAGGTTGACCAGAAGCTGCCCGAAACGCTGCTGTGGATGTCTCTCCACCTGTTGCGATAGGCTCTCTACTATCTTTCTGTTGTACTCTTGTCTGGTCATTTCTTTCTCCTTAAGTTGGCTGCCCCGCCAGGGCTCGAACCTAGATTAACCGAGTCAAAGTCGGTTGTCGTGCCATTAGACCACGAGGCAATGTTGTATTGCAGTTCTTATACTATCGGAATAGAGCGTGAGAATGATGATAACTTCAAACTCTTAAAAGTCCTAAATCTAATTCTTTATGGTGGTTAGGACAGAGGTACACGAGATTTTTTGGGTCATTTATTTCCTCCATAGTGGCTTCGTCGGGGAATGAGGAGATATTTTTTATATGGCATAGCTCCACATAGGTGTCATACCCACAAGACCTGCACACTTTTACCAGCCCTCTTCTCGCTGCCAACCTTCTTGCTCCAGTGCGGATTCTTACGTAGTACTCGTGGGACACGTTGTTGCACATCTCTTTGAACTGACCAAACGTTTTAGAGAGATAATCCTCATCGGCCTTCTCTTTCATCCCTGCTATCCTACAGTCAGAACATTGCTTTGACGTTGACAATATATTCTTCCCGCAGTAACAAGTGCCACTTTTCCCAGACTTAGCTGCTACTTTCTTGTGATTTACATAATGAACACCCTTAGTTCGTTTGGGATGTAGAGTGTTGTTATAAGTAGCCGAGCAGCTGCTGTTGCAAAATACCTTTCCCTTGGCGTCTGCTTCTCGTCTAAGTACGTCTTCTCCGCAGTTATCACAGCTAAGCACTAGTCGCGGGACTGCCCGAGACTTTGCCGCACAAGCAGCACTACAAAATAATGATCTGCCGTGCTTTATCGCGGCTTGTATCTTAGACTTTTTCCTAGTTACGTCCAATCCGCAACCTACGCAGTTTATCGCCAGATGGTCTGAAGATTTCAGATGTCTTAATCTAGAGATAATTTCCTGGTAACAGTCGGGGGTCACTAGTAACACAAAGATATGTTATCACAGCTGTAGTCGAGAGTCAAGTTTTCGAACTAGATGGTAGCGGGTGTAGGATTTGAACCTCTCTTCACCCTTCCAAAGGGTGTATGCTCCCAGTTTACATCACACCCACTGCGTGGACTCAAACATAGATGAAGATAGAGCCTTTTAACGCCATGCTCAGGGCTAACCCTATAAAACCTTTTAACGCCATGTCCGGGGCTGCTCTTTGTATACCACCCTCTAGCTCCGCTCGTGAAGAAGCTGAGGGGTAAGATAAGAGCAGTTTTAAGTCTTACTCAGGACTAGGAGGTAGGTGGAGCAGTTTAATTGCCTTACTCAGGGCGGTCAAGCCGATTCCGGGTGTGCTAGCACTCAGGTTTCCAGACTCCTACCGGGTTAACCTGATACAGCTGTTACCCGCGCCGCTGCTTGGGGCGGAGCCTTTTTCAGTCGTGCTCAGGACTTGGTTTATCTAATTATAGCAACTTTAGTCGTTCTTGTCAAACGGCGGGTCTAGAAGACCCTTACCACGCGAAAGCTTGCTGAATATCAAGTAGAGGTAGAAGGGTATCCCAACCGGCCACACGAAGAAGTAGAGAGTATCCTCTGGTTCAAAACCTCCCCTTCCGCGAGCCAGCCCGAACAGCATCCCACACACCCAAAGTCCTATCAAGTAGATTCCCATTGCTTTACCTCCTTTCCTCTATACTATCACTAGTCAGCTACGGTGTCAACTTCTTTGCAAGGTTAAGGACAGCTTCTTCTTCTGTAGCCCCGAATCCTTCAACCTCAAGGCTGTCATCGTCTGGAAAGATAGCACGGGCTACATAGCCACTTTCTGTTTCCTCTACCTGAACCATATAGCTGCTGACCTTTTCAGTGGTCGTAGTGACCTTAGTACCGAACTCAGACCACACATACGAAGCAGCCGCTGCCCCTAGAAGAAAAGCTCCCAGCATCTCAAACCACGGCATCAGAGGCTGTTCCTGAACTTAGACCAAGACACGCTCCATATGGTATAAAAACCGTCCACCAGAAGAGCCACATCGTCTACAGAAATTGTTTCTCCACCCTTAGTGAGCTGGATACCCTTAGCAATGGGCGGAATTAATTCAGTGACGCTCTCACCGTCTGAGAGCACCCAAGACTCAAGCTCTTGGTCATACCAGCTGCTCCTCGGGTTGTCTGTGAAGAACCACGCTGAGCTATCACCAGCATCTATAAACAACGTACCAAACTCTCCTTCAAAATCTAGTCTCATGCTCACCTTCTTTCTGACCACTTTCGTGATAAGATAATTCCCGCTTTAGTGATATCACTGCTCAGCATAAGAAACATGAGGAACCCACCCAGCAGTCTCAAGCTCTGTACACACAGCTGGGAACAATTCATCTGGCACGCGGATACGGAAGATATACACCGGCTCCCCGAACGGATTTATGCCAACGTCTAGCAACGGGTAGGTAGTCATAGTGGTTTCTATAAACAACGACTGCACAGCGATCTCTGTTTCGTCGCTGCGCTTCTTGAAAACCCTCTCAGAGGTTGTGTCGGCTACTGTTACATAGCCGACAACCTGCGTAAGCTCTAGCTCTACCGGGTACCCATCACCTTTCATTGTTAGGTGCCTTCACCTCACCAAACAAACCTTCTTGGATGCCTACCAACTTGTGGCCTCTGTATTTCTTAGACACCCACTGCTCAGCATCGTCCCATCCGAAGAAGAATTTATTCAGGGTGATAAGCTTCCTGTGTCCTTTCTTGTCTTCGATAATCAGCTCGTTATTCATGGTTACTCCTCTTCGTCTTCGTAGTACTCGTCGTACAGACGCCTCACTGCTGCTTGTGGGGAGTACCCAGCATCAAACATATCTCTGAGTTCAGGCTGGGACACCTCCCCAAGCTCCATGCCTAGCATAGCCCACAGCGACGTGTCTAGCTCGTCGAGCCAGGTATCAAAATCCCACTCCATCAGAGAGCCTCGATGTGGTACCTGTAGACAGCGTTAGCAGTGTGGCTCAGGTCAAGCTTCTCAGCGAAGTAGTATTCTAGGTTGTCTCTGCCATAACCCAAGGCCTCAGCAAGGTCAGCATAGCTGTTCGCTACTTTACCCTTCATGCTGTAGCTAGAGACAGCACCCTTAAGCTCTGCAATAAAATCCTCGTAGTAGCCGTCTTCATCCTCTTGGATGTCGTAGTCTTCTGCGCTGAGGTCGTCGTTGTAGAAAAGGTCATCCCACGCCTCGTTGAGTTCTGAGGTTCTTACTACATAGCGGCAGACACGCACCTTGGCATTATCGTAATCAAGGGGCACCGACACTACGTCTCGTGGGTTTACCTCCACACCCACCAAGCGCGGCGCAAACCCAGTCGCGTACTGGTAGCTGCCGACGTGCAACCCGACATCACAGGCTTTTGTTGCGTCGGAGCTTACTCGGCTGCGTGGAAACTCAACCACGTTACCTACCGCATTATCCAAGCGTCCATGCTCGATAACTTCCCCGTTCACGATGCCGTAACCAGCATGGACTGAAAAACCATCCGTGTTTACGCCCTTGTAAGCAAGGAAATTTCCCGAAGCCGTGATAGAAAGACCGTGCCTCGTCAAGAAGTTGTAGAGCTGCTCACGGCTCTCCGCGTTAGGGTTCTGCATCAAGTTCTCAAGGAAGTTGAGCATAGGGGTGATGTTTTCGTAGCCGCGCCTGTAGCGTTCGGCAATCGCATCACTCAGAACCCCAGGAAGAACTTCACCATCGAAGTAGATTCCTCCGTTGTCACCGTATGAGATACGGTCTGTGAGTGCTTCGAGGTAGGTAGCGATGTTACTCCCAGGTGTGTTGAGCAAGTCACGAAGGTCTTCTTCGCTCACTCCGGAAATCAGAGCCTCGACAATCTTCCGAGAGCGTGGGTGGTCTCCACGGATCACGTGGAGACTCCCGTCCTCTAGAGTTACCGATGCTGTCGTGTTGTCGTTGCTTGAAGTTATAAGGTATGAATACATTTTTATCCTTCTCCTCTCTCGTTGATGTAGTTCTGAAGCTCTTCTAAGCCTGCGCTGAACAGAAGTGGGTATTCTTTTCTCGCCTCTTCCAGAGCCTCCTTTATCTCTTTCTCAGCCGCTTGCAGCCTATCACGCACCTCTGTGAGAACCGTGTGACTTATTCCGCTGCCCTTCAGCCTGAGCAAGGTGGCGATTGTTTTCTGCGTAGTATCCCCGTAGGAGGGAAAACCACGAAGCTTACCCAGAGCCTCAGAGCCGCCCTTGGTGCTGCGGAAAGCCGAGTAGTTTGTGAACATGTAGCTGCTCACGTAGTTTTTCCTAGCGAACATCATGAGGGCTTCCTTCGAGATGCTCACGGCAGAAAGTGTGTCGTCAACAAACTTCGAAACGTGCCTAGCGCCCTTGAGCCCCTTGTAGACGTGCTCAGTGTCCTTCTTAGACACGTGCATGTTAGTCGGGATGATAGTCGTAACAGACGCTAGCTCCTTAACCACGGGAAGGTACTTATCCCAGTCGTTTCTGTTCCCGTAGACGACCTTTGTAAGGTCAGCATTCTTCTTATTAACTAAAACTTGCTTCCAGTCGCGTGTGAAGACGCGGAGCCTGGGTTCCTTCTTCTCACCCGGTGCCCTAGAGTCAAGCTTGATGCTGTTGATTTCTTCGTGAGACACGTACATGCGCTCTGGAATAACCTCAGAGGAGGGTTTCGCGCCTGTGATGGCGTACACAGTGCACCCATTGTCCTGGGCGTACTTCTTTATCTTGCGTGCGAAATAGCCACTGGGCGCACCTTTGTAGAAAACTATATCACCAGAGCCCCTGTAGTGAGAGTAGTAGGGAAAAGCTGTGTAGCTCTTGGCTCTCTCCTTTGAATCCGGGGTGTACTTCGTGCACTGAAAGTTAAGTTCGTCTGGACGATATTTCAGACTCCTGCCCTTGTAGTGTGGGTCAAGGTTAAAATACAACGCCCCGCCCTGCCACGCCTTCTGCGCAATCTGGTATGCCTCAAGCAGTGTTTCTGCTTCTTCTACCTCTTTTTCAACCTTAGACTGAAGCAGGGCTTCCGCTTGGGCAATTGCTTGTTTGACAAATTCTTTTGTGCGCTTAGTGGCATGAAGCTCCTCTCGGCTGGGGGTAAAATCTACAGCCCCTAGTGGAGCAAACACGAGAAGGCTGTTTGCCCGGTTCTTTTCGTCCCAGTCTAAATCTAACGCTGAGTTGCGGAACGGGTATGCCACATTCCCCATCACAACTGCCCCGCCGTTATCGACCAGATATATAGAGTCAGACAACTTTTCCGCCGCGTCAACCGCGCTGACTACAGAGAAAGTCCCGTTGAACTCTGGCATAACATCCCAGTACTGGAAAATGTTCTTCATCTCTGTGTGGAACTGCGAGAGATTTGTATACCCGTTACCAGGAAGTGGGATGCTAACCAGGACACCGTTGGGCTCGTCTGTTATCGACGCAGACAGCTGAGTAAGGGTAGGGACACCCGCGTCATTCTTGTAAATCGAGTAAACCCCCTTGTTGCCGTCTTTGACAGTAGTCAGGGTGAACTGGTCTACGTAGGTCAGCGCAGACTTGCACCCCAAACCAAGCTGCCCGGTGGTGTCTGCCGACGTGCGCTTGGTCGAAGCCCCGTAAGCTCCGTAGATATCAAAGATTTCATCGTGGCTGAGACCTAGGCCAAAGTCCTGCACCGAAAACACGGGGTTAAGAGCGGTGGGTACACCAACCTTAATCGGCAGGTTGGGCTTGCCAGCAGCTACATGAGAGTCCATGGCGTTCGTGGAGTACTCTCGGATAACCGCTGCCACAGGGTTAGAGTAAAGGTTGGTGAGAACGTTCATCAGGTGTGGCAGGCTTGCTGTGTCGATTGTCATACCTTGCGTGCGCAAGGTTCCGCCAGACCGGATAACGCTCTCTTGGTTGGTATTAGGGATGCTCAAAGTAGTTCCTCCTCACTAGATTTCCTTCTGAAGTCAGTCTAGTCTACGTCTTTGTGAGAATGATGAGTAACCTACCTAGACCATCGTTTCTTCTGCCGGAAGACTACGGGGTAGGCTATCCCAAGCTCTCTGGAAATCTGGCTGACTGTCTTGTTCTCCCAGTCAACAGCATCCCAGTCCGTCACCCAACGGCCTTTACGCGGCTTAGGTGTTGGCTTTTTTACCTCTGCTCCTACTAAGGTAAGGTCTTTCTGGATAGTAGACACAGAGACGTTAAACTCGTCTGCCCACTCCTTGGCTGTTTTAATACCGCCGGACTCAGCCAGAACCTTGCGCCTCACGGCACTTCGGCTGAGGCTGCGAGGCTTACCAAGAGCGTGCCTTACCTGATGGACGCGCTGCCTGGTTACTCCCACGAGTCTGGCTATCTCAGAGTCAGTCATATCCCAGTCTACAGCTTCCCAGTCTGTCATTGTTGTTTCACCCACTTTCTAGGGGTCATGCTCAGAAGTAGCTTAGAGATGTTATAAGCATCGTCGCCCCCGTCGTGATGTCGCCCCTCAAGCTCAAGACCAGCGACCCGCATAGCTGTATCCATACCGCAGCTCTGTCCTGTAAGAACAAAAAACATCAGCTTGACGTTAAGGTGCTGCATGTTCACCGGATAGCGTATGTACTTCCTCTCTGCCTCAGTAAAGATCATCCTGCGGTCGTAGTCTCCCCAGGATGCCCATGGGAGCCTAGTGAGGCGGAATTTTTCCTCTAGGGTTCTGAAAGCTTCCTCTAGGAAAACTCCCTCAGAAAAAACCCGAACCTGTGTCAAGCCAGTCAGGTCTTCGCAGAAGTCACTCAAGGTGAACGACAGCATCGGCTTCACTATAACAGAAAAAGGCGGCGTTACCGTCCTCTTGTTAGTATCAACCTGAGAGACACCTATCTGTATGATCTCTGAGGGAGTAGTACTCGGTGTATCCCAGCACGTAGCCTCCAGGTCTATGACATTGATCTTCACTCCCTATACACTCCTTGACGGTATTCCCGGCTTGCTTTCCGTATATTATCTATCTCGTCCTCAGATAGCTGCTCGTATTCATCCCAGGTTATGCCTGGAAAGATGGGCTCTTTCAGCAGGGAAAATCCCTTCTCTGCATCCATTATCTCCCTCTCAGTAACATAGACCTCCTCTAGGTCACCCCACACCGTGTCCCGCACATACAGTGGATGGACACCAAAGGTTTGTCCCATAAGCTCGATGTTAGACTTGTCGTTGTTGAAGGCAACTACAGCCTCCGCTAACTCTTTAGATTCTGTCAGAAGCCTGGTTGTGACCGACTCCGGAGTATACGACTCCACTGCATACAGCTTCATCTAAACCACCTTTCTTGCTTCAATATACTTCATATACGACAGATTGTCAAGTAGACAAGAAAAACCCCGAACGATCCGTCCGGGGTACCGTGGTAACAGGCTTGGGTCAGTATCTTGCGTGCGGCCACACACTCAACTCCTGACTAGCGGCTACGTCCTGTTCCAACTATCCGCTCCGTTGTTTACGGCTTGTGTCAAAGCGTTGGGAATTGAACCCGAGCAACAAACACGAGGTAGCGAGCCTCTGTTATTGCCACACAACCAGTGGCACTTCGTTGACATAGATATCCTGCTACGAGCCTCTGTGAGAATAATTAGAAAACCCAATATTCCGTCACTATAATATAAAAGAGCTTCGGAGGGTATCCCCCGAAGCATCGTGGTGGACTCGTCGGCTTCGCAGCCGAGTCCTGAACTCTTATCCCAAGGTTGTCTACATGTGTATCTGTTTTATATGTTCGCCATGAAAACAGCAAAACCGGCTAGCTCTATGTACGTGCCTTCTTATCAGAGCTTTTCAGGGGCACGCCCTCTAAGTTGACGGTTACAGAGTAGAGGAGTCGTCTGTAACCCGCCTAGCTTACGCGGCTAGGGCTTGAGGCTGTGACGCTCCGAGGAAAACCCACGGAAGCGTTTCAGAAGTTTTGTCAGTTAGACTTTTTCCAGATTTTTAACGAGGCCATCCGGAACCCTCGACATGCTAACCTTGTCTTCAGAGCCCAGTCGAAACTGTTTCGAGCCCATGTAGTTCTCACTGTCTAACTGTCGTGGTGGTAGAACAAAGTTCCTCCACATCATCCGTTCATCCTCTCTCTCTTATGTTAGCCTCTCTCCTCTTGAAGAGGAAGCTGGCTCCTATGTAGGTGACTATCAGAACTATACTCAGTGCGGTTGTGTAGTGCGGAGGCGGATTGGTGGCGAGAGCGATACCGAATATCTCCTTTACAAGCAAAGCTGCGCCTAGCAGTGCGAAAGCTTCCTTTACGCACAGCCAGAAACGTATCAACGGGGATTTGGCTATCATCTGTATCACCCTACTGCTTAGATTATAGCAGCTCGCTACGCCCCTGTCAACCACCAAGCCTGCGTCGGCGTAGCTTATCGAAGAGTATCCTACCACCAACATAAGACGCTATAAGCACAACGCTGAGCAGAATTATCACAGCAGACCCTGGATTACATCTACCTAGTGCACCAGCAAAGATTTCCATGAAGATCATCCCAGCGCCAGCGAAGGCCATACCTTCTAGCCATATCCTAGGTATCATATACATCTACCTTACCACACATCTTGTACCTTTTCAACTTCACAGCACAAACAGCAGCACAACCGAAAATGCGGCTATAATCCAGAGAGTCAGTGGCATTGTTTTTCTCATGGCAGCGCGGATTACCGTATAGGACACGATGCCAAGGACTATACCTGTGGTGATGCTGTATGTGAACGGGATAGCTACCATGGCGATGAAAGCGGGTACTGAGTTAGAGTAGTCTCCCCAGTCCATGTCCTTGAGCGTGGTAATCATGAACAAACCGACAAGCACGAGTACGGGGGCGGTGGCTACGCTCGGGATAAACACCAGCAGCGGAGCAAAGAACATGAAGGGCAGAAACAACAGTCCTGTTACGACAGCAGTAAGACCCGACCTACCACCTTCGGCTACCCCAGAAGCAGACTCGATGTACGCAGTACCAGGCGAGCTGCCGGTAAGACCTGAGATAGTTGTAGACACAGCGTCTACCATCAGCGCTTTCCCGATGTTCTTAGCTTCTCCCTTGTCGTCTACAAGACCTGCGGCCTTAGAGACACTCATGAAGGTTGATATACTATCGAACATGTCAGTAAACAGAAGAGCAAACACAGGAGAGATAACAGCCACAGTCATCAAGCCAGCGAAGTCCAGTGCGAAGAACGCCTCTAGAGAGGGCGTAGCTACTACAGCAGTAGGTAGAGTCACACCTGTAGCGGCGGAAAACATGGGAACCAGCGCAGCTAAGACGGCCACCCCGATAACCGAGATTATCAAAGCACCCCTCACATGCAGTGCCAGCAGGATAGCGGCAACGACTAGACCGATCAAAAACAACCAGAAGACCGGGGAAGCCCCACCAAACGAAACCAAGGTGGCGGCGTTAGCTATGACAACTCCCGAGTTCTGTAAGCCGATGAACGCTAGGAACAGCCCGATACCGCCTGCGACTCCTGACCTTATGCCTAGGGGTACAGCAGCTGCAATCTTTTCTCTGAGCCGCAGCTGTGGTAATGAGATTATCAAGAACACCACACCTGACAGAAACACAGCTGCTAGCGCGGTCTGCCATGTGAGTCCCAAGGTCAGCACCAACGTATACGTAAAGAAGGCGTTCAGCCCCATACCGGGGGCTAGGGCAATCGGTAAGTTAGCGACGAACCCCATCAAGATGCTAGATAACCCCGCTACCAGCACCGTAGCAAACAGTGCAGCACTGAGTGGTATCCCAGCATCCGACAGGATGAGTGGGTTAACGATGATGATATACGCCATCGTCAGGAAGGTGGTTATACCAGCCAGAACCTCGGTACGGATGTTCGTACCAAGGCTGTCCAGCTGGAATCGTTTAGTTAGCCAGTTTGTCATTTTTCCTCTTTCCGAGTTCAGTTGAACTCTTCCCCGGTCGCCTTCTTGGCGTACTTAGGGTTGATGAACTTAAGAATCAGTCTGGTACCTTTTGAGGTACGGCGAGGCTCTACGGGCTGCACAACACAACCTTCTCGGATGTGAAGCTCTCTACCGCTTACCTGCTCCATGCCCTTGGCCAGCTCTTCTGCTTTCTCCTCGCTGAATTCTCCCTCATACAGGATCGGGACACTAAGATACTCTAGCTCATCAGGCAACGGCAGCGACTGAGTGTTGTTTCTGTATTCGAACAGCCGCAGGGTAGGCTCTGACTGCCCGTAGGTGTAACCCTTCTGGCATGGGATCATCTCTCCCACAAAATGATGTGTGGTATCGTTACTTAATGTAGCAAGCACCTCTTGCATACCGCTGTTGCGGAAAGCTTTCCAATAGGAGTTACCTTCGGACTCTTTGATAGCTAAACCACGCTTGAGCAAACCCTTGGAGGAAATCCACACCTTACCGTCCCTGTAGATAACATTTTCCTGGGACCCGTGGAGTTTTTCTGAGATAACCACGGTTTCTCCAGGTTCCATGTCATCCTGAAATATGCGGTAGTTATCTACGTCGTAGTACGTGATAAACGGTACATCAATTTCTTCGACTTCACCCTGTAGTTCTGTGGGGATAGGTCTGACATACTCCGTGATGCCAAGCTTTTCTGATGTGTCTTCCCCTAAAGGTACGTTTGGCTTCAGATAGTCTGGCAGCGAGAGCACGACACCTTGTGAAAGCTCACCACGAAGCCTGACCTCTTTAACACGGTTCTTTTCAGCACCAGTAAGGTAGTCTCGGAAAGGCTCAGCTAGCTCATCAGGCAGCAAACTATCCTTGGGGGCGAACAAGACGACATCTCCGTCTTGGTACAAACCCTTCTGGACTACTAATGAATAAGTCCCTACCCTAGCGACCTCTAGCTTGTCTGCGTTAGGGTGGGGGAACAGTTTTATCTCTTCTAGAGAAACTTTCCACTCTGACACTGAAAATCTCCGATCTTAGTTAGCTACTGTCGCGCAGGTTTAGCACTGAGCGAAGTTATCACGGCGTAGTATATCGTAAACGGCAGCAAAACTATCCACCAAGCCCAGCTGATAATCCCGCTGAGTTTTATGGATATAAAAATCAAACCTGTTAGGTAAGCGATTGCTTGTAGCATGTGTCACCTCCCCCAGGTGTGACGTATGTCAGAGTGGCGTAGTATACCACTTCTTACTTGAAGTAACTTTCTGCCCTGGCCTTAAACTTCTCTAGGTCTCTGCGGTACTTCCCAGGGAAAAACGCCTTAGTACCCCTCCGAAGACGACCACGGGCGATAGTCACCCCGAGCTTCTTGTTGAATCCGTCCTTGGGGTGCTTGACAGACCAACCGACCCGGCATCGTCCGTCTTCTCCCTTACTAGCGAGCAGGACGCCTACTGGTTGTCCGTCCTTATCTCGTAAAAACTGCCGAAGTTCATCCATATTTGACACTCCTTCCTTTTCTAAAGGTTACTACACTGATAAATTAGAATTATGAGGACTTCTTCTTTCTCCGGGATTTTCTCTCAGCGAAGACTACTTTATCGTAGTATTCCGTTATCTCTGGAACGGTAACTCCAAACCAAGCGCTTACCTCTTCGAGAAGCGCCATGTACGATGCCCTGAAATCCCCGTCAAATCTTTTAAAAAACTTAGCGGCAGTTATCTCCGTTATAGCTTGCCCTATATTTCTCTGGTACCCTGGGGTGCGTGGATGCACGATAACAAGATACTTGTCATAGCCACGGAACTCATCACTCAGAGTCAAATCCTTCATAACACGTATGATCCTCTGCCTGCCACCGTGGTTAAGAGTGTTGTAGCGGTTTTTTATCTCTGCGATCACCTTGCGGTCATGTGAGACAATATCAGCCCCTTCGATGTCTAGGTGAGTGAAGCCTAGAGCCTCTGCGGTCATGATCTCCATGAGCTTGCCTACATGGTTCTGCACTGTCTTCCTCTGACTCTCACTCAGGCCACCGAGACCATCAGATATAACCCCAGCGAGCAAGTCCTCAAAAAGCTCTCCTGTAGGTATTGTGAGTGTTTTTATGTAGTCTAACGCCTTACTCACAGCTCGATCTCCCACGTAGTCGTACCAGCATGGTACAGGGGGTATATGTTTTTGCTCTCTAGAAAACCAGGGCTACCGTCGTAGTCCGGAAACAGACCTGGCAGTTTATGCTTCTGGAAAGCCTCCCTAGGGTACACTTTACCACCACTGACAAAGTATATAGTGTAAGGATGCCTAGCAACAACCTTGAACCCCAGTGTAGCATAAGCGTCACCCGACGCATACCGATTAGCGGAGTGCGTCCTCAGTCTTCCGTGTATGTTTGACAGCAGCTTAGACATGCCTCCGACTACCTGGGTATCTAGCTTGGTAGCGAAGCGGTCTAGCACCTTAGCTCCTCGTCTTGTGCTCACCCCCATAACAGCCACTAGCTCGTCACCGTAGAACAGACCCAGCTTGGTTCTGGAGTTTATCGCGCCCTGTAGGTGGTTGTCTTCTAGGAAACCTCTGTAGTCTGCGGGGGTTAGCTCCTTGGTCTTTGTCTTCCTGGCATACAGCCTCCTAGAAAACATCCCAAGCTTGGCTTTTATCATGGATTTGATGATAGGAAGCTTGTCATTAACCTCTGTATCGAAGAACTGAAACAGATGTAAACCAGCAGCAGAGGCCAAATCCTGCTTACTCTGGTGGTAATACCTGTCCTTGCCACGCTCCGTTACCGTGCTGTGCCAGTAGGCTCCGTCCACTTCTACACCCACCCTCTCCATCAGGATATCAACTTCCAGACCGCCTAAAACATCACGGTCGCCAACGGTGTAAGGTATACCTACATCATCCAACCACTCAGTTAGAATTAATTCTTGAGCACTGACTCCTCGATAGTGGTTTGGGTGTCCGTGGCCATTTAGGTGTGTGTTGGGTCGCTGTAGGAAATCACCCAGAGTTGGGTGTGTTATCACTACCTTGTCCAACGCGCTCTTATACTCTACTTTTGAATAATCGTAAAGGTTCCCATGTACCTGACGTGCCTTCGCTTCAAAGGTCTCAGCGGCGCTCTGATCCTTCTTGGCAGCCCTTCTCTTATCTCCGTATCCTTGCAGGTGTCCTACTGGCTTCTGCCAGAACTCTCCGTGTTCTCGGTCAACTATACATACCGGCACATCGTGGCCACGGTACTCTACCTTGGAGTAATCATATAGATCCCCGTGAACCTCTCTGGCCTTCTCTATGAAAGTAGCCGTAGTATACGTGTTGGCAGCTGCTCGCTGTGTTCTGCCTCGCTCTGGGCTCCCTCTCCCGCGTAGGTGGGCGTTAGGTGTCTGTGTGAACTCACCGTAATCTGGGTCTACTATAGTAACAGGTGTTTTGCTGTTGACATAGTTTACCTTAGAGTAGTCATACAGGTCTCCGTGCACTTCTCTGGCTTTCTTGACGAACTCAGCGGTGCTGTTGCTGAGCTTTGCCCTTACCTTTTCCAGCCCACGCAATCTGTGCCCTTGCCCAGACAGGTGTAAGTTAGGCTTCTGCCAGAATTCCCCGAACTCTGGGTCTACTATGAGCACTTTTACGTGGGCTCCTTTGTATTCTACCTTAGAGTAGTCGTAGATGTCACCGTGTACCTTACGTGCATCTTCTATAAACTGCTCTGTGGTCTTCATCGTTCCTTGGGGTATGAAGGTAGGTTGGGGTTTAGCTTGTGGAATACCTTAAGCAACTCCCGCGTCTCCTTCTTGTCCTTCCCCTGGATGTATACATACTTATGCTTCGCCGGTATCTCTCGAACATCAGCTAGCTTGTACATCTCACGAGACCTGTCTCGCAGTGCTTTCTCAACGTCTAGTGGCATATTCTTCCAGACAATCTTATCTCCTACCTGCCACTCTGGATTCCAGTCTATGCCCAGGTCTTTAGCATAGCGTTTGTACGCACTACGGCTGCGAAAGCTCCTGTCAGATATCCATTTCTTAGTACCGGGCAGGCGGTACTTATGTGTTGCGCCAGATGTCTGGCCTAAGTACGTAAAGTTACATGCCTGATAAATAGTCCCAAGTTCTTTTGCCTCGGGGTCAGAGTAGGCTGTAAAGACCCTGAACCGTGTGTTCTTCACAGCCCACCTGATTGCATACATGATAAGTGACGACGCTAGGTTCTTGGGAGACCAGCTGACGCAAGCACCACGGCTTATGAGTCTCTCAATCTTCCTAGTGCCGTCACCGACCAGCTTAGAGAACGCATTAGGCATGTCCATAACGACAACACCCGCAAGGATTCCCTTGTATCTGGCCGTAAAATAATGAGTCGGGTAGTTGGAGAGCTTTCCAAGCCACTCGTGTCTCTCGATAAATTCCTTTACTTCTGGGAAAAGAGTCTGGTAGTCGGGGTGTTCCTTCGTAAACTGACTGAACTCAAAGTCTGCGACACGTAACGTGTCAGCTTCTTCTTGAGACAGACCAGCAGCCTCAAGGTCAGATTCCATGTTAGACAGACGTATCTCATACTGCCAAGCGTGATCTTTGTTGTAATCTTTAAACCTCTCACTCGGGTCTGACGACATCTTGTTCTCCATAGTCAACAGTATAGTGGTATTCGGTCTTGCTGTCAAGCGGGATGACATGAACTACCTGTAGGTAGCGGTTGCTCACATACCACACCTCACCCTCGTCGTTCACAAGAACCATGTATGCTTCCCCGTCTGGGGAATCACACTTATGGCACATGTCTATCACCGGGTAGAGATCACCAAGGTGGAGTTTAGCCCTTTCGGGGGTAGGGCCCTCCACCTCTCCTCGTGGTCTCCGGCTTACGGGTAGTGGACTAACCTCCATACGAACGTTCATGCATCCTCCTCTAGCTGCCTACGATATTTTGTGACCAGTGCACGAGCCAAGTGCGCCTGCCTGTCAGAGAGAAAATTCTGGCTAGCCAGGGAATGTCCTATGCGGCTATCCACCTTGTTGAACCCAACGTCGTTTCTGATTCTCGCCCCGTCGTAGTCCAGAAGGGCAAGTATCTTAAGCTTACGCAGAAGTTCTTCCTTTTCTTCGTCAGACACAGGTTCAACCTTCTCTTTGCGCTGAACCTTCACGCTAGTGTCTTCCGGGAGCGCTATATCGTCTACTACGGCGTTGATAGCCTTGTTGATTATGGTCTGCTTGTCGATGATGGTATGGGCAATCTTAACGTCGATAGAGTTCTCAACCAGAAGGTACTGAGCCAGAACATTGTTCATCTGCCCGATGCGGTCACACCTAGCTATCGCCTGCTCCACCATAGCAGGTCGGTAGTCAAGCTCAGCCAAGACTACATGACTCGAAGCAGTCAGCGTTATCCCCATCCCGGCAGCGGTTATGCTGCCCAGGAAGTACTTAACCTTTGGGTCGTTCTGAAAGGCATCCACCGCGTCTTGCTTTGAGTCCATGTCCATACCCCCTATAAGCAGCACAGCTTCGTCTCCCAAGGCTTCCTTGAGCTGTCTTCCGACCTCACGGTGATGAAAGAAAACTACTACCTTATCCTCTGCCTCTTTTACGTGCTCTATGACATAAGGCAGCTTAGCGATAGCAATCTCTTGCCTTATCTTTGACATCTCAGCGAAGGAGTCGTTTACAGCTACGCGAAGGTTCTTGACGGCTGCGTGGTAGTCATCCTCTGTCTCGGATACCTTAGCAAGCTCTACAGCGGCGCGAAGCTCAGAGAGTACATCCTCTCTAGACCCCCAGATAGACTTCTCTTCTTGTACTAGCTTACGCAGCAGCGGTGTCTGTGGCAGTTCGACCACTTGGTGAGAAACCTTCGGCAATTCTGGCAAGGCTTCTTCTTTAGCCTGGCGAATCATGATAGTGCTGCGGAGCTTGTGGTTAAGCTCATCAAGGTTGCTAGCGCCTGAGAAATCCCAGCCCCAGCCGTTGTTCTTAGCGTCACAGTATCTGTGTGCGAACGCCCACTTGCTGCCCCAGGTCTCAGGGTCGAGTGTGTGTACCGTGGTAAACAGCTCTATAGGGCGGTTCATGATAGGCGTTCCCGTGAGAAACAGCTTGTGCTTAGCCGGTATGGGTGGAATCTTCTTCCCCTTACCAAGTATAGCGATAGTGCGCTTAGCCTTCTCGTTCTTGAGTGCGTGGGATTCGTCCAAGACAAGAAGATCCCATTCTACGGAGTGCAGCTTTTCTTTGTGCTTATCTGCGACATCGTAGTTTATGATGATTATGTCAGTGTCCGGGTAATCATCTCTGTCAACTACCCCTATCGTATAGGAGTGAAGCAACCACTTGGTAAGCTCTCTCCTCCAGTTGATACGGATAGTAGCCGGGCAGATAACCAAGATACGTTTATACTCAGGATGCAGGTTTATAACCCCAGCTGTCATAATGCTCTTACCCATCCCAGGAGGGGCGGCTATGAGGGTATCCCTGTCTCTGGCAAAAGCTATTGCAGCCTTCTGGTAGTTAAAGTATTTCAGGTCTCTGGGGGCGGGAACTTCTATATCAGAGTCAAGGGCATGTGACGCTTCCACCCTGGGGGACGGGTCTTTATGGGTTACCTGCCAGCTACCGTTGTCTAGCTTAGTGACCTTGTAACCGTTAGCTTTGACGGCGTTCTTATCCGCACGCCACGCATCCCAGAAGGCCGCAGACGGAGTTGCCGTCTGCGTACCGTCGTCGGTGGTTGTCCATGTCATAGTCTCTTTCATGTCCTTAGAGTATCAGATAGTCTAGTCGCCGTCAACCCCGGACAAAAGGACTAACGGAGCGCGGTTCCATCTTATCACCAAGCTCTGGTAGCCGGGTTCAACCTCGTATCCTTCGTTTTGATACACGTCAAACACTACAGGTAGTATCTCTATAGGCATATCCTCACAAGCAGCAACCTCTACCGAGTATGCCTCACTGTCAGCCTCCTTGACAGCGTTGTAGACATACCTCAGCGCACGTATAGTTCTATCTGAGCCTAGCAGACGCGCCCTAGCATCCTCTATAGGGTAAGTCAGGCCATCGTTGGCATACGGATATTCATTTCTCATCGTCATTGTCCTCTCCATCCTATGTTTAGCCCCCGTCCTTCCAGACCAGGACGGGCTTTGTACGAAACTTCAGCACACCTATTCCGGTGTCCTCGATTACCTTAACTACCTCGTCAAAGTTCTTGTAGGCTCCAGAGGACTCGTCTATCGGAACGTCTTCGAAGTTGCCCATGATACCGGCTTCTTCAAGCTCCAGGTTAACTACGTCTTGGTCGAGAATCTTCTTTGCGTTGCCCCTTGACATCGTGCGCCCTGCGCCGTGGGGTACTGAGTCGCCGTAGCTAACGTTCCCAGGAGTGAAGATCGCACTACCGTCCTTCATGTTGCCGAGGACGACCATAGGGATTCCGTTGTTGTCGTACGCTGGAATAGTACCTTTACGTCCAATGTATTTACCATTACGATACTCTATGAAGTTGTGAGGAATGTGAGAGAACTCGTTAACCCCTTGGTGGAAGACCCTGGCTACCGCTTCGTGTACCATGTAATGATTGTATGTTGCTATCTCTAGCATGGCTCGGTTAAAGGTGTAGTACACCTGTCCCAGCGCAGACTCGGCTGGCACATAGATTAGGTCATTAGCCAATCTTCCGCCCCACGAGGATATTTCCTTCTTGATGGTGGCGTCAAAAACCCTAGCTAGCTTGTTGCCGAGTCCACGCGACCCGAAGTGAGAGGCTACGAAGTTCTGGCCTATGTCATTCTTCTCGATTGAGAGGAAATGGTTGCCTCCGCCGATGGTGTTGAACTGCTTCAACATGTTCTCGGTGAGGTTGTAGGTCATCAGCTTCTTGAATTCTTTGTAGTGTGGAGTGTCGCGCTCTTTCCATAGGGGTTCGTAAGAGTTGACCCATGCGCCCTCTGGACGCAGGTACCCGTCAACTATCTCCTGGAATTTGGCAGAGGTCATACCGGTGTCCCTTAGCTGGTTTCCAACCCCAACGGCCTCGGACACCTGACGGATAGCTTCACGCTTCTCCTTCTCCGATAGAGAGTCCACATTGATGTTAATCTCGGACATCCCGACAGAGCACGCGGGGTCAACCCCAACGGTGTCAGGATACAAGTGTGTCGAGGACTCTAGGGTGGTGCCGATAGCGACCCCGTAGCCGAAGTGGGAGTCCGGCATTACCGAGACCTTTTCAATGCCCGGAAGTTCCATAGAAGCACGCACCTGTGTCAACGCTCCGTACTCGTACTCTCCAAACAGCTGGTCGTTCATGACCAGGGTTGCCCATACGTTACCATGGCGCATCTTGTATATATTCCCCGCTTTGAACGGTTCAAATATGTCTGACATACCTCGTTCCTTTCTTACCAACACCCCTTAAACACATGGTGTGCCTCCAGGCCAGGGTAAAACCAGTACGGGTTGCCGTTGCGAAGCTCAACCTCTGCAAAGCTAGACGGATCTCCCGGGTATGCTTCGAAAAACCTAACGTTTTCTTTACCATCAAACTCATCCTGGTAAGCAAATATCGCTTGCTCTATAGAGTTCGTGATGCTCATGCCGCCGTGTTCGGAAGATTCATCGACGAACAAGACCAACTCCTCTTTCTCCACAACATGACAGTGAATATCCCTACCAAACGAATCTTTGTAGTACAAACGCATAAGCTCTCCTTTCTAGGACACTCTTGTCCATTCTCCAGAATCCTCGTCGTAAGTAACTTCTCTGACTACCATCTTGCCTTCCTTAAGGGCTTTCAAGGTCGGTGGCACGCGGCTGTCGATAACCCTGAAGGTTTCGTTTTTCGGGTGGCTGTATATGTTATACATCGTAACTGTGTAAACCCTGGGTTTCAGCCCACTGAAGCTAAAACCTTCCGGGGGTTCTATAACCACGGTTTTTCCAGCAAACCTAGCTGTAATCCAGCGCAATCCGAAAAGCCTTTGCTTATCCCGCTTAAGCCCCCACAGCGCGGCGTTGTAGTATGCTCGGCAGTCTTGTAGCAGCTTATAAGTCTCCTCTGTGTGCTCCACCTCCCGCAGGACGCGCAGGTTAGACTCGTGATAGCTCTGGAGTGCATGTCCTAACGCTTTGAGGGTAAAAAGGTTGTGCGTGTCGCCACGATACCGGATATATTGATATTTCTCCAGCATCTGTGTTCTCTGTTTCTCAGTTAAGAACTCCTCTCCGACGGCATATACAGTCCACTCTTGGGTCTGCACCCTGTCGATTCTTCCTTTGGGGGGTTTTTCAATACCCACGTTCTCCTCCTTTCGTTGATCGAAGTCTACTTTAGTGATCCATGAGAATTATGTGATGGTTCCTATAAGTACGAAAAAGACGACCACTATCACCCCGAGCAAAGCCATCACACCGATGACTGCGAAGAAGGCGAGCGCAACAGCTATAGGAAGCCAAAGCGGTGAAAAAACCCACCACCACGACCACGAGATTACTCCCGTCAATTTCAGGATTAGAAAGATGAGTGTGAGTGCCCAGAGAACAGAATCTCTCACAAGGCTACCTGTGTCCCCTCGTTGAGGCATCGGAAAGTCACACCCCCTAGCTTAATCTCGGCATTTACGTGATAGTGCCCAAAGTACCAGTTCTTGACGTTCGGCAGCGCTTCCCAGAGCATGGATAACCCCTCTCCGGTGCGAGTGTTATAGATCTTTCTTCCCGGTAACAGCCGTGTAGTCACTTCACTCGGGCAGTCGTGAGACACCACCGTATGAACACTTCCCAGGTTAGGCAGGCGAAGGATGTCATCCCATTCCTCCCGGCTGAGTTCTTCCTCCGGCCACCAGTCTACCCCCGTCACGCGAGTGTTAGGCCACGCCCCAGTAACACCGTCAATGCTCCATGCTCCGCCAACATACATGATTCCATCCTCGATAGTTCCGTCTGGTATGTACGAAAAACCAGGATGCCTGAATTCTTTTACCTTGTGCGGGTTATCGTGGTTACCGCGTATAAACCTAAAGTACGGGGGCTTATCTATAGTTTTCGCATACAGCTCAAGATGTGCGTCTGCCGTTTCAGAGAAGCCGATACCCACGTCACCGACAAGGATTATCTGGTGGGCGTCGCTATGAAGCTTTCTCAGGCTCGGCAACCAGTATGTATGACCATGCAGGTCACCGACTAGTACAGTCTTCATGATAGCCAGATATCCGAGACGTTCTCTACTTGCCTCGTGTACTGGTTCTCCTGTATGTAAGCAAGACGTATCGCCACCGCAACAGCTACCCTACCTTCTACTGGGATAGTAGAAAGGAACTCTCCTATCTCGTCAACGCGCTCAGGGCTGAGTGCAAAGTTAGCTGCGATGTTAGCTACTATGTTAGAAGTCAGCTCTATAGAGTTTTCACGGTTCATGTCGCGCTCTTTGACCATCGAAGCAACGAGGCCATCAATGTCCTCTAGGGAAGCCAACGTAGTAGACGCCACATCTATAGCTTCTTGGTACTCTTTAGCTAAGATGTCAAAGTAGTTGTTCTTCAGTCGCTCCAGGGTTTCAAAGTATTCTTTACGTTTATCCCCAACGGCGGCGTCTGAGAACGCTATACTAGAGAGTGTTTTTCTGAGGTGCGACAGATACTCTTTTTCCTTAGCCCCCAGTACATCATCGTCAAAGTTCATTGTTGTGGCTCCTTCTCCGATACTATCGACAAAAGGTAGTTCCTGAGCTTGTCTTCGTCCACGTCTGTGTCTTCTGGGTAAGAGACAACTGTTTTGCCGGGTCGGTTGATACAGAACACCCTCTCTATCTCAGGAAACTCCATGTACATCTTGACAGCTAGCATAAGGGCTTTTTCGCTTTCGTCTCCAGAAGCAACAGCGGTGCTTCCCATGATGGTCTCCTCGTCAGAAACAGCCTTCGTCCCCTCCGGATGAAATTCTACTACGTAGTACTCTTCCTCACCGATGGTTACAGTTGAAGCGGATACGTTTACCTTTCTCTCGCTCACGTCGTTTTCTCCGTTCTGGGAACGATGGGTCACCCCTCCCGTGTGGTATAATAAGCATAGTTTACCATGAATGAAGCTGGAGGTCAACATGCTCCTGTCTCTGAAAAGTGACTTCATTGATTACTACGACAACAAGTTTGACACCGTAGAAAGGATACCGCACATAGCTTTACACAGGATCAGCAGGAGGTTGACAAGAGACAGCGCACTAGAATACCTGTCTAGGAACAAAGACTCTTTGCTGTTCAACAAGGTTGTACCACACGGGAAAGTTACGGTGTTCGATAATTCTACCTTAGTGGTGTATACTGACATATGTGCTGCTAATGGTGCGGGTATAGAGAAGATGGACGGCAACAAGGCACAGATACTGCACCCCGATAAGTATGCTTCTCTTTTTTTAGACCCCGGCGGAAAATCTGTTAAGCACATAGTAGTCGGAACTAAGAACTTCTTGGTTGAATGGAAGTCTAGAAACAACTGGAAGTCTGACGTTGGTGATACTAACAACAAAGTTATCCGTATATGGGAAGCAGAATACCACAGAGAATTCCCCATGTACAGCATAACATACGTCGAACACCAGAAAGAAAAGATAGCTGTCAGACTTAACCTAGCTCCGAGGCTTCAGACACTAGAACGCTACCTGAAGCAAGAACAAGTAATCAAGGAACTGAAAGGATTCTACAGTGACAATACAAGAAGCTCAAGCGGTGATAATCCCCTCTAACGCTCGCGGGGTGGTCTCAGGGCACAGCATGGCCATGGGCGCAGTAACGTTCCCCACCGCGTTTCAACAGTACCAGAACATGTGCAACCAACGTGTGTGGAGAGAAGATGCTGTAGGAAGGGTACGGTGGAGAAGCACCCTTGAGCCCGGAGACTCACTGGTATTCGTAGACCTAACACCCGATGACTACAGAGGTGTGCTTGAGTCCATCACAGAGGCTAATCCTGAGAAAGATGAGCTACACCATATGTACAGGGAGAAGCAGAAATATGTCTTCTTTCCCATCGTCAAGACACGCCCAGATAAGAAGTTCTCTATCGACAGCTTCAAACGATCCATGAAGCGGATAAAAGAGATTGCTGTTCAGGAAGCTATCACTGAGATGCTTCTACTCGACGACCTAAACGACGACACCCACACTGCTCAAGTTAGGCAGATACTAGACGACATGTTCGAGCAGGACGGCATACACGTAACAACTAAGTGACGACTGGAGGCAAGATGGAGAAAAGCCTGATGATCATGGTTCAGAACATAATAAACGACGACGACCTAGATTCTGTGACACTGAAAGAATTCAGGTCTGTACTTTTACACGTCCAAGACTTGTTTACTAACCTAGAACAAGAAGAGGAACCTGAAGTAGACGACCAGTCTCTGTTCAAAAAGCACGTACTCTGATGAAGCTCAACTACTACTCAGAAACTAACACTAAAAAGCTCGGGGAAAGTCCTTACCTGGATCACTACCCAAAGATTGTGATGCAATCTCTGGATGACCTATCTTCGATCCATGTCATCTCAAACATGGATGAGTATTTCTCCGCAGAAAAACCCCTGTGGGTAAAGTGGGATTCTGTTACCCTAGAGCCAACTGCCGCTTTTACTCAAGGAGAGGGCGGCGTGGAGCTTGGGCGCGACTATGATACTCTAGTGATAAGCTTCAACAACACCAACGGTATAATCCACAAACAGATACCGCCACCAAAGTTGACGTACCTAGGAGGAGGCACATTTTCGTGGTCTAGCTCTTACCTTATCCCAAGTCGGTTATACAGGGCGCGGTCTACAGATACGTCCGTTCCCCCAGATGACAGCGAGTTTTCCGTACAAGCCGAGATAGACGGCACTGCTGTTCCGGGTGGTGGAGTTACATATACTACCATCATCCCGCCGTCGCCCGTTTTCACCTACTTCTACTATGTCAGAAACAGGAACGGTAAGTCAAACATACTGGCCGTAGCGCCGCAGTAACGAGGTGTGTCTTGTCCAAAAAGGGCATCAGTCTAACAACAGTACTCAAGAAATATGACCTCAACCCAGAACAGAAAACAGCAGTAGAAAGCATACGCAACAACAAGATAACCGTGATAACCGGAGTAGCCGGTACATCAAAGACCTTCACATCAGTCTATGCTGCATTGAAGCTCATCACAGACAACTCTAACATAGAAAAGATCTCCCTGACTCGCCCGATGGTGACAACAGAAAAGGTTGGCTTCCTACCAGGGTCGTTGTCAGAAAAGTATTCGCCCTTCCTCTCGCCGATGATGGAGTTCTTCAACAAGTTCGGAGACTCCGGTGAGAACACTTACACCTCTCTTCTGGCCGCCGGTAAGGTGATAGAGCGACCACTAGCTTTTCTGCGCGGGGTAACCATAGCAGACGAGATAATGATCCTCGACGAAGCCCAAGACGCTACCCCAGACCAGATGCTCATGGCACTGACTAGGATAGGGGCATCTGGCAAGCTTGTGATCACGGGGGATGAAGATCAGAGTGACCTGGAGTTTGTAAGTGGTTTGGATAAAGTTGTTGCTCTGTCCACAAAGCTACCTTACATACAGCACATCCACATGACAGAGAACATGAGAGACCCCCTTATCCAGGAGATACTAGATAACTGGTGAGATATATGCTATACTGAGCAGGTATGCTTGAGACATTACCACCAGGCTTCACCTTAAACCTAGATAAGTTTTACATCAACCCAAAGGGTACGCTGCCCCTGGTCGATTCCACCTATGACCTGGGGCTTATCTTTGGGGCGTTCGTAGAGGGCGGCGTACACCACATGTCCAGCTCTGGAGGAAAAACTTCGATAGGGTCTGTTCGATGGTACATACCAGAGAAGGAGTTCGAGTTTGGGAAAACCTTGGTAGAGGCTATCAAGTCTACGACCGGACTAGACGCAGCATACCGCTACCATGTCCCAAGAAACAGGAACAGGTTTATAGTGATATGCTACAACAACGCACTGTCAAGATTCTTCGAGGAGTTCGGTCAGGGCAAAGAGAAGCATATCCCAGAGAAATACCTAGTCAACAACCAAAACTATCTTCGCGGTATCTACGACGGCAGCACTTCTGTTATGAGCCAGACCAGAGATAAACCGTTGGTAGATGCACTGCTCGAAGACATAAAAGTATATCTAGGTATTGACACCAAGTTTCATTGATGTTATAATTACCTAGTGCAGATATTCATAGTAGATACATCGTCAGACCTTAACGTATTCTTCCAGAAATCAACCCCAAACCTACCATTCCTCAACACTAACCTGCTCTCGTTCATGAGAGACGGCTTCACTAGGCAAGCATCCATCCACAACGAGCCCGTAGAGGTATTCTTCCCGGATACCTGGGAGCTAGATTCGCACGAGAAGAAGTATGACGGCAACTACTCCGAGTACCTGAAAGATGAGTATAACTTAGTGTTCCTGCTCAGCCTTACAACAGTACTTACTGGAAACATATCCCGGGAAGATGTAGCTGTACTGAAACAGCACCCAGACACTGCTTATTTTAACAACGGCGTTGTCGGCGGCTACATCAAAGGCGAGATGCCGACGCCTACGGAAGATTCTTCTCTTTTCGCCGGATTTTGGCCTGTTACAGAAGATAATTTTCTTAAGATAAACCAAGAACTGACCGCACAGCTGTCTGCTTCCAAGGCTGTGAACGATAACATAACAACCTTCGGAAACCCGGTTATACTATCAGAAAGCTTGTGGAACTCTACGATCTGTGCCCCGTCGTTCATCGGGGAGAATGTCTCCATACATAACTCATACATCGGAGCTGGTAGTGTCATAACAGGCAACACAACTATCTCTAACAGCAGAATACTTCACTCTTTCATAACAGATTCATCGGTAGAAAATGTCAAGCAGATGGAAGGCACCCTAGTAGCGGGTGGCAGCCGTCTCAAGGGCGTGTCTCTATCAAAGAGCCGCGTTCCTTATGGTTCAGTATTGGAGGGAAATGTCTAGCATACGATTTAAGAACCTTCTTCCTATGGGAGAAGATATCATGGAGGACTACCTTGATAACGACCTGAACATGAGTGAAATTTCTAAGAAATATCACGTTCATTACTCTAACTTGCGGCGTTACATAAAGTTCCGCATAAAAGAGATGGGTATCGAGGAAGAATTCAACATACAGCACGTTAACCAAGAAGATTTCCCATACCTAGACATAGGTGATACATTTCAGTTTGCTGAGTGGCTGACTATATGGCGTATAATAAAGCTGAGCAAGAAAGACGGGGATCTGGTCTTCGAGATGATACCCAGCAAAACTAGAAATCCTGTGAGACACTGGATAAACGACGAGCTTGCTGAGCAAGAGGGATAAGATGCCAACCAAGAAACACAAAAAGATAAAAGAACTTGGCATAGGTGCTGACGTCATCAGAGATGTGGTAGATAATGCTATGTCTCTACAGAAGGTTGCTGAGAAGTATGACCTGAGCTATACCGAAGTTCAGAGGTTCATCCGAGACAACAAGATGAACGTCTACGACGACGAGCAGCTAGAGGCTATCGCCATGTCTGAGGAGTTCAACCCGCTTGGCGTAGTTACCCACTTCTTTCAGTCGGTTCACCATGCGTCCAAAGAGCTGGCGTTTACCGGGATACTTGCACAGATGTTCCGAGAAGAGCTGGCCAAGAAGATCTCTGAGGTTGGTGTAGAGGGAATAGCAAACTCTCCTAGCGCGGCAAAGCTCGTGAAGAACTGGCAAGATAACGCTAACAAGCTGACGAAGCTCGTAGAACTATCCCCTAAGCTGCTCACAGCCTACATAGATCTTTTTTCTCAGGTGCTAGATGTACAGAGGGAAGTATCTTACGTAAAACTTATCACAGACCTTCTCAGGAAGGAAGACCCAGCCCTCTACAAGAAGATACAGAAGGCGCTCGACGCTGACCCGACAGCTAAACGTGTATTAGATGCACTAGCACGTGAGGACGTTCTCATGTACTGGGACTCAGACACTGGACAGGTAGTCAGAACAAGAGTTGAGCTAGAAGACTCGCTGGAGTCTTAGTATGTCCAGAGCTAAAGACGCCAAAATGTCAGTCACCTCTGCCTGGGGTGACTTGATCGGTCGTGCCGAACACATAGCCGACGAAACTAAAGGCGGCTCGATATACCGAGTACAGCCTGTTGACCTAGAAACCTTCGTCACGAGTCCGGACTACCTGGGTAGAGATATGTGGGGTATGAGTGATAAGCAGAAGGAATTTATCGAGGCCGCTACTGACTTCGAAAACGGGATAACATTCTTTGTCTTGATGGTTGGTAAGGGTGCCGGTAAGAACTGGGCTTGTGGTATTGCATACCTATATGCGGTTTACAAGCTTCTGTGTATGCACGACCCACATGCTTACCTAGAACACGATGACGCCAAAGCTATAACCCTTCTCAACGTCGCTATCAACGCGCTGCAAGCAAAGAAGAATTTCTTCGACCCTATGATCAACACACTAAGGGGTGCTGGTCGCAAGGCTTTCAGGGATTTCGGGTTTGACCCAGATACTGATATAACTACATCTCAGGTTATATTCCCTAAGAATATAGAAGTTATCTCAGCCAACTCTAAGGGTGGTGGTATCGAAGGATACGACGTACTCTTCGGCATCGCAGACGAGGTTGACGACGTTGAGTTCTACGGTGTAGAGAAGATTCTTGACACGCTCAGAACATCATCTCAGTCCAGGTTCAAGGGTAAAGAAAAGGTTGTAGCTATCTCTTACCAAAGATACTCTGGCTCATCAGGTAAGATCGCCCAGCTCTACAGCACTGCTATAGGATCAGCGCACATATATGCTAGGCGTTATGCTTCCTGGGAATTTCACCCAGCAAGAACACGAGAAGATTTCCAGACGTACTTTGACGAAGACCCCGAGAAGGCAGCCTGTATCTACGGGTCAGAACTTATGGGCAGCTTCGTGGACTCGTGGATAAAGGACACCTTGAGGATAAAGAACGCCATGAACTGGGAGCGTAAGTGGATTCTTGACTGGCCTCTTCCTTACGACCCAGACGAGATAGGTTCAGAAAAATGGAAGGCTAAGCTTGCACACCTAGAATGGCAGGCGCAACCAGCGTCTGAATACTCATACAGGGATAACTCGGGTGTCATACACACCTTAGACCCGTATGACTTACCTATACGTGTGCCTGGAGACCCCAACACGGTTTACGTCTTGTGCGGCGACCCGGCGGCTGGCTCTGAAAAGAACGGCGGTGACGGCTACGGAGTAACGCTAGGCCACAGAGAACTAGTAAGGGTGGGGGACTTCGAGTACCCACGCCCAGTTATAGATTTTTCATTCAGGTTCATCGGCAGGATGTTTCCAGAGGGGCAGATTCAGATGTCTGCTATGGAAAACTTGATATCTAAACTGAAAGATAGGTATGGTTATAACATACAGTACTTTTCGTTCGACGGATGGAACTGTCAGGTGGTGGGGTCTAGGGTACTAACTCCATCAGGGTATAAGCTGGTAGAGACATTGAAGAAACATGATGACGTAGTAGGAAATAAAAACATCAATAAGGTAGTGGAAACAGAGGTGAAGCATGATATTCCGACTAAAACCATCAAAACCGACATAGGGTTAGAATTCACAGTAACCAGTAACCACCCCTTGCTGACGAAAGATAACAAGTGGTTGCTCGCAGACCAGCTACAGCCAGGAGACAAGCTGAAGCTGTTCTTAGGTGACGACCACTTTGGGACGACGCACGATCCAGATAAAGCACTATTCCACGGAAAAGATGAGAACGACCACGTGCCAGAGTGGATATTCGGAGCTACGGAAGAAAGCATCGGTATGTTCTTAAGCGGCCTCTACGAAAGTAAGGGTAGTGTAGTCGTAGATATAAACGGCGTAAAAAGCCCTCATGTAGAGTACAACACCTTAAGCGAAAAACTCTCCAAAGAGGTGCAGCTGCTTCTTCTACAGCTGGGGATAAAATCATGGAGGACATCTCTAGGAGAAGACTACAGTATACTGATCTACGGAGAAAGCCTAGAGTTATTCAGGAATCTAGTAGGCTTCAGATCAACCGAAAAGCTGTCAAAAGCTTTAGTGACAGAAGGGTCTAGATGCAACTGCCCAGAGGCAACAGTAACGTCTGTTGAGGACTCTGTGTCTAGCATAGTACACATGGAAGTAGACGGAGACCACACTTACGCTGGCGAGGGGGTTGTAAACCACAACAGCCTACACCTGACTCAGTGGATAGCTAGAACATACCCCGGTGTTATTGTTCAGGACGGTAACATAGTCCAGACTAAGGACTATACCGCACTGAGGGATGCTATCTTCGGTGAAGCTCCGCCTACAAGCGGTCAAGGTGAAAAAGAAACTAACGGCGGCATAGATATACCATGGAACCCAGTGTTATTCGAAGAACTTCGTAACCTGCGGGAAGACAGAAGCAAACCTAAGATAAAGGTGGATCATACTTCTACTAGTACTAAAGATATTGCCGATACTGTAGCAAAACTAGCTTATATAACTATGTATGCTTGGCCGTTTATAGACACTGTTCTGCACTCTGTTGGGCAGGAACCTCCCCTCTCGGGAGTAGACCCACAGATGCTAGACAGGCTGAGGACTAACACGGCGTCAGAAGAAGATAAGAAAGTATACTACGAGGCCGTGGCATCAGATGTAGTAGGATTGGGGTTGTTTAAACGGTGAGCGAAGCAGAGGAAGCTCGTTTTCGCATAGAGCAAGAGATAGACAAGATAAAAGATGCCAACCTGCAAGATTTCTTGAAGATGGCTATAAATCACTTCCCGGAATACTTCTGGACGGCACCCGCCTCTGCTGGAAAGTACCACTACCCAGATGAAAGAGAGCGGGGTGGGTTAGTACTGCACGTCAGGCGTTTATGTGCCCTTGTTCCTGTCTTTACTAGGATGCACGACCTCAACATGTGGGAGCAAGACATCCTCTACGCTGCGTGCATACTACACGACGCATTCTCGCGTGGAATACCCCCGAACGACGCTACGTTTTCTCTGCCGTTCCACCCGCTGCTGCCACGCCAGCAGTTCCCGTTTAACGGTGTGGCAGACAGATACATACCCTCCAGCATCTACGAGGAAGTAATGGAGTGCGTTGAGTCGCATCTAGGCAGGTGGAGCCCAAGCCCGTTACTCCACAGCAAAAGAAAGCTGCCGACGATCTTTCAGATGATAGACCACATCGGCAGCCGTCCTAACATAAAAGTAGAACTCTAAGCCGGAATTATAAGACCAGAGTCTTCTTGTGCGCTTTGCTTCTTTGCATCTCTGTAGGAAGAAAGAAACGGGTCTAGCAAAAACGGTGTGATACCGCTGAGGTACGTGGTGAACTGCAAGAACGCCACTACCTCTTCTTTTGTCAGGTACTCATCGTCTACCAGCTTTTGCAGGTATGTCTCAAGGTTCTCAGACAGAACCTCGACCTGCTCATCGGTAGGGAATGGCATCGGTATCTGAAGGTTGAACCCGTATGTGTTACTCATCATCTTCCTCTCTTTCTTCTGTTATGTCTAAGTACTCACTGCCGGATTTCTTGTAGAAAGCAGACGCGGCTAGTGGCAAGGTGTGTGGGTAGTTTCTGTACCCGGCTTTTTTAGTGCTTACTACGGTTACTGTGTTGTCAGTAACCTCTTTCACTTTATACTCGTAAGAGTATTTACGTCTAGTAACCTCGTTTCCAAGTATATCAGACATCCTGTATACGATATCACCAGGTTCCATATCAGTAACCTTCTCGAACACTGGTACTTCTGTGAGGTTAGCATCTTTAGCAGCGGCTTTCCTAGCTGCTTTGCGCTCTTCGACCTCCAGTCTCTCTTGCTCCCGAGCCCAAGGACACATCTTTGGTCTCCGACCCGGGCCGGTATGTGGGAACACCCCACCGCAGTGTGAACACGGCAGCATGATATAGGTGTCGTCCGGAGCTGGGTCTCCACATCTAACCATCCGTGACTTCCCTGTGCAGCAAAACTAGGTTACTTACGTCGTCGAACATCTCCTTGTTACGTACCTCGTCGTCACCGAACGGGAACAGGTAAACCAACATATCCCTGTGAGTCTCAGCGGCCTCGCGTATGATACGCAACCCATCTCTGACTAGATCCTCGTCCAGAGCACTCTTGTAGTGTTCTCGGTCAACTACACCCATTATGTTAACACCAGCACGCCGGAAGATGGGTGCAGGAATCTCTTCTGACAACATATAGCCGAAATACTTAGTCATCTCTGGGTAGGCATCAGCGAGCATCTTGGCGTCTTCATCTATCACTGCTACATGACCGTCTTTGCGTATAAACGCAGTTATAGGTACGACTACAAGGTTGTCAGCTCCTGTGTAGTTAATCAGAGGCTCATCTGTAGTTGCGCTCATCATGGTAAACTCTCACTCCGTTCTCTTTCACAGCTGTAGGCGATACCATAACTATCTCAGCTGCGTCAGGAAAATCAATCAGGTTGTCAACTCCAACATAAGTCATGCTGCTCTTAAGCCCATCCGAAAACTCGTCTAACAGGTCGTATACAGATTTATCCTCATACTGCACAAACCCAGACACGCCTTCTATGAACGAAGAACCGCCCTTAGCTTCTGAGCTAGCTTCCCCGCTGTAGGGCTTGTACCAACGGTCACCTATCTTTACTGGTTCGTTAGGAGTTTCTCTCGCTGCCGCTAAGGTACTTCCGCACATCACAGCGTCTGCACCTAAGGCTAGAGCCTTGCAGAAATCACCCGGAGTGTTAACCCCACCGTCAGAGATTATAGCAGCAGATACGTCGTACTTACGCGCTTCAGAGATCAGCCAGGCTTGCGGTGTCCCAACCCCTGTAACTTGTCGTGTGGTACATGCCGACCCACTTCCCACGCCTAGCTTGTAGATCGTGTATGTATCCTTGCTGTCGTCTTCTCTGAGCCTAAGCATAGGAGCTTTAGGGTTTCCAAAATTCCCAACGATAAGCGGGTACTTACCGCTCCAGTCGTGGAAATCTGGGAGGATAGCTCCGTTGGCTATATCTATAGAGATAAAGCAATGTAAGTTTTCTAGTATATTCCTGTACGAGATAAACTCAAACAAGCTCACGGCTATGCCGTACTCTATCCCCTCGTCATAAAGCTCGCTAGCAACCTCAACCCTTTCGTAGAATGAGTTTCTGCGAGAAAACACGTGCATACCCCCAGCATGATACATATGCTTAGCAAAGTCTAAGTAGATTCCTCCGTCTAGAACATCGAACGCCGCCATGCTAGCAGACAGCAGGGGTAGTGGAAGCTCAATATCGTGCAACATACCAGTTGTATCAACATCGTGCCTGCTTTTAACCTTAGAATAGACAGCTGGCATTATAGCTATGTCATCAAACGTAAATGCTACTTTAGGTGAGCCCATGCTACTCCTTCCAGGTCTAACCACTCGACAGTCTTCGTTTTTATCACAGCAGCTAAGTCAACCATCATAGCTTTGTCCACAGATGCACCACCCAGGTATGCGGCTTTCAGGTAGTTATACGTTCCTATAGTCTGCGAGTACGGGTTAAGCTCTGGTCTCTTCTGTGACTCTTTTATAGCTTGGATTGTTGGCCTAAGCTCTCCCTTCATAAATAGCCTAGCAAGGTTGATGCTGGCTTCCTCGTCTGGCAAGCCGCCTAGTGTGGCAGAGAAAGTAGCGCTTGTGATAACCCCTGAGTCGTCAGAAGCAGCTATAAGCTTCTCTAGCAGAGAATAAACCTGGCGGAGAGACCCCTCCGACTGCTCGACGAGTGTCCAGAAGTCCTTCCTGTCTTCCACAACTATGCCGTACTTATCCAAGACCCTGTTGACAGCTATGCCGATCTCAGACGTGCCTGGAGGCGTAGTAGAGTAATGAAGGCATCTAGTGCGTATAGTCTTCAGTAATTTCCCAGGTTCGTTAGTAAGTAAGATAAAATATACATTTTCTTGTGCTGTTTCTAGTGTTCTCAGCAGGGCAGACTGGCCGGGGTTGCTGAGCTTATGAACCTCATCAAGTATAAACACCTTGTTTTTAGCAAACAAGGATGTGCGCATAGAGGACTCTATCAACCCACGTATGACATCTATGCCACCGTCACTACCACAGTCCACCTCTTCTACCTGCGCTTTAAGCTCTGTTGCGATGATATGGGCTAAAGTGGTTTTGCCGGTTCCAGTGTCCCCGGTTATGAGAAGGCTGTGGTTCAGTTCGCCGTTCTCAAGCTGCCTCTTGAGTGGCTCTGTGATATGGCTGTTGCCTATCACTTCCTCGAAGGTTTTGGGTCTCATCTCCTGTGCTAGGTTCACGTAGGTATCCTATCATCGTTCATTATGAGATTTATTAGTCCTCCTTGTGATGCTGAGAGATAGTCCACGACAGATGGGCGTCTTTTTCCAGGGGCGGTAGAAACGGTAACGAGGTTTCACTCTGGTCTGGTGCTGGGATTAGTCGCTGTCCTTGAGCGTCTGGATAGTCGTTTAAAAACTCCAACCACCACTTAGCCTCCTGGTAGTTGTTAACCTGCAAGAATAATTCCCCAGGCATGTCACGCATCCTCACAGCTACACACCCGTAAGTCCCGTCTCCTGTGTTGCTCGCACTGAGTTTACCAAATGGAGCCTCCCCGTCTCTGAACTCCATAACCGTGTGCGAGGAAAGCATATAGCCGTTGGGCATCTTCCATCTCATGGTACTGCCTCCGCAGGTAAGAAGTATACGTTAGAGTACAAGATATTAGTTATACCAGCAATAGTGATAGTCTTAGTAGAAAACTCGTTCAGCCAGAACTCAGCTTCCTCTAGTGTGTCTACTGGATAGTACAGAGTACCTGCTTGTGCTAAGGACTCAAACGCAGCTCTGTGGTGGTAAACGATGGTACCAAACTCGCCAACAGCAGGCAGTGCATTCCTCTTAGCGATTATGCTGTAGTCGTCTTCGTTGTCTCCGAACGGGTATTTAAGCATGGTGCCCTCACAACTAACGTGCCTCGGCCACACGTGGCAGCCGAGGCATTACTCTAAGTCTCGTAACTATCAGAACTGAATGCTATAACCCAACGACGCAACCGGAACGATGCTGACTCCGCTGAACCCAAAATCTCCTCGGAACAGAGCACCTGCTTCGAACTGTAGGCCGTTATCGCCGCGAACCCCAAGGGTAGCGGTTCCTAACCAGTAGAAGTCAGAAAATCCCCAGTCAGTACCAACGCCAGCACGCGCCGCTACGAACATCGCTGCATCACTAGCTTCTGCTTGTGGGAAGAAGGCTCTTACACCGCCGAAAACAGTCCCAGTGTCCATGGTCGCCCCAGCGCCAACAAGAAGGTCTACAGAGGGGCTTACTGAGAAGCCGAACTCTCCTGTCAAGAGCGGCTGAGCTTGTACAGTGGGGGTGAAACCGATGTCACCAGCACCTACCTGAAATGTGAAGTCGTTAGCGAAAGCTGCGGTAGCAAACGCTAGGACAAGCGAAACGATAAAAATCTTAATCTTAAACACTAATTATCCTCCTTAGGAATGAATAACACTTAATTATACTATGTGTTCTATCTTCTGTCAACCGTCGATACCTGTTAGACCTCTGAGGGCTGCACTGTATGCTATAGCCTCCCGACTCTGGTGGATAACATCAGCCAAGGCGTTGTGAGCTTGGGTAGTGTCTCTTTCTACTTCTAACAACGGAACCCCGGCGTGCCGAGCAACGTCTATCAATGTCCGGAGATCGCGTCTCTTCCAGAACTGAGAGAAGGGGTTCTGTGCTCCTGTTTCCCTGTAAAGCCTGTCTAGAAGACCAAAGTCAAAGTCTATACCGCGAGCCCACGGGATCACGCCCTTGTTGAGGGTGACCCACGAATAAAGCTCCTCTAGCACAGTACGCATCTTTCTAGCTTCTTTATCATACACGATATCGAAGAATATATCCCTCCTGTCCGTACCCAACCACCACTTCAGAGTACCTGCGTCTACCCTTCCGTAGGTAAGCGCGTCTGACAGGTCTATGTTCCTGTGGAATACGTTTGCCGTATCTATGTCTCCGCCGCGTAAGTCAAACCGTACTGCCGCTACCGAGATAACAGCAGCGCTGTCTGTAGCGGTGCCTAGTGTCTCTAGGTCTACCATCACATGCTTCAAGTTGGTCTCCATTTCTTCCCGAATCCTACGGGCAAGCACGCCTCTCCGTCATCTTCGAGCAGTGCTTTAAAGTCGTTGAGTGGTAAGTATCCCCACCCGTTTCTTCCCCAATCAGCTCCCCATGAGTTTTTCAGACGTATCGTTCCTTCCCTGAGGTTGACACCATCAACAAGATAGGCATTGCTTCCTACAACCTCACCAGTGGCCTCTATATCCCCAACTTCTGGGACAGTCGTCATCATACCACGGTGCCACTTAGTGCCAACAACCACAGGGCCGTAGAGGAGAAGATAGTTAACCAGAACATCTACATCGGTTGTCCAGTAGTAGCTACGTATCACCTTGCTCTTCCTGAGGAGCTTAGCACCGCCCCTGATGGTCGCCTGACCAGGAGTAACCTCACCAGCTTCGAAAAACTCGTATGGAGAGATATAAAACCCGGCTTTAGGAAGCTTCTTAGCCCGAGAATCAAACCAGAAGCTCCATGCTAGCCCAGGAGAGTAAGGCAACCTTGCGGTTGATTTAGGCTGCCGCGTGCTAGGCCAGTAAGAGGTCTTCTTATAGGTCTTCTTGACCAGAACCTCGGCGTCAAACAGGGCATCACGCGGGTCTTTCACGTGTACGTAGCCACTTTTTATCATGGTGTCAGGTTTCTTAAGAATGCTTGGTAAGAACTTTTTGGCTGAAGTCCGTGAAATACTTTTTCTTGCCCGTTTATGCTCATGATTACAGTAGGCACCGAGGTTATCTTGTAGTCAACCATAACCTTAGGGGCAACATCTGCGTCCAAGTATACGAACTCTACGTCGTTGTACTCGTCAGACAGGCTTTCCATCATAGGGTGAAGGAATTTACACGGCGCACACCAGCTTTTCGCTCCAAAATACAGTACATGGTTAGGTTGAAGTGTGGGAGGGATTCCGTCTAGTTCTTTCATCTCTTATCATCTCCAGTGCGTTTTCCGCAAGTTCAATATCTTCAGGGTGAGTGTCTATGTAACGAGAGATCAACCTCTCTGCTATCTCATATGGATTTTTGTTGTAGTGTTCCCAGAACTTCTCCTTTCCCCAGCTGTGCCTCTGGTAGAGGTGGATACCGTGGTCAAGCGGTAATGCACCGAAATCGAACTTGTTTTTCCGCCCTCCGGAAAACTTCCTGAGCAACGACTCGTGGTGGAGGTCTACGTTGTTCGTGGTTCCTGTGATGCAGCACGGCTGACTTCCCAAGAACATCAGGTAGCTTTTGCTCTTAAACATTGTCTAGTACATATTTTTTGGCAGCCTCAAACACGTCAACCTCAGCCAGCGCCTCTAGTATCTTGTCTCTTCCGTTGAACTTTCTATCTTCTATGCCTGGGAGCATACCTTCTGGTAAGGTGTACCACGCACCACCTCGTACAACGCCAAGAGCTTCACTGTTATCTGCACTGGTTATGATAGTGGCCAGCTCATCTACGATGTCAATATAGCCGTCAAAATCCATCGTGTAAGTAACCGTTTTACCGGGTGGGCTCATCTTATTCTTCTCAACGGTAGCCGTAACATCGACGTGTGTTGCATCCCCGCGCCCGGCTCTGATTTTCTTTGCTTTAAGCTCGATAATCATAGTCGAGTGGAACGTCAGAGCGTGCCCACCTGGAGCCACAGGCTTCGGGGCATAGATGTTCAACGAGTCACGCAGCTGGTTGGTAAAGATCATCCACACTTTGTTTCGTGCAACCGGCCCGTTAAGCTTAGGCATGAAGTCAGACATTATCTTTGCTCGTCTTCCCATGTTAGCATCTCCAAGCTCCCCGTCCACCACAGCCTTTATCGGGGCTCCAGCAACAGAATCGAAGACTATCATATCAAACGAGCCAGAGTTGGCCATTTCGATAGCAATCTCCCCCGCTGTCTCTAGGTCGTCTACCTGAACCCATGCAACAGCGGCCATGTCTACGCCAAGCTGTGTTGCCCACCTAGGATCTAGTGCATACTCAGTGTCGATAAAGGCAGCCGTTCCGCCTTTTGCTTGCAAGTTAGCGATAGCCTTCAGAGCGTGGGTCGTCTTACCCGAAGACTCCCACCCTGCTATCTGTACAATCCTACCCCTGGGATATCCGCCTATACCAGTGGCGATATCAAGCACTAAGCTCCCCGTAGAAACAACATCAACAACATGCTCTACATCTCCGAGCTGAAAACTCTCCCCATAAGGCTTTTTTTCTAGCTTAGCGAGAAAGTTTCTGATGGTCTTGGGGTCTTTAAGGTGAAGGCTGAGATCGGAGTCGTCAACTTTCATCACCATCAGCTACCTCTTTTCCCGATCAGCTCTAGCAACCTTTCGTAGACCGCTCTCTGAACAATAAGTGGAGCATTAGAGTCATACTTACCCATAGCCATGACTTCCTGCACAGCCGTCTCTCCTAGCAGCTTGTCACTGTCCGACAAGTCAGACGAACGGATGTCTTCGAGAAGTGCTAGTATGGCGTCTTTGGGGTCTGACCTAGCAACTGGTAACGCCCAGTCCGGCATCTCGGGAGGTTCTACTACTACGTTTCTCTCTATCTTCGCTCCCTTGAGTCCCTTCAGGTCATACAAGTATGCCCCCACACCGAACTTAACCGCCGCTCTTTTAAGGGCATCAGAAGTTGCACCCTTAAGCTGGTCAGCGCTGCTAGGAGCGCCTATGTCGCTCTTGGTGAGCCCAAGGATGGTTAGATCACACTTTATACCGCCGTACTTGTGGGTTACGTGGTCATACCTGTAATTCCCGTCGTAGCTGGGCTTGCTTACTGTCTTACCCTCATCGTCTAGGGCATAATCCCTAGTATCTTCCAGCAGGACGGTACTGTAAGAGTCACTCCAGTTCTCTGCTCCTACAACACTGTTGAGCCTAGCGGCTACTACCCTTGCGTCTATGTAAACCAACACGGAGCCACGGCTCCCTGGTCTGAAGCTTATCTCAGATAACTCAAAAGGCTCAGCCAGACGGTTGTAAACCCAGTTATCGAATTTCAATGGTAAACTCAAAGTCATCTCCTTAGGTGCCTAGTATAGCACAGACCCGCTCGCGGGTCAACGGTGGGTTCAAAGGTCTCGAATTCGAGACCTTTAATAGCACAGACCCGCTCGCGGGTCAACGTCCTCAGAAGGTCGAAAGAACTTCGTCCCTCAGAGCAAACTTGCCGAACTCTTTGTAGAACATCAGGTCTCTCACGAACACCGGCCCGTTACGCTGCTTAGCAACCTCAAACTTAACCGGCACTTCTACCTGGTCTTTCAGGTAGGCATCTATGTTCGCAATCTCTGCTATGCTTGCGATGTCTGGATACATGAAGGCAACGATAGAAGCGTCTTGCTCCAGAGAACCAGAATCTCTCAGGTCTGCTAGGTTAGGTGTACCACCCCTCTTGACTACCTCACGGTTAAGCTGCGCAGCTATCACTAGTGGTATGTCAAGCTCGCTAGACACGTTCTTAAGCTCTCGTGATATGGTAGACAGCTGGTCGTTTCTGGTAGCCCCAGCGGTGCCCCCGATAAGACCGATGTAGTCTATGTACACTACATCACACCCATGTTCGTATACGAGCTTACGTATCTTCTGTATGACTGTGTTAACCGTGAACGGGCCTGAATCATCTAGGAACAACGGCATCTCGCTGTACCACATCAAGGCTTCTTTAACAGCATCAGTAAGTTCTTTCCTCTTAAGAAGCTCCTCTCCGTTTACCTCTATCTTAGAAGAAACTAAGCGGTTCATAAGCTTTGGCACAGACATCTCCATGGACAGGAAACCCACGCTTGCCCCTATCTCTAGGTTGCTTCTGACAGACTGAAGCAGCATGGCCGACTTTCCTACGCCAGGACGAGCTGCAAGGTACGATATCTCCTTGGCGTCAAAGTCAACCAAGCGCGAGTCTATAGATTCAAGTCCTGTATATTTCAAACTAGTCCTTTCTCTTGTAACCATCTCCATGTAGGATGATATAAGGGCATCACCTGAGGAAAACTCCTTCTGTACATCCTTGGAACTTACCTGGTGGATTAGCGATGCCAGCATCGTTGTGTAGTCGGATAAGTCGCCGTCTCCCTTCTTGATGGCGTTGTCTATCTTCTTAACCCCAGATTCTAGCAGGCGGTACCCAGAAAACTCGGACAGTTGAGTGACGAACGCTACGAAAGCAGTAGCATCTACTCGGTATGACAGCATGTCATTGATCTCTGACTCTGTTATGCCAGTGTGTCCTCTCTTGTAGAGAGAATTCCACACTGTCTTGATGTTTATATCCAGCCCAGATTCAAACAGCTCTACCATAGCTGAGTACACAGCCGCATTCCCTGGATAGAAGAAATCATCTGGAGTCAGCACAGACGCTGCTCTGGTGAACAGCTCTGGCGAGTACATCACGGTTCCTAGTACAGATAGTTCGGTTTCTTTTGAGTTAAGCATTAGTCCTTTCTTCATCTATAGGTACAAACTCATCAGACGCCACATCAAATTTCCATGCCGGTGCTGACGTTCTGAGGCGTTTCAGGTTTTCATCCGCTGCACGACGCTTATCCACGAGAGCCTTCGCCCGTTGCAACCACGGGTCATTCTCTATATTATCCCAGATGCTCGCATGAGAATCATCCGCCTTCTCTGCCGCTAGCTTTTCATCTTGTATGCGGTTAGCCTCTCGCTGAAGTTCGGAAATACGCTTAGCTTCGAGCATCTCCTGGTAAAACTTAGCATTCTGCCTCACCAACGCCATGAGGTTTCTACCACCCTGCGACAGGAAGTCTAGTGACGACCCACCCTCGCGCACCACCTTGTGCAGAGTCCACAAGCACTGCTCGTGCGAGTACTCTTTCAGCAGGGAGTTCTTGTACGCGCCCACCACAGTCGCATAGAACTTCTTGGTAGAGGTGGCCACGACACCGGTTATGTCCTCGTGTAGAGCAGCCCACAGCCCTGCCAAGGCGACGTGAGGATTCTTGGGGTTCGGGTCATACGCAGAGACGGCGAAGGAGAAGCGCGGGTACTTCGGAAAAGCCAAGCCCGGCTCACGAGACGCTAACACTTGGTTGATTAAATGCAGTGACGTACCGTCTGCATAAGCTTCACGCGCAACCTTAACTGCGTCGTCGTTCGTCTCTGCATCACGTATCCTTTTGGAATAATCAGTGGATGACACGGTAGTGGCATCCGAAATAGTCGCCCCTGACGGCGTTTCCTCGGTTTTGGGTGAGTTAAGGTCCTTTATTCTTTTCTTATCTATTCTAAGGGGCTGCTCCACACTAGATTTATCCCGTGCAGCACGTGATTTCTTCACAGTTTCCGTAGGCTCGGTTCTGGAAAAATTTTTCTCAACGCTTGGAAATATTTTTCCGAGGAAGGCCTGTTTCTGCTTAGGCGGGGCTAGTTTCTCAACCAGAAAAGTCCTGAATTCCACCTCATCTCTTTCCAACCAAGACTCCCATGCGTCTATGAAATAACCCTCGTGGTCGTCGCCTACTGATAGCCCTAGCGAGCTGCTCTCAAACCTCAGCCGTTTCCCGAGCAAAAACAGCCACCCATCTGCAAACGCATCACGACGTATGAGCTTCAGATCCTCCAGTGTAGACAAGTGGTTGTTTATACTCTTAGGCGTAAATCCCGTGGCCTCACACAACTCATCTAACGAGAAGTAAGCTGGTAGCCAGCCGTCGTCGTACAGAGATGCTACACGTGACACCCATCCCTCGCTCTTGTACTTCAGGGATTTTTCACCCTGTCTCCAGACACGTGTGAGTAGTAACCTGTACACACCACCTACCGACGCGCTGTCAAAAAACCTCAGATACTCTGGGGTTCTAAGAAGCGAATACGGTGTTATGAGGAACGGTTCGTTTATCTGCTTTCGTGACATTCTTCCCTCCGGTTGACACTAGTACTGTATAGTGCTAGAATGGTTTATATATGACTGAATCTTATGTACGCGGTAAGGATATCATCGTTGCCGTAGATATCGCCTTGAACAAAACAGGCATAGTAATCATGTCCGGGATGACAGTAGTAAGAAGTGATGTTTTTACACTGAAAACATCTGGAAACTATCTTGACAAACTCGATAAGATTCATGCTTACTTCTTAGAATACTTCGACGAACTATTTAAGATGGAGCCTAACAGCATAGAATTAGTCTTAGAAGGCCGACTTTCGCGTGGTTTTTCGGGTAATGTACTTGCCTCTATAGAAGGAGCCAGAGTGACCACCTACCTTTCTTTCCATGCTAAGCTAAGAGAATATGTGAATGGTGAGAAACCTAAAGTTTTCATATACAGCCCCGGCACCGTTAAAAAATTCTTCGCTGGGAGAGAAAACGCCACTAAGTCAGCCATGCATACCGCGGTTGTCTCACGGTTCTCATCCTTGAAGAAGATAAAATTCCAAGAGGATGTCTATGACGCTATCTACTTAGGGTTATATCACCTATCCGGAAAGGAGAAAAAGAAGAGTGATACTAGACGAGGTAAAAAAGTATCCTGAGCTTAGCGAGATACTGATAGACCGTGATAAACTCCTGAGAAGCTTAGGCATAGATATGGTCACACGCGAATATATCGTCCTAGCCGAGCTTACGATACCAGAGCTGCAAGACCTACAGATTAAGTCTCTGATGTGGTCTGAGACGGTGAACGAAGCACTCAGCACAGCTGAGCTTCTTAGGGACAAGCAAGCTGGAGAAACAGAGCGTATCGCCTCCGAAGTCATAAAAAACATGATGTCTATGGAGACTGAGTATAAGGTCACAGAGGCTAAGGCACACGCTAAGGCTTCTCCTAAGGTTATCGAGGCTTCAAACAAGCTCAGCACCTTAGTCGCATACTGTAAGTTCTTAGACAGGCTCAGGGAAACCATAGATAAGTACCACTACACCGTAAAAGGTCGCACACGTAAGATGGACGAGATAGAAAGGAAGTACTGAGTTGAGCATACAAGACGCAAGAGAAAAGCTTGAGTTTGCAGAAGCGCACCCAGATATATTCGATCCAGTCAAGGTTCTAGACAAAGGGTTCGTAAGACTCGTAGACTGGTACGGCACCGACTCGCGTATCGCTGAGGCGGCGCGTGTGTCTTACAAAGGTGGCACCAAAGCGGTGAGGAACGATGCCGGTCTGGTTGACTACCTCATACGTCACTCACATACTAGCCCTGTAGAGCAGGTTGGCGTGACCTTCCACATCAAAGCCCCTATATTCGTGGCTAGACAGCTCTTTCGACACAGAACCAGCTCGATAAACGAGATAAGCGCTCGATACTCGGTTGTGGAGGAGGAATTCTATGTTCCAGCAAAGGCAAGAGCCCAAGATTCAGTCAACAAGCAAGGGAGTGTCTTCGACGAGCGTCTGAGCAGCCCTAAGATGAAGGCTATCGTTGAGGAAGTGGACAACATCTCTTACTCTGCGTATAAATCTCTGCTGAAAGAGGGCGTAGCGAGAGAAATGGCCAGGATAGTGCTCCCGGTTAACCTCTACACGGAGTTCTACTGGAACCAGAACCTACATAACCTTCTGCACCTCATACGGCTCAGGGTTGACGAGCACGCACAGTGGGAGATACGTCAGTATGCCGAAGAAATGTACCTGACGGCTAAGATATTGTTCCCTGGGGCGGTTTCCTCATGGGAAAACCACACCAAAAACTCGGTAAAGCTGTCGGGACATGAAGTAGAGATGCTTCATGAGACACTTACTCCAGACATCTTAGAAGCATTGCTGGAAACTGTTGAAAAAAGTGACCTTCCTTCTGGCATCAAAAGGGAAACTTCGGAAAAGTTTAAAGCCCTGGTGAAGTGATGGACGAGATCTTTGCTGGGCTAGATACTGTCCTGAAGATAGTAGACACAGACTCTGATGTCTTGATACAGTCTTTCGGGACTAAGCTCTATGTGGCCTCGAACAACGAATACCACGCAGCGATACATGAGGTTGTTACTGATACAGAGCCATTCCGTATAGTCTTGGAAGGAGAAAGTGCAAAACAGCTCCACAAAGCATTCTACGGTGGTAGCATCTCTGTAGACGACAACATACTTACTGTAGACAGCGACGGGTCGTCTGCTGAGTTCCTCGGTCTCACAGGTAAAGAAAAGCTTACGGTCAAACGCTTAGGAGCTAAGTACACAGCAGATGACCCCGTAAGTATCGAGCCGACAGAACTACTCAGATTGTTTTCCGAAACAAAGCACGCAGCAGGCAGCCGTGATGTAGGGGATGTGCGCTTCACTGGGTATCACATCTGCATAGGTAGCTCGACTTTAGAGGTCATGGCCACTGATGGGAGTGTTATATCCTTGACAGATGCGAAGGCTACCTACCACGGAGACGACGCTCACACCTTAGTGGTTGGGGAGGAGTTCTCGGTGGTTCCTGCTCTGATGCCAGGGGCTGAAAAAGCACTGTTGGCCTGGAAGGAAGGTACTATATCGACTACCTTCACTAAAGGTAAAGAGACCTTGAGGGTAGTTTCTAACATCATAGCCCAGTCACCGATACTTTACCAAGAAGTCGTAGAAAAAACCGTCAGTGCGAACACCAACGAGTATATCATACCTCGCTCAGACTTCGTTACCGCACTCAACAAGGTAATATTCTTCACCGGAGACGACCAGAAGCAGAGGATAGACATCGAGGTAGAGGGCTCGGTCTGTACTTTCAGGGCTAAGAACAACAAAGGTTCTGTCACAGCGATTTCTGCCATAACTCCGCTGGTTACTGAGCACGAAAAGCTTAAGTTCGGGATAAATCTTACATACCTTCTAGCGTTCCTGAAATCAACGAAGTACGAGGACATACACCTGTGGGTTAACACCGACAAAACTCCGATATTGTTTACTACAGGCACAGGAAAGGAGATAATCGCCGTTTTCAACACTTGACAGCCAAAAGGATACCTGCTATACTAGCGTCATACCCACATTTGGGTGAAAGGATAAAACATGACAAACACACTTGAACGTCAACCATCAGCTTCTTCTCTCACACTACGTGAGAACTTCGACGCATTCGTCGCAGCCTTTGAGGACGAGTTCCGTGCACAAGCAACAAAGAAGAACGAAGCCTCAGAACGCAGGATGCGTAACCTACTCCGTAAGTTCACCAAGCAAGTCTACGAGCCCTACAGGGACACGACACTCGGAAGGAACCGCGAGTAACCACCTATGAATGACGTAACTTTGAGTGGGATTATAAGCGGATCGTTTCAGGAGTACGGTAACGACGGAATCCTGTTTAAGGCTGTTGTATCGGCTGGCAGTAACAACAGCGATGAATTCACGTGCTTAGCTTTCAGCAACAACGCCTCCTTCATCAAGCACAAGGGTAAGAGTGGTCAGCGCATCGTTTTCCAAGGCAGACTAGGTAGCGATAAACTCGGTACGGAAAACTACCACAGTGCCCTTACTGTGGGTCGAGTCCTTGCGATAACTGACTCCGACAACGGTACTGACTCTGCATCTATCGTAGTCACAGGAGAATCCGAAGTACAGGATATCCGATACGTTGGGCAGAAAGAGACACCGTTGGTTCCCATCAAGATGACCAACCTCAGAAGCTTCCGAGGACGAGACGGGCAGACCAACACTTACAAGACATTCATCGGTGCCTCCGCATGGTCTGACAGGGCTGTGGCATTAAACGCTTCGTCTCCAGAGGGTGTCTACCCGCTGGTAGTCTCAGGATTCCTGAGGTCTAGGAACTACGAGAACCAGGACGGCGACACCATCGAAAAGATTGATGTATGGGTGCAGGAGGTTCTACAGGGAGAAGGGCTCTTCGGTGACGAAGACTCCTCCCCGGCGGAGACTTCTAAGCTCGAGAAAAGCAGCAAAACCGAGAAGAAAGAGCCACGACGCGCTGCCGTTGACGACGCTCCTTTCTAAACACGAGGGTAATTCCCTCGTAGACTCGCAGACTGATTGCCTCCACGTGGCGCGAGTTGGGTCAAGCTAAACATCAGTACGGTTCGTGGTTGACACCCACACTGAAAACCGCATGGAAAAGGCACTCGCTCAGGATAATGGTTCAAATTCTTCCGATAAATAGCACTCGACTAGGTGGAAGCCCAAACAGAGTGTGGCGGGTGCCTGGAACATGCACGAGAAAGGGGTAAGATGCTAGTAGGTATATCGGGCAAGAAAAGGGTAGGGAAAGACACATTCTACCAGCTGTCAAAAAGCCACTTAGAACACAAAGTTCCAGGCATAAAAGTAAGAAAATACTCCTTTGCAGATGCAGTTAAGCAGTACGCTGTAACATATTTTAAAACTAACCCAGAAGATAAAGAAGTAACTAGGTACATACTACAGGGCATCGGACAGATGATGCGAGATGTTGTACGTAAAGACTACTGGATAGAGAAAGTACTTAACCTGTACGAACTAGATGTGCTAGTCGGAGGTGTTGACGTAGGGTTTGTCACCGATGTACGCTACACAAACGAAGCTGATATCTTCCACGACGACGATCTGTTGGTCAGAGTCACAGCACCCATCCTCCACTCAGACCCCCACCCCAGCGAAACAGCTCTGGATAACTATCACTTTGAGTACATGATAAACAACGATGGAACACTAGAAGAGTACAAAAGAAAGGTGGAAGAATGGACGGACAAGATGATACTCCCCAGATTGATGAAGTAGCCGCTATGCAAAACACGATACTAGCAATGGTGACCGGTGAAACTCCTGCACCAGGTAGGTCTGTAACCAGTGATCTCATAACTCCCAAGATAACCTTCGAGAAGCTTCTAGACACAGCGGTGATTCCAACACACCACGGTGAGTCTCAGCACGACAACGTAGGCATGGACTTCTACGCCGCTGAAGATGTTAACTGGAGGCGGGTATTCCATGAAAACACCGTTGGTCATGCAGATGTCATCCAGAAGTCTCCTTCCATAGTCTCTGTTGCACTAGTGCGCACCGGGTTGCGTGTAGCCCTACCACCAGGGATGCACCTCAGGTTTGCCTCGCGGAGCGGGTTAGCTACAAAGTCACTTGTCTATGCATTTCCCGGGACAGTAGACTCTTCGTTTCGCGGAGAGCTTATGATACAGCTTCTTGCTTTCGGAACGCATCCGCCCTACCTGAAAGCTGGGGCTAAGATCGCTCAGGGGATAGTTTTCCGAAGCGAAAGCTATAACATCTTCGAAGGTAAGGTCTCTCTAGATACATCCCGTGGGGAGGCAGGTTTCGGGAGCACCGGACTGTGATGCCTATCTACGACTACAAGTGCCGAGAATGTGGTAACATATGGGAAGTAGAACACTCGATATCGGTGGATGACGCTGTGGAAGAACTAGGACTGAAATGCCCAGAATGTGGGTCACAAGACATCTTCAAGTACCTGGGCAAGCGCAAGAGCCTTACAGTCAAGTTTATCGGCACTGGGTGGTACATCAACGATTCAGCTTTAGAAGCCGCTGGGATGCCAGAAGCTACCAGAAACAGCCCGGAGACCAAGAAGCGTTTGTTCAGAGACTGAGGAGGGTTATGTGCTGTCAGAGATACTAGAAAAAGTTGACTTCGTTGCCCTCGTGTCACGAAAAATCTCTCTAACAAAGACCAAGCCAGATTCTTACAAGGGGCTTTCTCCGTTCACGAACGAGAAAACCCCAAGTTTCTTTGTGAACGCTCACTCTAAGACGTGGTATGACTTCTCTGCTGGTAAGGGCGGGGGAGTTATCGACTACGTGATGCAGACAGAAAACATCTCTAAGGAGGGTGCAGTTGCCTTCTTAGCAGACCTCGTAGGCATAGAGATAGAGCAGAACCACCACCTGACTCCACTGAGGAAGATAGTCAAACTGAGCTACGACTTTTTCCTAGAGCACGCGGAGCAAGCTTACCCGTACATGAAGTCTCGGGGGTTTTCTGTAGACACGCTGAAGCGCTACGGGGTGGGATTCGCCCCGGACGGAAACAAGACACTTATAGACCATCTTCTTGCGGCTAAGTGTAAGTCAGACGACATAGTTGCAACTGGAGTCGGGTACATCAACAACGGAAGGCTGCTGTCTAGATACCAAAACAGAGTGGTTTTCCCGATAAAAGACGCCTATGGCACTATAGTTTCGTTTACGGGCAGGGCAACCGACGCAACCCATCACGCCGCACCGCGTTACGTCCACGGTGCTAGCTCTCCGATATTCCGCAAGAAGGAAGTCGTTTGGAACCTGAGCAGCGTAAGAAACCTTATCGCTGAGCATAACATGGTTATCGTGTGTGAAGGTCAGATGGATGCGTTGTCTGTGTGTGAAGCCGGTCTTCCTGGCGTGGCGATACTAGGTTCCAACCCCACCAACGAGCAGATAAAACTGCTTGCTGGAGCAGCAGCAAACATCTACTTTGTCTTCGACTCTGACTCTGCTGGTGAAAAAGCGCTGCTAGAAGCCTTCAAGGTCGCAGAAGACACTGGGGTAGACTCCGTTCTGTACTCTATAGTGCTCCCGGAGAAAGAAGACCCCAACTCGTACTTACAGTCACACTCCACGGAAGACTTCTTGTCATTAGTAACTAACGCCAGGTCAGACACCTCTGCTATCATCCGTGCACTCATCAAGAAAAACTTGGGAGCTAACCGCACCAGAAGCCAAGTAGCTAGCGCTGTCATACGCGAGCTAGCGCCTTACGTTCAGAGTAAGCTCAGCTACCGTGGTTTAGACTTAGTAGAGCGAGCTTCTCAGGAGTTCAGCATAGACCAGCGCCAGCTACAGCAGATGATCCAGTACAAAAACGCCGACAAAGTGTCTGCACTGGATCTGGATAAGATGACATTCCCAGCACCGATATATGAAAGACGCATACTCTATTTCGTTCTAGACAACCCTAGTAACATCATAGAGTTCAGGAAAAGCGGGATTTCTTACCTAGACTTTGAATCCTCGCTCGTGAGCAAGGCCTTAGAAACAGTTGACCCGACCATGGACTCAGCTGCTGTGTTCGACGCCTTGAAAGACGCCCTTGAAGAGGAAGAATACTACACGATACTGGAGTTTTACTCGAAGGGTCTAGACGGGTCGTTCACGACAGCGCTAGAGGTCATGCGGGGGATGGTGCTCAAGAGAACCAGAGACGCTAAGAACGATTTCCTCGGGAGGTCTACGCCAGACACGGACTTCATCAGAGAGAAAAGGCGAGAACTTAAGGAAAAGTTAGGAGCAAGATGAACACAAAAGATTACCTGTTCTCTGCGTCCTCTTACAAGGAGTACCAGCAGTGTGGGTTAAAATTCCGCTACAAGCGAGTAGATAAGATTCCATCTGGCGACGAGATCTCTCATCACAGATGGTTTGGACGGATCGTGCACGACCTGGTTTACATCGGTCTAGCCGAGAGGAACGGCAGCAAAGACTACACCCTCAGAGACAAAGCTCAGAAGAGGTATGCAACCTCTCTGGTGGCCGGGATATGGGACACACGACCCAAAGACGAGACGGCTAAAGCTGTCATGGAGGGGGCTGGGGATAAACCAGAAAACTTCTTCCCCGGTAAGATACAGTCTTTACAAGGCACTCCCTCGGCTATAGAGAAAGGCTGGGAAAAACAAGCCAGAACTATGGTAGGAAACGGGATAACTGCCCTAAGCCCTATCCTCAACGATATCATAGAGATAGAGGCTAAACTCCTCTGGAAGTGGCACGACAGACGGTTCATAGGGTACGTGGACATCATATCCAAGGAAGACGGCAAGATTCACTTCTATGACCTGAAAACCGCCTGGAACAAGCCCGGCAAGAGCCTAGAGAAAGACTTTCAGTTCTACAGCTATTCTCTGGCTCTGAAGGAAAAGTATAACCTAGACTACTACCCGACAGGACACTGGGTACATCTCAAAGACGGGTCTGTGCTAGATTTTGATGTAACGCAAGAGATAATCGACTACCACGACAAAGATGCAGACCAGCTGTTCGAAAGGCTAGAGAACGATGTATTCCCAGCGAGCCTGGGAAGCCCGTTATGCAGGTTCTGCGACTACAGAAACCTGTGCTACGGAGAAGATTTCGACTGGGAAGGGTGGAAACCAACGCTATGGTGATAAAGGGACTCAACAACCATGTTATACTGACTCCGATACCCAACGAAGAGCTATGGGGCGTTGCCGTGACTGCAAACAAAAACCTGGGTATAAGCCCAGGCGATAACGTCTTGTTTGCTTTCGGTAGCTACTACGAGTTCTCAGTGGAGGGGACGGCATACATAGCCGTGCCAGAAGCTGATGTAGTAGCGCTCGTCTCCACCTAGGGTATAGGGGTCTGTGTACCCCTGTCGCTGCCCCCACCATTTTTCTTTTGTGGCGGGGTATCCTTACCACCCTTACCGTCTTCGTATTCTTTCTGAGCCTTCTCAAGCTCTGACAGCAGGTCGTCTATCTTCTTCTCTCTAGCCGCTTCTTCTTCCGTGGGGACATAAGCAATAAGCTCCCCACGGTGTTTTTCTATCGTCTCTCTTATGATCTTGGCGGTCTGGGCTTCTACGAATTCTTGCAGCTTAACTGGGTCTATAACAGCAGTACCGTCTTTCTTCTCGGCTGTTCCTAGTTTGTCTAGAGCACCGAAAAGCCCCTTGAGCACTGGTGCAATATACGGAAGAAACTTAAGTATAAGACCTAGTATGGCGAATATCTGCATATTATCATTATCTCCTTATCTCCCATGTTTTAGTTCCTGCTGCGAAAACCTTAGCAACACCCCTCGACTTGAGGAATGTTTCAGCGTCTTCACCATCATACTCCGGGAACATAGACGAAATCTTGTGCTTCTGAAACTTCTCGCGTGGGTATAGCTTACCCCTGTAGGTGAAATAAAGAGTGTACGGGAACGACCCAACCAGAGAAAATCCGTTAGAAGCGTACACATTGCCCGTAGCATAGCGGTTAGCAGAGTGTGTACGTATCACAGAGTCAGGTACTGCGCTTAGGAGCTTGGAAAATCCTCCGATCACCTGGGTGTTTACCTTAGAGACGAACCTGTCGATGGTTTTTATACCGCGCCGTGTCGATAAGCCTAAAACTGATACAAGGTTTCCCTCGTGCGTTAAACCGAGCTTGGTTTTAGAGTTAACAGCGCCCTGAAGGTGGTTATCACGAAGGAAGTTTCTATAGTCACTGGATGACAGCTCTACCAGCTTGGTTTTTCTGCCATATATCCTCTCTTCAGTGTGGCCTAGGGCATGGGAAACCATAGATCTGACTATATCTGGTTTCTCTAGTATCTCATAGTCAAAAAACTGAAGCAACGTCACACCACGAGCCTCGGCAGCGTCTTGTTTTTCTTGGTGGTATCTCTTACCCAAGAAACTGTGCCAGTATGCGCCATCTACTTCGATTGCAACTGACTTCTCTGGGATGAATATATCCAGTTCCATACCGCCTAGAACACTACGGTCGTTTATAACTGTGTCAACCCCCAAGCTCCCTACGAAGTCAAGAAGCTGGTTATGTGGCTTAGACACACGCACAGACCGCTTCTGGTGTCCTTTGCCTTCTAGGTGGTTGCTAGCCGTCTGCCAAAAGTCGCCGTAGACAGGACAAGTTATAAGTATCTTGTTCCTCGCGCTGCTGTAGTCAGACTTAGAGTAGTCATAAGTATCACCGTGCACACCTACTGCTCTTCCGATAAATTCTTCACGAGAAAGAGTCCTTTTTTCTCCTGATTTCTCGTAACCTCGTACACGGTGTCCTCTACCCTTAAGTAACTCATTTGGTAAAATCCAGAAGTCTCCGTGCTCTGGGTCTGTTACACATACCTTAGTCTTCGCATTGATGTAGCTGGTTTTAGAATAGTCGTAGAGATACCCATGTACTGCCTTAGCTAGGCGTATAAACTCCTCTTGTGACCTGACGTTCTTGTCTCTAGAAGCTTCAGACCCTCTGCTCGGATGCCCTCTACCCTCTAGGTGATGATGAGCTGACTGCCAGAACTCGCCATAATCCGGGTCTATGATACACACCTTAGAGAACGAGCCAGCATAGCTTACCTTAGAGTAGTCGTATAGTCCGTTATGCACCTCAGAGGCGCGAGCTATAAACTCTTCTTGAGACATAGAGATACGATTTACATACCTCTCTCTGTTACCGTTTCCAGAGAGGTGTTTGTTGGGGGTTTGCCAGAAATCTCCGAACTCAGGGTCGGTGATGCACACCTTAGTTTTAGAATTTACGTAAGATACCTTGCTGTAGTCATAAAGATCTCCGTGCACCTCACGTGCTTTTTCTATGAACTCTTCAGTTCCCATTATCTTTTATTCTATCACTACCGACACCGCATGTCAAACAAAAAGGCGGCCATTTCTGACCGCCGTGAGGAGGGGGAGAAGAGGTTACTCTCTCTGAAGCTTAACTATCTTCGAGGCAGTAGAAGCGGCAACCTGACGCTCGTTCTTCGCCATGCCGTTAGACATCAAGAAGGCGAACGCTGTGAGGGCAGCTGCTTGCAGGGCAGCCGAGATGCCGGAAGCTCCGGCTAGATATCCTAGCCCAAGATACCCACCGACACCACCGATTATAGCTGCTACGGCTAGCGAAAGCCACTGTGTAGCACGGCCTTCCGTGCCGAACCAGTCCTTACCAAGAGCCGTTAGAGCTTTGGTGATCCACGGTACTACAAGACCCACAGCAAGAAAAACGGTTTCTTGACTCTGGAACCAAGTTCTAGGGTCTAGGGTCACTGGAACAGCTTGGGCGATAGCAACGCCCACGAAGAAGACTGCTACAGTGATAGCAACGTATTTAACTATGTTTACGAAACTAAGCATACTTTAATACCTCCGGAAGTTACGGACGTTATACGCATCCGCTCCCTTGATTGTAGTACCGTCGTCAACGATGTCAACATCTGAAGGGGTCTGCATTGCACTACCATCCCAGATGTAGCCGTCGCGCACGAGTCCAGAACCAGCGCGGTTGATAGGCGCGATGTTCTCTGAAGGCGCGTAGCCAAGCCAACGCAGGAAGTGACCAGGAATCTCGATACCCTTGTCAGCCGTAAAGTCACCGGCAAACCCACCCTGTAGGTACACGTAGTCGAACAGCGGAAGCTGGTTGTACATGTAGATAGGCTGGAAGTAAGCAGTAACGGTGCTAGTAGAGCCGTCTGTGAGCTGGAAGCTACCGGTGAAGCTTGTAAGCTCGTTAACGTCGGATTCAGCTATACCCTTAGGAAGAACCTTACCGAATCGGTTATACCCAGCAGGAGCAAACTTCTCGATGTACCCTTGGTCAGTCCATGTAACCCTAGTTGCCTTACCTTCACCAGTCGGGCTGCCGGTGCTAACCTTGTCAACAATACCTGCACTGTCAAGGGCGTCGATATCACCGTCATACTGAACTAAAGTCCTCTGCTCTTGGGTAGAGTTGTTAGAGACCAAGTAAAGTAGGGAAACTTTCTTAAGGAGTGGAACTGTTATGATGGAAACAGAGGGTTTAATTCCGATGCTGTACGCACCAGGATCGTATCCCTTCAGGTCGTCTCTGCCGTCAGAAAAGACTGCCCAGTCAGCTGAGAAGGTTGACGGGAACGACTTATCTCCAGTAAAAGTGATTGCCGTGGCGCTCGGTGTAATAGTCCCGCCACCTGACACAGTGACCAAATCAATAACTTGCCCAGATGCTACTTCAACAACCTCGTCAAGGGTTACCGGAGTTGCTACCGTTACAGAGCCACTCAACACAACCTTCCCATCAACAGTAATCTGGTAGTCAGTAGTAGCGCTTGACGCGGTAAGTGTAGTAACAATGCGATGCAGTCCAGACGTAGCAGCAGTCTGAGGGAACGAAGTTCCTAGAGAAACGCTCTTGTCACCAACAACGTCACCTATGCCTTGCAGCCAGTGCTGCCCTTCTTTGTAGAATTTTCTGACCTTGTACTCGCCCGTCTGTACATAAGCAGTGTCAGTCAGGAATTGGAAATACTTCACGTTATCCTCCGTGTCGGATTGTTATGTTCTGTTAACCGACGCATACTCAGGTTGTTCCCCGAGGTGTATAACAAGTACGGGTTAGGTTGCGTCTTTTATATTTCAGGATACTACTATAACGAGGAAAAGTCAACCAGCTTCCTTCTCTAGGGAGATGTTTCGGTATGCTTCCATGCGTTTATCTCCTTTGTAGCCGGAAAAAACCAGCTTAAGGTAGTTAGAGATAAACTCCCAGAAATATCTCACAGGAAACCCGATAGACCCCAAGCGCCTCCACTGCTTGACGTGGATGTATTCATGCCGCATGATGTCGGGATCGTTCGCCTCTAGCGGTAACGCAAAGATACACTCACCGATGGTCTGACCACCGAACTGAGCGCCGCCGAGAATGCTAGAAACAACCCAAAGCTCTGCATCCCTGTGGGTTCGCTTCTCAGTCACTTTATTCCTGTAGAGGAATTTACCTATCTTAGTTGCTAACATATACCACCATCAGAACACAGTCACCCTTACCTCTCCGCGTCCACCAGCAAGACCCCTACCGCCGCCTCCGCCACCGGGAACAGCCCCCTCACTACCTGATACTGTGTTACCATCACCCTTACCGCCGTCACCACCAAACCTGCTACGTCCACCACTAGCACCAGAAGAGCTTAGTTGATTGGTAGGATACGACCAGCCACCACCAGCCCCACCATAGACACTATTCCCAGCCGAGCTACCACCGTAGACACCCCCCTTACCCCCCGCCCAATGCGAGGGTATCGGTAGTACGGGAATTCCAGGATGATAGGTTGTTCTACCCCCACCTTGCGCCTGAACGAAATTACCAAAATAGCTATGCATGACCATACCAGTCGGAAGGCCAACACCTATAGGTATAGAACCTGATGGTAATGAAGAAAGTGGTATCCATAGCTCTGCGTAGTCACCACCATCGCCCCCATTAGCACCCTTGCTCGGGTTGTAGCTTATGTCCCCCTTAGCCCCCGCTCCCCACAACTGTACAAATACCATAGTACCGATAGACGGTTTAGTCCATGTTCCGCTAGCAGTGAAAACCTGAAGTGTTGCCCTGGAGGAATCCACATATCCTTTGTTAGCGATATCCTCTGGGTGACTCGGGCTTGCTACTCTTGCCCGTCCGGACGAATCTCTTCGCACATACCTGTTTGGGAGATTTTGTGCTGAAGAAGCGAAGTACAGCCAAGCAACATTAATAAGATTATACCCCTGAGTGTTGGCGGCCATGTTACCGCCTGGATCCATGCCATCGGGCATGGAAACTCCATCCCAAGCTGTAGTTCCAGCTAAGAGTAGCGCTTCTCCTGCGTTTTTGTAGAAGCCTGGAGTTCTCCTAGCTATCCTGTCAGCGGTATTGGCTGCTGTTGCTCCGTGAGCACCCATATCGTTCATGTGGGCAGTCAAAGCACCGCCGCTACCAGAGATGCCAGCAACAGCACTGTCTACATAACCCTTTGTAGTTAGGGTATCTGACGGAGCGCCTGTCATGTTGGTTACTACGCTGCTGCTGTATCTGAGATTTCCAGAGATACCTGTATCCCCTGCTTTGTTAACTGGAGTGAAACCCAGCGCTCCTGATACACTAGAACTTATCCACCTCTGAGACCCAGCGTTGTATGCTAGAACGTTGTTCGCAGGTATGCTAGACGGCAAAGACACGTCTCTCAGATTTCTAAGCTCGTAACCAACCGCGTCGAACGCCGTAATGGATGAGTTGTACACTAAAACGTCCCCGTTGTTCAACGCCGGGACATCAGCCATGCTAGCAAGGGTGAGTGTGTCTGCTATCTGGAATGCATAATCAGGGTTGAATGTGTCGATGGCAAAAGAGCTAGCCTCGGTCAGAGTGAGAAACGAGAACCAGCTAGACTGAGACCTTGCCACGGGAAAATAGTCCCCGTCCAAGATATCGCGGTTATACCACGACGTTGGGTTATGCTCTACCATAGCGCGTATGTTCGAAGTTCCTGAGATGTCAGACCTTATAATCCCCGCAGAATAATACAGCTGAAAGGTATCGGGATTGTAACGATTCTTCTGCACAGAAAGCATAACATCTTTTTTGACGCTTGCGCCGTAAGACAAGGCCAGCATGACAGCATCCCCATACTTAGCGGAGGGGTCTGAAACCAAGACACTTCCAGCCTCAGTAGAGACATCCCCGACTGGAACTTCTGCGATTATATGCTCTGAACCAGTAAACACATAACTCAAGAGAACCACGCCAGCATAGTCACCGTCATAAACAGCGCCGTACCTACTAGAGTAGGTTACACCACCGCTGACGAAGTTTTCTTGTAACTGCTCAGCTGAGAGCACCAAGAACTCTATACCGCTTGTATCGCCTGGCGGGTCTCCAGCTACAGAAAGCTGCGACATCTGCGACGGAGAGATATTTAGTTTTATCCTTCCACGCGATGCATCAATGACCTTATATGTACCCGGGGCTGGATCTGGCGTGGAAGACACATCTTGCGGTACATATACATACTTAGGAGTTCCAGAATTAGTCCTAGACAGTATGATATGACCACCGTAATCTATACCAAAATTAGTATAAGGGAACTCTACCTCAGAATTATACGTACCAACGAAGTTATTTAGGGTAATTCCAGCAGATAGGAGTGTAGAGTCATACCTATGATTTCTGATGGGGGTTGGGTACTCTGCTCCTAACGATAGCTTAGACAGGAGTACGCTTTGCTCTCTGAATACAGAAGAGGAGCCGTATGAAAATGCCACATTAAGTGGATCTTGCGGTATGCCATTAAATCTTACTTCATAATACCCATATCTGTACGTCTGCCCATTGTCTTCTGTTTTTACTGGCTTGTAAGGTAAGGCACGTTTGTTCAGGAAATCATTAGATATCTTATATTTACCTGATTCTGTCTCAACATCAGTAGCAAGCACCTGCCACTCGTTAACCTGTGGAGTTCCTGTAGCTTGGTTTATAACCTCAAATCTATAGTATTCACCCTCACTCTTACCGAACAGACTCCCGACGGCCTTAACGCTAGGTGAAAATAAGTAAACTCCCTGCCCGTCAGGGCTCCCAGGGGCAGAGTATGCAAAAGCGTCATCACTGAAGTAACCGCCGTTGTTCTGGATTATGTTAGTGGAGAAACCAAAGTTAGCACCAAGGAATCCCCTTATATACTCAAGGAAATCGGTGAAGTTAGATGTCCCTAATGGAACTCCTTCGTAAGTGTTCAGCTTAGTTATCATATGTTAGTATACTTACTCCCTCCGGCGCTCGGTTCTACTACGATGACCTTGTTGACCTTAACGCCCGATGCAATAGTGTTGTTGAGGAGTGCCTTAAACGATGCCACCTGGAAAGCGTCGAGGATGACCCTGTAGTTATTATTTCTTACACGCAGAAAAGGTGAGGTAACCGGAAGTGAGAGCGTTTCACCAGTATATGATCTTACCACGTAAAGCTTCGCTGTAACTGGGCGAACTACGATAGTTATGCCATACAGCAAACTTCCTTTGTTTGACCTCAAAGGGGCGTCTAAAGTTGATGATGTTCCGTCAAAGACTTCCTTATAAGATTCCCGTATGTCAACCACAACATCCATCATAGCAGATTTAAACAGAAGGCGCAAAGCTTCACTTATGCCGTCTTTTGTGACGTTCTGTCTGATTGCGAAGAGTATCCTGATACGATATCCTTCGTCACCCTCCCCTGGGTACCTTGAAACATCAAACATGGAACCAAGTCGGTCAAGGTACTGACCATAGGCTTGCGGGTAGATTATGGGAAAATCCCCTTCGTACAGAAGCCTAAGATTGGATTTCTGTGTAGTAGCGTTAGTGATATACAAATTACCTAGTGTTTCCTTTACGGTAACCCTAGCTGAAGATATCCCAGAAGCAAGACTTCTGGTGAAGTTGTATAGAACGCTATCAGATCGTTTGCTACTCATCTAAATCCTCGTAGTGAAGAAAATAAGGTGGATACTTAGAGTAAAGACGCTCAACACTCGCAGATATCTCTGTTACCATCGACTGATATTCAGAATAGAACTCAAAGTAGATAGATGGCAATGTGCTGCTAGTTTTAACACCGGTAATTGTTTCTACCTGTCCCGGGTATGACTCTCTAGTCTTATAGGAGCCGTAGTCATTTATGTAAGATAAGTTAACGAATGAGTAGTCTTTAGTTTTTATATCATCAGGAGAAAACGCTGTTTCGACTTTCATATACACTCCGTAATAATCTCCTGGAGCTAAGTCTGGTACTCTTAGTCTGCTGTTAGCTGGAGAAAATGCCCTATTCCTCAGGTCGAAATATGCTGATGACCCATCAGGATTAAACGGGTACAGTTCCCCAGACGGGCTCAGCAACAAAGAAATCCGCACCTGGTCAAACAAAGAGGTTCTCGAAGAAGCGCCAAGAAGTATGTCATCGTTTGTAGTAAACTGACTGCCTTCGTATATAGTTATACCGTTTGGAACAGAGGATGTCACAGCCCTGTAGCCTATACCCCCACTCATAGAAAGATAGATATTTCTTCTTACTAAGTTCGGGATGCTGGTGTTGTTAACAATATAGAAAGCAGAGTACATCACACCAGACGACAAAGCGTTCTTGGATTCTATATAAGGAATTCCGCCAGCGGTAACCTTCGCAACCCTGAGCAATGATGGATCTGGTACTGATGAAACCGAGTAGTACGACTGGTATGAAGATATGTCAGCTGGTGACATGTCTCCGGTAACAGTAGCTGCTTTCAGCAACAGGGGCAGAGATTTTACTGAAGAAAACTTTACAGGGTACACAAAGAACTCTGATAACACCCTTGAGGTGCTTAGATATGCACGGTCACTCACACTGGTAGGTAATACCAAAAACTCGCTAGAAAGGGGCGGAGTTACGTTTATGGTAGCCGTTGACACAACCGCTGGAGACATTACGATCTCGCTGTCGTAGGCGGGTACCTCAGTAGTTCTAGAACTAGAGATTCCATAAACCATAAACCCAGATGATATTGTTGTACTTACAGGGAGACCAGTACCAAGAACGGGGCGTGAACGAGTAGATACCGAAGCCTCTCCGGTCAACATAGGAGCAAACAAAAAGGCTCCAGATCCCGGTAATAGTGTTAGCGGATAAACCAAGCGCTCGTCTACGAACGAGACTGGTGTTTCTCCGTGCCTCTTGGCAAAGAAGACAAACGACTCGTCCACTGTAGACGTATGCAGCTGTCTGTTGAGAAAGTCCGGTGAAAAAACTGAAGACCCACTACTGCCTAGGTAAGTCACTACATCTTCTGAAACAGAGAACACAACAACGTCGTCACCGCTTACCACAGTAAACGGAGATAAACTTTCGATGTTCTCTATCGCAGGAAGGCTGATGGTCTGCATAGTTTACATCAGAGCTTGAAGACGTTACCTGTTCCGCCATCCCACAGGATGGTTATGTTGCCACCGTTGGGAAGTATCGGGTTGAACCCTTCGTCTATGTAAACTACGGGCTGTCCTGAGGTATCGTCGTAGATTATGATAGCTCCCACTAGGTTCCCGGTGACGTTGGTGAACTCAGTACTACCTGCTGGGATGGTGGCAGTACCGTATGTGTCCGTGCCAACCGTAACACTGACTGCTGTGCCTACTACACCTGCCGGTACTTCCGTTGAAAAATCTGTAGCTTCAGCAAAATCTGGGGTGTTGTATCCACTGGCCTCTGTGTTAACCAAAGCAACTTTGTAAGCAGTACCAGTTGTTGTCCACGCCAAAGTCCCTGTTAAAAACTTTTCTCTGGCTTTTGCGTATAGTTGATTCGCCATGATCTATCAATCTCCTTTTCTTACGTTATAAATTTTATCCCAACTAATGGGGATATCGTAGTGTCAGGTAATGATACACTACCAAGCCTGAAAAGCTGTGTTGCACTAGATGTATAGTCCGATATGTACTGATACTGTATAGTGAGTGGGTCTATAGGGTAGGAAAGTCCTGGATATCCAAGCAGAGGCTCGGAAAACAAGTAGGACGAAACATACAAGAACTCTAGAGAGGTAAGTACCAGCCCAAAGTTGATAGTGGACACAGACACAAAATCCTCTGGTGTAACAGCAGACATGAGCGCTGAGTAAAAGGAAGAAAGTATCTTAGCATCCCCGAAAAGTATAGAATAGGTTGTGTTGCCCCCACCGGCAGGCACAGAGTCGTGTATGATGCCAACAGCGCCTTGATCGGTGGCTGTGGTAGCTACATAGTCACTACCTGAAAGTTTAACTGGAGTACCGTCAGCTATCGTTCCGGCTTGGGTGATATCTTCTTCGTAAGATGTAGCTACGGTTTTCAATGCAGCCAGATCATAGTCTGCTTTGTAGATAGTATACGTATCCAGAGTAAGCTCTTTAGAGATAATCAAGTTGAAGATGTTCTCTATACCGGGTATAGTTCCAACCCTAGACAAGACCTCAGAGTATTTAAGAGAATCCCCTGGGTTCTTGGTTTTTAAGTATGAGTTGATAGTGGCACTAACCTGTGTCATGATTGTAGATGTTGTTACTCCCACGGTTGGCTTGATTACCATGGAGAAGTGAGTCTTTATAAGGTCTGGAGACGATACTATCAAGTTAACCCCAGCTGCTTTCCATGAAGAATCCAGAGCTTTCTTTACCTCGTTTTTCTTAGACGGGGATATGACACCATCCTCGTTAGATACCAGCAGTATAGTTGTCCCTCTGGGGCTTACATCCGAAGTGAGGGTCTTGGCAAAGGTGATACCAGATATCTGCAAGGCTCCTGCTTCCAGGGCGCTTGGTGTGGCCTTAGAAAGGCTGGAAAGGTAAGCTCTGAGGTACGTTCTGTACTCCTCGTCGTTATCCTCGTCAGACCCACCAGCAACCATGTGTGAGGTTGGTATCTTATACTCTGAGGTAAGAACATCATCCGGATCAAATATAACAGTGTCACTTATCTGGTCGGGGCGCTGAGAAACCACCAACCCGTAGGTTCCAGCTACGAACTGCTCTATGTCGGTTGTATAGTTCGCACCCTCATCGTAGTCAGTTCCTCCGTATGAGAATGTCCTCAGGTAAAGGGTCTTGACAACCCCACCGTCTGTTATGGTTATAGACGGTACGGGGCTGTTAGAGATAGCATCCTTAAGAGTTATAACACTAGTATCTTGCGACATGTATTCAAATATCAATCCTGCTTGTTTCGTAACTGCCCCTGGCGTACCTATAGGCATATCAGAATATATAGCAACTATCGGGTTTCCGTCAACGTCTTGCTTTATCTCTACGAAACCACGAGGGGAGAAGTTATAAGCATTAACCACACTGAGCTTTCCACTGTTGTAACCGAGAAGGTTAGTGAATCTGCTGTAGAATGGGGCACTGGAAACCGGCTGACCAGACGAGAAGAATATTATACCAGGATTACTAGTGTTTAGAACGTTAGAAATTCCCGGAGGTGGAGACGGGAACGAGGTTATCCCACCTTCTATGATGTTAGTTTTCGCGCCGGTCAGGACAGCGGCAACCGGCAGTATCAGATACTGAACATTCCTGTTACCAAGGTCTATCAACGGCTCAACCGTATCTCCTTCGTTCACAGGGGTCAACACCGCATCGTCGTTACGGGGTTGAATCAGAGAAAAAACAATTCCTTCGTCACCTTGGTTGTTGAAACCGATGAATTTCGTTGAAGACTCAACTCCGCTCACAAACTTTCCAGTGTCGTAGTTGTAGTTAGCGTAACGAAGCTTAACAGACGTGGGGTTTGCTAGGGGGGATTCCCCGTACAGCACGACATACCCCATGCTCCTGGTAGCAGGAGACCTAGGCAGCTGGAATGTACCGTTTATCAGCTTGTCTAGGTAAGCACCAGACGCGGTAGCTATGTAAGCTTGTTTCTCTACCTCAGCTATGTCTCTGTGCACATCCTCCAAAGCCGCAGACACAGAAAATATCATATCGTGGACAACGGATCCAACAGAGAAGTCTGTAACTCTGCTCTGTATGCGCGAGTAGAACGCAATTATGTTACGCTTGATTTCACTTAGAGTCTTCACACTTGCGCTCCTGCGGATAACGACAGCTGTATAACTAGGTCGTCCACGCTTACCGGTGCTACATCGCACACCACAGACACAACAGTAGGAGACTCGAACTTACACACTACTTTTATGACAGACGCTGTGCGAGAGTCCTTACCTATCTCTTCTGCAACATCAGACGAGAGCTGGGCTTCAACTATGGATTTATTCCGGTAGCTCTGGCCGAGGTAACTATCCCACGGTACCCCGAACGACCTATCCGCTGGATGGTATCCGCGAGTCGTCATCAGTCTGTGCAGCAAGGCTTGGGCATAGTTAAGCACTCCAGAAACTATCATCATATCTTTAGACGGTAGGGAAGAAGAAGTAGTACGGATGTCGCCCTCTCCCAGCATCATGAGGTCTGTGCGAAAAATCCTTCTCCTCGCGTCCGAGGCAGACAGCCTAGATATCTGCTCTTCTATATCACCTATCAGCTCAGAGTTAGCAAAGGTAACATTCATGTTGTTGAAGGTTATAAGCCCCTTTGTACTGTTGAAGTCCACGAAGTTATTCTACCATACACAAGGTGATTATCACTCTTGCGCCTCTGCTGTGTACAATCCCTTGATGTATTCTCCGTTACCACCAATCTGATCGAAGAGCCTAGCGATCTTCTCTCCCGATGCAACTAAGCCCCCATCACCACCGACTATGATGATAGAAGCAGCAACAGCTTCATTTCCACCGTCAGGCTGTTTGTCGGGTAGCCCCAAGTTAAACCCGTAAGACACCAGGTCAGAAGAAAACTCGTTCATCTTTCCGACATATTGGAAGTAGTAGATACCAGAATCCGCAAGAGCGTTAGCTAGCTTGTTGGTAAGAGAAGTGGCTTCGTCGAGTATGCGCTGTGCGTCGTTAAGTATATCCGTAGCCGCGCCTAGTGCTTGTCCAGCGCGGGTGACTTCTTCTTGTGCTGCGGCTGCCTTCTTCTGGAGCCAAGCTACACCGTCTTGTGCTTTTCCTATGGCCGCTGCGTTCTCGTTCGCCTTAGCAGCGATTGCATCAGCCGCCTCAGAAAGCCCAGGAACTATGTCTGAGAAGGTTACTTTTCCTATATAGTATAACATCTATTCTCCTTTATGGTATAACGACATTCACAAACCCGTTTCCAGAAACCCCTGTGTGACTGCAAGTTGCACCACAGGCATCTAAAGCTACAACTTTACCGTTAACCTTGAAAAAGGACTGCCTGGTCTCTGAAACAGTCACACCAGAGTGGATAGTTAGGCCGCCGTCTGCCATATGCGCAGCTATGATATCCCCGTGGACAACAACAGGATTCCCGTCTATCCTAACATTAGTGTTAGATGGGGTAATCAACGAAGGATTAGGTGTAAACTCACCTACCCCAACGTTCAAGCCGTCACCGCCCACAACCACCTTAGGCATTATCTACGTCCACAGTAGTTCCTTTTATAGTTATTCCTTTTCCTGTTACAGCTATATCGGAATTTGCATCCCCCAAAGTAATAAGTCCACTACCACCGTCATCACCTATAACTATCGGCAACGTCAACCCAGAAGCAAGCCGCTTAACAGATACTCCTGAAACATCCTGAGTAATGCTATGCAACGGGGCTCCTGCAAGGTTTACTACAGTGGAAGACGACGGGATAGCGCTGTCTTCAGTGGTTATTATCTCGTTCAAGTTCTTTGCGAGCACGCTCTTAGTGACTTTAGCCGTGTTATCTATGGTTATATTTTCCGTGGTAGTTATCGTGTCACTCCCAACAAGCTCACCAACGCTGACCTTGTTGTACTCACTCCCTGAAGTAGATATAGTCTCTGTATAAGCATGAGGAGCACCAGGAGCAATGTGCTCTAAGTGAGTAGTCTGCACAGCTTCTGCGCCAGTCAGGGCTTGAGTCCATGTAGATGTTTCAACTACCCCGTTGTAGCCGCCGGTTTCTTGGGCTACAGAAGTTACCAAGACCTCATCTTTTGAGTACAAGGAGAAGGTCTGGTTAGTTGGGTTACCATCGGTGTTGTTCCTGAAGTATATACCAGGAGACATAGCTCCGTTAACCAAAGTATTCATCCCGGCAGACAGACGTGAGCCAAGCTCACCGATGATGTCTGGTGTACTCACCATCAAAACCTCTTGGTTCGGGACATCGTTCTTTGTAACGCCAGTCTTAGTACCGAAGGATGTCTGTGAGTCGCCAAAAGCACTTCCGTTGCGTATGTATGTGAACTCTCCCTTGCCCTTCACACCACCCTGCTCTATAACCTGCTTGTTAGCTGTCCAAGACAAGACCCTCGGGGCTTCTGGGTCAGCATCCAGCAGCACTCCCTGACCTAAGTGATCTCGGACACGTATCTGACCCCTCTCTCCGTTGTGTACGATAGTAAACTGCTCGTCGTACTGGCTTTTGAGGGTTATGACCAGCTGTTCTCCGTCCCCGTACTGGTCTTGGATAAGGAGTTTGTTGTTTCCTCGCAAGGCTACCTGGTATTCCTCGGCAGCGGCTATCTCTCGCTCGAAGCTAACGGAATCTAGGTATGGTTTGTCCATGACTGGCTGGTAAGCAAGGTAATTTTTGGTCTTCAAGGTGGTTTTATACGCCCTGGTAGGCGTCCTTGAGGTTTTGGGGGTCAAGTCGTAGTCATCAGGAGACAGAGGAGTATCGAGGGGTGTGTAGACGATGTTTCCATACATGTATGCCTCGTCTTTTTCCCTCTCCTTCGGAACATTCAGGGGTTCCGGGTACTTACCCTTGTCAGTTTCTACACTTCCACCCTCGATAAGCGCAGACCCGGTGTTGATAAGGTACGGGCGGTTGTTTTCAGCTGGTTCTATGTCGAAAACAGCGTCTCCACGCACCACGAACTTTCCTTGCTCCAGGTTGCTCCTGTAGAAGCTCCTGAACCTATACCCAGTTATCGAGCGTATAAACTTGGTTCTGAAGTCGGCGTCTTCGGTTTTAGGGTCAAACTGGTCAGTATGGTCTCTGTGGCTGCGCAGGTGACCGTAGTCACCGTGCATAGACCCCCATATCGGAGCTGGGTTGTCGTTTGAGTAGCTAGAGAATCTATAGATAGGGGTTTGGTCGTTGCTTCTCCTTGTTTCCTCGATCCAGACTACATCCCCGATCTGAGGAAGCTTGAAAGAGCCGATAACCTCTTGAGGAACTAGAACATTGTAAGCTATCCCAGGGTTGTTCTGGGACATCTTAAAACCGCCGATGTGCATGTTCCTACCCGTCTGTGGGGAGATAGCTGCGATAGTGCCCTCTTGCTGCTCGTCTGCTATCGTAGAGTTATGGTCAACCCACGCGACGTACATCTTGAAACGCTTATCATAGGTAGATATGAGAGGATTATAGCTCACTCTTCACTTTCCTCCGGTACTTTTTTCGTCTCATCCCACATCTTCTGATCAACCGCGCCAAACAGGTTGCCGTAATCTCCGGGTTGAGGCGGCCTGTATATGCCAAGAGCATCCTTGTTTTCAAATGATGCTGGCAGATCCCGGTCAGGGAACGAAATTCCCTTGGCTTTTTTCATGAAGATTGCATCAGCTTTGTACTGCTGTACTACCTCATTCACACGTTCCATATCTGGTGTAGGTGATACAACCACCTCGTTGAAAACTTCTTTGGTGGCTTCTTCAGTCGATGTAGTAGACTCTAGCCCCTCCATAAGAGCTATATCATACATGTAGTTGGATGTATTCCTGAAGCCCTGTGCATTGTAGAGGAAATTTCCTTTCTTGAAGAGCTGATCTTCTTTAAACTGCTCTACGAACATATTCTGCAACGGGCTCAGGACGCTAGCGCCTGGTGTGTCGCTGTAAGTTTCATACATCACATCACGCTGAATCTTAGACTCCCAGCCTATGCGCATCTTCTTCTCTAGAGAAAGGAAGCCTACAGGTAGAAAGTTTCTGGGTTCTAGCAAGATAAGGTTATCCTGGCCGAAGTTGAGGCTCAGTGCGGTTGTCGCCTCAGTATCCTGGGTAAATGTGTGTGACACCCTCTCTATCAGATACGAAGTTACTCTGAAGTCCTGGAACCGTATCGCATTCATAACTCCAGCCGCAGTTCTCTTCTGGTAGATGGCGTTCAGCGTGTCGGCAGCCCCTCTGTCCCCAGTCAAAGCAGAGCTTAGCAGTGCACTGTATGTATCCACGACATCGGACGGAAGAACTGCGTTTTCGTCCCAACCACGGAATGTTCCAGACCCATCAGGGGGGTCTCCCTGTGTAAAATACCAGTACGTAGTAGGAAAATACTCTGGGGTTATCACTGATACCCCAGGGGCTGAATTTTTTATGAAAAGCAAGGTGGATACTATAGCTCTCCGTACAAAGTCCTTTGGGTCAGTACGAAACGCTGTAGACGAGACCCCAGGTATAGGCTCAAAACCAGTGGTTTTCTCATAGTATTCTGGGTGCAAAAGCCTCTCATCGACCCCTATATACATGTCCATAGAGTCTCTATCCATACCTTCGAGCCAGCTGATGAGCTTATCAATATCTACCGGAGTCCTAGCACGATATTTACTGTTCTGTAGGGATACAAGCACTGTTTCTCCAGCCCGAAACGCTGGGTTCCCTCTGACTCTGAGGTTGGCTTGTTTCAGGGGCTTGCTAAAGAAATCCCGGTATATAATAGCTTTGCGCTGTGCCTCTCTTGGCTGGCTAGTATAGATGTCTTCTGTGCGTTGAGACCTCATGCCATAGCGAAAGAAATCTGGGGCTATAGTCTCAGGAGGAGCTTCTGGTGGAAGATTTATAAGTGGGACTTCTCCCGCCTCAGGAACACTTCTACCCATAAAGGCAAGTCCCATCCTAGCGGTAGCTCCGTCACCGGTTAGTGGCCTGACATCTATCATGGTCTTAAGCTCCGCGTCAGACTGCTCGAAGGAAGCTCCCTCACCGAGCATGTCTATGTCTTGTATTATCGGAGTGTACAACGGCTGTGGAGTCCTATCCATACCTTCGAACGTGAGCCTGTATCTTATCCTACCGGTCTCATCAACAAAAACCTGGTAAAAAGCCCCAACTCCAACTACTCGCTTCAAGTTAGAGTAGATAGATTCACCCGGAGACAGCATTACACTAGTGTTTATCACTGCTTGTTGTTCCGGTATAGTATACGATTTATCTAGCACCGAAATCATTTCTCTTATCCTGGTAGTATCTACGTAGTTAACCGGAGAAAATACCCGTAGTTTAGACTTATCAACTTCTCCCCTAGCCATGATAGCTTCAGACATGACTACATTACCACGGATAGGAACCTCTTCCTCTAAGTCAAGGTGGTCAACATCTATAGCTATGATACTTTCTTTGTTATCAGGAAGATCTTTGTACTTATACCCCTTAGACTGTACCCACAGCTTGTTAGCCGCGTCGATATAATAAGAGCTGGGTTTACCGAAGAGAATCTTCTTAGGTGCCCACCTGTTGACTATAGCCAGTATTGCTCTAGGCGGAGACATGTACACGAAAAAGCTCTTGTAGTCAGCTTGGAGCTTAGCCATGTAGTCAGCGGCATAGATAGACTCATAGAAAACCTCATGCTCGTTTATGATCTTCTCCATGCCACCACCAGAGATAGTTACAGTATATGCTCCCTGCGCAGATCCAACTGCGGTTTTGACAGTACTTATCTGACCACGAAGCACTAGATACGGGGTCTCACCGTGCGTCGGTTTCTCTGCCCCAGAGGTTATGATAGTTCTGCCGTTAGAAAAATTCTGTCTTGTCTTTGTTACCAAATGCTTGCTTCTTCTACCCTCAGAATCTAAGTGAGTGTTAGATGCTCCAAGGTAGTCTGACAACTCCTTGTTCATCGACGCTACAAACAAGTTCAGCCCGTTAACAATAGTTGACGGCTGCCCAAGCAAGTCAAAAAACTCTAAGTACCCAGCAGTCCCCGTACCCATGGAGGCTGCTTCCATAACTGTTTGCTCGTCATCAGATAAAAGCAGCTCTCCGCTATCACTAACTTCAAGCTTGCTTATAAAGTAACGTAGCATCTCTTTCCTCTTTCGGTTAACTACCTCTATATTCCACCCATCTTTTACTTCATAGTCCTTAGAGGTCATGGGCTTCATCAGGAATTCATAGATAAAATGCCCAATGTCATCACCAAACATCTGTTTGGTGTATTTCTCCATCCTACCTTCGATGTCATTTCCGTCGGTGTCTAGCTTGGAGGCTCTTTCTGTGAAACTGCTGCCAGCGACAGACTCTTGCAGAAAGCTGTTGAAGATGTCAGCCAAGTTCTCCTTGGTAACCCCTTTCACACGAGTTTCTGGTAGGTCAGACAGAACAGCTTCCATAGTTGCTACGTTGTACTCACTTATCAGCCCTACTGCTCCAAGAACAGTCTCTTTGAAAGAGGGTACATCTACAGAGTACTGCCCCCTTCTGTCACCAGAACCAATAACCCAAGAAAGGCCTTTGTTAACAGTAAGGTCGTCTTCGATAACATTACCGTCGTTGCCTATTTCTTGCTTACCGTCTTTGAAGTAAAAGTCCTTGGGATCATGGTAGAACCAGATAGTAACTGTGTCGTTGGGAGTCACAAGATCTTCTATGTTAAACCCTGAGTTAGGCCCAGATATCCTGAACCTAGCTACACCCAGGTCTTCGTCGGTGACTGCTTTTACTCCAGGATTACTTAGCAGCGATAGTGTATCTGGGAACTCCGGTAGGTCACCGTGGACAAGCTCTACTCTGTCCATAGGCAGACCGGTAGCATTAGAGATAGCGTCCAAGTTATCTTTGTCAGTAACAAGAAGGAGGTCGTTAAGAGTGAACTTAACGTCAAATGAAGACTTGCTGTCAGCCCCGATCCCCGGCACCGTAGTCGTAGTTGACACAGACATGATGTTCAGCGGGAAAATCTTGTAGTATCCTTGGGACTTTTCGTACTCTCCCACACTGTTATACCCAGTAGAGAAAGATTTACGCGGGGCGCTTGCGTTTCCGCCTTCACTCCCCTCTCCCATACCTAACAACCCCAGGTCATAGGAATCAGGAGATAGCTCCCCACCTTCAGGATTAGGCCAGACGCTCTCTATAGCTACCAGGGCAAAGGCAGAGTAAAGTGGCGCATTCCCGTGGAACCTCACAGAGAACCCCAGACCTGTGATTTCTCCCCGAGCTTAGAGCTGTAGTCGTGCGATACAAACATCTGCAAGTCAGCGCTCACAGTAGTGTTGGTGTCTGCCCTGTACGAGAAGTCTAGTGAGTCAGTCACTACTTTATATCGTGCAGTAAGAGTAGTTTCACTGTCGAAGGTATCGTACCCTAGCAAGAAGGTACTGCCGAAGAACCTGCCTTGGTTAGATGACAGATAATGTATCGCCTTCAACCCGTCGTAGTAGTCTTTCCAGTTTTCCCCTGCTTTGATTATCTTGATCCTAAGACCTACTTTCTGTATACCTTGACCGAATGTTGTTACAGTGTTCCCACCCAGTGTGTTGTACTGTATGACTTTGTTCTTGACACCTGGAGCATACTCTTGCGCTAGTGCTACGCTAGTGTTGAACGGAAGTATGATTGTGGAGTTATACGCAAGCCGTAGAAGGTTGGCGAAGCGCATATCGCTGTGGGATACTGGGTATTCGTTAAGCGTAGAGTAGTCATCCCCAACCAGCTTCGTTTTCTCTCCAACGACATAAGTGCGCCTACCAGCCCCAGAAGTAAAGGACGGTCTCCATTGTAGCTGGTATCTCTGATAGTTTCTGTTTACAGCCATATCATTGCGCTCCGTTAACTAACTGTTCTTGTATAAACCTTGCAAATGCTACCTTATCCGAGTAATCAAACTTTATATCTAGGAACAAAGAGGATATTTTTTCAGAAATAGCTAACTCCACATCGCGTCTGGTAAGGTTCTTCATTTCCCACTCAGTGCTCTGATCAACATTCAACCATGCGTTAGCTCTCAATGCCTCTGGCCCGAAAAATGTTCCGTTAGCATCTACGAAACCTTCTTCACCCATCAGTACAAAATTGTCCGGCTTACCAACCGCAGCGGGGAATAGTACTGTAAGATATAAGTCAGTTAAGCTCATGCCGGGCTTTATGCCTTTTTTCTTGAAATACTTGACGACATACTCAAACTGTTCCTTATAACTCATATCATACAATGCTTCTATTGATGTCCCTAAGTCTTCCTTAGCTACCTCGGGCATAAACTGTATCAAACCCGTGGCCTTGGTGTCTGGGTTACGCGCCTTAGTAGAAAACAACATACCGTCTGTATTGGTTTCTACAAACATTATTGACAGCAGGTCTATGGGACTGATGCCCAGTTCTTTAGAAGCCGCCATCACTTCGTCAAGAAACTCATCACTCATCTTACCACGATACTGCGGAGCAGCTAGGATACGTAACATATCCCGACTCCAACCACCTAAGTTAAGAGCCCCGCGAAGGTTTTCAAGATTCTTTGCTTCAGCTTCAGATGAGGCGATACCCCCTGTGTGATACTGTGGCGAGGATATACCCCCTCCGTAAACACCGCTACCAGAGCGCCCACCGCTGTGGCTACCACGTTGGTACTGCATTCCCAACAAATCGGCAGTTTTCTTTGCAAACGTAAGACTCAGTTCTGTAATTCTAGTGCTATTGTATACCACACTCATTATGTAGTCGTTCATGTCTAGCAGGTTATTGACATTGCTTCTTATCATGTCAGATAATGCCATTTCTTGATCTGCTATCAATGCTGCCCAAGTAGGCATTTTAGCTTTTCTAAAAGCCTGTGCTCTACTAGTGAGATTCTCGTTGGCTTCGTTATACGCCTTAACTACTTCTATACTGGATTTCCCAGATACTTGAGCTTCTAAAGCGATAACAATAGGCTGTATAGCTGATTTTTCAAGGTGTAACAGATCCATCAGATAAGGCACGAGCATGTTATAACCCTCTTCTGACAGATGCCCGTTAACAAATGACTGCTTCCCGATGCCAAGCTTACGACTTATACCTGTAAGCATCTTGGGTAGTAGAGTAGCATCCCCTGTAAGGCCGTGTATAGCTTCTTCAGGGGTTATACCTGACAACGCTAGCAGCTCGTTAGCTCTCGGATTATCTAACATTGCCCCCGCCATGAGCACTGAATCTAAATTCTGAACCAATGCTTGGACAGGAGCAACGGTCTGCAACCTTACGAGTTCTGTCCCAGAGAAAAACGCGGCTATCTTTGCTAGCTCTAGAGGTGAGCCAGTGTTGAACTTAGTTGCAAACCCGTAGGTGTTAGCGAAATCAGCGAGAGCATTCACCATATCTGTCTGAGATGTTATAAGGGAACCATCGCCAGATAAAGCACCGAAGAATGTTATAAACTGCTCAGATATATCGTCAACAGTCTGTTTAGGAACCAAGCTCAGAGACTGGAAGGCATTCTGTCCCTCTAAATTCCCTAGCAGCGTAGGATACACTGTGGAAGCAGCAAGAAATCCCCGGTCAGTTCCCATAGGAGTTGTGGGTGCGACAGACTTAAGCAGGGCACCTAGTGACTGGTATTCATACCCAAGCATGCGGGTATTAACACCCATAACATCATGACTAGCTACTCCTTGTAAAAAACCATACCCTCTATCACCGGCGAACCTAGAACCAGACAACACCCCTAAGAAATTCTCAGACTCGCCAGTTATGCGTTGTTTATCATAGAGGTTTGCCGCAAAACTTTGAGCAGCTCTTCTGTAACTATAACTATCTGCTAAAAACTGCCCCAGCGGTCGCATACCGTATTCCCCAATGATGTATGCAGCAACATCACCAGCCACAGCTATAGCAAACGCTACTGGGTTGACTCTTGTGAATAACTCAGCAAACCTAGCTCCCTCTCGAAGTCTTTTAATCCCACGGATAATGCTTGGTATGTCCTTGACTACCTTCATCAGACCATACCCACCAAGAAAAATGTTTGACGCTACCTGCCCCCAGTGGAACTTTTGTTCCTCTGCGTCTTTTATAGCATCCCCAATCTTTCTAGATAACGAAGACCCTAAGTTAGACAACGTAGCCAACGCAGGTATTTTCTCGTAAGAGAACCTATCTTGTATCTTCCTACGGGAAAATACTAGAGCAGGAAGAGAAACAGCAGATATAAGAGATTTATACTCGGTTAAATCTTTCTCAAGCTCGTCAAAGTCAGGAATACCAGCTTTCCCACCCCCATTAATCTCTTGAAAAGAAAAGCGTATATTATCTCGAACTTTTTCTAGTTCTGCATCGTCAAAACCGTCGTTGATGAGGTCAAACATCTCTGGATCGATTCCCTCACCAAGTAGGTAAGATTTTACTTTAAGGGGTAATGTGTCCCACATATTCACGCGCCGTAGTTCCACCGCTTGATATCACCAACATGTTCTATCGTTGCCACCATATTATCCAGCTCTTGCTCAAACCTTGTGCCCGTAACAACTACTTCAAACCTAGCTGTCTCACCGGAATCCGTTATAGCAGATGACATAGCACTACGAGTCTGACCGATGCTCCCCGTGTTGGGTGTAACGGTAAAGTTTGGTGCTTTGGTTATAGAGTAACCTGGATCTACCGACGCCAGTGTGAACAAACTACCCATATTATTAAGACTACTCGACCCCGACGGCGGCGCTACATCGTCTGTCGGTAACGAGGGGAGTGTTCCGGGTTTTGGAGGAATCGTAACTGGCTTAAGCCAACCTTCTTCATCTCTTTCGTTTATCCTGTCTAAATATCCCTTAGCCCCTTCTGAAGGAATTGAAAAAACTGCCCTGATTGTATCTATGATACTACCCACAAGGGTAGGTGGTGGATACAACAGCTTTCCAGCTTCCGCATACAGAACATCTAACCCTTTTTGGGCATAAGCCATAAATTGACTAACATTGTCTTCACGGATAAACCTCATCATAAGCTGGTTTAACCCCATGTTAGTTTCCATAACTGCTTGCGATGCTGTAGTTAGAGCCGCCGTTTGCTCAGCCAAAGAAGCCACCAACCCACCCAGCTGGGATTCAACTATAGCGTCTATCCTATCGTGCTGGTCTTTCTGTGCTGCATCTAAAGCATCTTGAATTTCCTTCTTTGTTTTCTCGCTGTCTAAGTCACCGCCTTGCTGTACTGTTTTTATCAAGCTCATCAAGACGTTGACATCATCTATGCCAGTTATCTTACGCATCTCTAGAAGAGCACCAACAGCATAGTTGCTGCTGAAAACAGATTTAGAATCACCAAAGTCTACACCTTGAAGCATAGCGTTATCTGTGAAGAAAGATATCCTGTTACTCATAACCGACATCTTACCGGTCACTATATCCTCAAGAGAAGACCCAAGAGACAGGTCAAGAGCCATCATAGCGGGGTCATCCAGAGAACGCTTGATACCTCCCTGGATCATCTGCATAACCTGGTCAAAGACTTGAGGGTTAGTCTGTATTATATCCCCGAGGGGAGTGCCACTTTTAACGAGATTAATGCGAAAACTCGCTACTTCTTTCTGTAGCTCGTCACTGTTACGAGCAAGGTTCTGCAACTTCAGAGACTGTGTAGTGTTCAGAAGAGCTTGAGTGACAGCATTTACAGTAAACGCGCTTATGTTGCCTTCTGCATCCGCTCCGGCTCCCACAAACAGATCCATTGTCTTAGCTATATCTGTTGAGCCAAACCCCTGTGCAGTAGCCATCATACCAGTTATAGATTCTGGGTTGAGCCCATACGCCCCGCCTATCCTAGCAGAAAGAAGAGCCGCCCGGTCTATACCTATACCTCGACCAGCTAGCTGTGTAGCAGCAGTAGAAGTAAGGCCACCAAGCTCGTCTGAAGTTATACCCATGCTATACAGCCATGACCTGCCCTGGTCATCCCTGGTACTTGCCACCATTTCATCTAAAAATCTGTTACCAGTCCCTATGCCTAAACGTGCAGCAGCTTCGTCATCATAGTAATATCCAAAATTACCTTTAGCAAACCCTGGACGTGATGCGGTCAGAGACATAAGGCCAGCTTGGCTGTTTTGCCAGTTACCAACCATTCTTTTAGGGTCTAAAAGTGTTTGGGCAATGTTCATACCCATAATTTCTTCTCTAGATTTTATAATTCCCATACCGCGTAACATTTCATCGCCACTACCGAATAAACCGGTAGCACCAAGTATGCCACCAGCCGCAGCTAAAGCCAAGCCGGGGATAACTTTCTTCCCACCCGTTGCAGCCAAAGCAAAACCGGCACCAGTAATACCAAGACCAGTTCCGGCCACAGTCTGATTCCAGCCAAGCTCGAACTGCGCATTCTGTGCAAGAGCAGAACCTAAAACAGACCCAATCTCTCCCTGCTGACCTATAGCGCTTAAGGTAGGCCTTGTAACATAAGTATACGGGTCTTGCAGCATGATACGAGATGCATTAGCACCTATAGATAACATGCCCATCAGACTTATTGTGCCTGAAAGAACCTTCTGCAACCCGGTTTTAGTCTCTTTGTTACTCTCCTTAAAGAGAGAATCCAGCTGTGAAAGTAGCTTATTCTTAGCACTCACCGCGCTGAGCATCTCAGTTCTCTCTAGCGGGTCACTGTCCCCCGTGAGCTTCTTGTAAAGATCTTGCAGCTCTTCTCTGGTGCTTATCTGCATCTCTTTGAGGACGGCACGAGTCTCCTCAGGCACCTCAGCACCGAGGCTCTTACCGAGCCGTGCCACCTTGAGAAGCTCTAAGGCGTTTTCTTCCTCTGGAGTGTGGGAATATCCCGCTGTGTCACCCGTTGTTTTCCCTAAGAGAGTCCCAACCTGAGCCATGAGGTTAGACTTAGACGAGATAGCATAGCCTAGCCTCTGCCTAGCGTGCCCAGCAGGTGTGCCAGAATACTCACCATACAGGTTGGTTACATCGCCGGAGAGCATAGCATACGCTTCCTCAAGCTCTGCTCTCTGCTCCGGTGACATTGCGATACCAGTACGCTTACCACCCCTGATGGTGTTCAGTAGAGCATTGATATCAGCTTCTCTTTCTGTCCTGTGGTACTTAACATCCGTAGAAGAAACGCTGTGTTTTACTAACTTTTCTTGGAGTTTACGTACATCCGCTTCTGCCTTAGCAAAGATCAAATCAGACTTTGCCGGGATTGGCATAGCCAAACCAGCTTCTATCTTGGCTTTAAATTCAGGCCTCGTAAAAACACTCGTTAAAGCATCGGCTAAAACCCGAGCCGCTGTGTTACTTCTTTCGGCGTCAGCTGTCCTACCACTTGCGGCTGCAAACTGGGATTGCTGGTGGAATAACCGCAGAGCGGCAACACCTGCGTCAGTATGAGCCTCACCAAACGCTAGACCCTTTGCATTATAAAACGGATCATTTATGCCTGCTTCCCTAAAGATGTTGAACAACAATTTTATCTGATCGTCGTTAAGCAGCTTACGAACCTCTACCATGGAGGAGTCGTTTAGGTCAAGTCCAATCGGCTCGTTGGGCGGTGTCCCACCAGGTATGCGCGGTTTTTTAGGTATTGCCATTAATTACTCACCTCTGCGACGTTGCTCAGCGTCTATGACAGAAAACATATCGTCGTCTACATCTAGAGAATCTAGGTCGTCTCCTAGGTAGTCCTCAACCATGCTGAGCCAGTTCGGGTCTCCTTCTTCGATCATCTGGTCAACGCGGCGAGCGATATCCATATCCTCTTGCTCTGCTTTTGTAACTTCCTTACGGTTACCCAAGAGAAGCTCCACGACGGTGTAGATGTTGTAGTGTTCTTCTGTCCACTCATCGACCTCCGGGGCGAAAGGTAAGTTACCGTCGTGTTTCTTTCTCCAGGCGTCGATTATGTTCGACCAGCGATAAGTGGCTAGGAGTTTTTTACTTCGTCATCCGAAAGCACAGTTTCATCCAGCCACTTAGCAAGGAGAACGATAACCACGCTCACGAACGAGTCTTCTGACTCGCCTTTGTTATAGACTTCTTCTACCGTGTACTTATCGAACACAGCGCTGTACTCAGTATCAACCTTGGGGTCGAACGGGTACTCCTTACCGTCTACCAGTATACGGTGCACGTATGCGTTAAGCTGACCCCAGTACTGAAGAACCAGGGTTCCAGAGTTTTCGTCGTCTGGGTCGTAGCCATATTCCTTTATCTTGCGGAACGACCAGGCCTTTCCCTTGTGCTTGCCAGCGATAGTCGGACGCTTGAATGTTACCTTGCAATCAAACCCAGGAACCTCGAAAGGCTCACTCTCTTCGTTGATCAACAAGCCTACGAGTTTAGTCTCTGCTTCCATGTTATCTTGTCCTTTCTTTACCATAGTTTTTATTATATCACACAAGTGAAAATTCCAAGAAAAAACCCTCCTTTCTCAAGGAGGGCTGCTCTGCGTAGTAAAAACGCTAGCTTGAGTATCCCCACATAACGTCGTACAAGATCTCTGACATACCGACCTTGTTATCACCGTTGTTGTCTCTCAAGGCATCCTTCATGGCCTCGCTGAGCCAAGAGCCGCTTATCGGACGGGCTACTGCGTTCACGCTGTCCATGATAACAGCCTGGTTAGAAGACATGGAGATAGAAGCACTCTGCAAGACACAGACATACATGCCTATGCTGCTGCTTCTAGCTTTCACATCCCCAGGCTTAGCAGGTTGGTTGTCGAAGGTTATGTTTGATTTGTTGTAGCTGTCTGAAACTCTGTTCCTAGTAGCGAGGATGAACATAAAAGGAAACATCTGCTTGCCAGTCCTAGCATCTATAACCGCCGGAGATGCGTTTGTAAGGCTCACAGGGGACTCGTATGTTTTTCCTACGTGAGCCCACAGGGGGTTGAAGGCACCTAGGTTACGGAAATCCGCACCGTCTATCGTGGCCTTTTCTAGACGTATAGTAGTCTGCTGGAACCCAGACACAAGGACGGGCAGGGGAGTGCCGATAGTATTCTCTGCTCTACTCCCGAAATTGTCATCTACATTGATATTCTGTGCCATTCCAACGGTCTTAAGCCTGACACTGCTCGCAGTTGCAGCGGCTGGGGAATAGTCCTCAGGCGGAACGAGCACTTGGATTGTTGCGAAATGGGAAACTCTCATGTTTGTGTTTACCTCCGAGATAATCGGTTATAAAAGAAGCTAGATGGATTTATTATAGCATGGCTATATGGAAAGCTCCCACCTTACTGTTTTACATCCGAATACCTGATAAAACCCCTCTGCCGCAGCCATCTCTTTCTCAGAAGAATACTCCATCTCGGGGTTTCTCTTTTTAACGTTCTTGCGTTGAAACTGCCATCTGTCTGCCAAAACTCTGCCGTTTGTGTAGTATAAGCGTGGGGACGTGCTTACTGATTTCTCAGAAAAGCCGTTAGACCTGTATAATCCTCCGTCGCTGTATGCCATGTCTGAGTATGAAACTATCTTCTCTGGAGAGTAATGCTTAACGAAGTAAGACAGCAGCTTAGAAAAACCACCCACCACAAGTGTGTGCCTGAGAACTGCAAACCTTGACAGATACCACCCAGACTGGCTTTTCTTCATGCCCATAACCGCAACAAGACGTGAGGAGCTGTCAAACAAACCCAGGCGTATACGTGCGTCTACGCTTCCCTGAAGGTGGTTATGTGAAAGGAATTCCCTGTAGTCTTCGGTTGAAACATCAGAAACAGTGGTTTTCCTAGCGTATACCCGGTTAGTTTCTCTGCCGAGCTTGTTTTTCGCCCAAGACAGCACAAGATCAAAATCAGTCAGGCTGTCGTACCACACGTGGTACAGTTTTATCCCAGCTCTTGCAGCGGCCTCTGTTTTCTCTTGGTGATACATCCTGGGCTTGTGCAGAGAGCTGTGCCAGTATACTCCGTTTATCTCGAAAGCCACTTTCTCGTCAGAGAACCACAGATCCAGCTCTTGCCCGTTATCTAACAGGTCTTTCTTGTTAGCCTCTCCGCCTAAGTTATCAAGCAGGTGTTTGTGAAGCGGAGAAATCTGACACACCGGGCACCCGTAGCCCGATAGATGGTTGTTCGGTTGCTGCTTGAAGACATGTCCGTTAGGACAGACTATAGACACTTTGTCTACAGCGGTGATGTAGTCAACCATTGAGTAATTATACTCAACATCCAGAGTACTTCTAGCCTTTTCGATGAATGTCTCTGTTGTTGCCCTTTTAGAGAGCCCCTTCTTTATGTTGCCGCAAGACGGGCATCCCTGCCCCCTCAGATGTGCGTCTGGGGTTTGGTAGAAAGCTCCGTGTTCTGGGCAGACTATCTCGACCTTTTCTCTAGCGTTAGTATAAGAAACCCGCGAGTAGTCGTAGATGTCGCCGTGAGCCTGCTTAGCTCTCTTTTCGAACTCCTCTGCTGTACTCCTAGCAGCTCGATCTCTAGCTGCACACATCATACACCCATGACCCTTAGCGTGGGAGTACGGAATCTGTGTGAACTCTCCGTGCTCCGGGCATATAAAAGTAGCAGGGCGCTCAGCGCCCCGATACTCGTATCTCTCGTAGCTGTATCTTCCGTCGTGGACGTTTGATAGGTTAGCGGGGGTGTATTTATCTGGTATAACCAAAATCATCCCTTCTTGCTAACTGTATCTTACCACAGCGGGAACAATGTGTCTAGTCTTGGCTTATCCTAGCTGAGGGGCTTCCGCCAATGGCACCAGTGCTACCACCACTACCCCCAGTTGGTAGGGGCACGTTGTTAGTCAGGTACTCGTTAACCATGTTGCTGGCGTCGAAGAACATTTCTTCGTAGGTGTATTTATACCCTGTCAGGCTCACGTTGTGCACAACCAGGACATCCCCAGACGAGACTGCGAACGAAGAACTTCTAGGCATCAGTGCGTATATATCATACCTGGTAGAGGTTGAGTCTTCTTTGCTTCTGAGAAAGAAGTAACTGTAGAGAAGAGCGTCGTCGATACCTATGTTCTTCTGAACCTCATCGGAGTACCAGAACTCTGGTGTGCTGAGGTAGTGGTATGCGTTCCTTCGATCTAGCTGGAGCCTGTCTACCGTGACGTTGACGGAGAAGTTGTTAGGTACCATGCGTGGGCGGGTAGGGGAACCGATTCCGTAGATGGCTTGTGTACCGTAGTCCTCGTCCACCCTGACCTGACGAGCGATACCGACAGTCTTGAAGATATCCTTGTTGGCCTGTAACGGCTTAGACCCATCCTTAAGGTGGGTACGAAGGTCGTCAATCGCCTCAAAGACAGCAGCCTCGTCGATCTCTCCCCCAGTGATAGTTCCTGAGGCCTTCTTGGTGTACAGCAGCGCAGCCAAAGATAAAACTTTGATTTCTGCTAGTGGACTAGTTCTTATTGCCATGTATTATCTCCTGGTGTAAAACTAATCTTATTCTACGATGTTGATGGTGGATAGCACAACTCCCACTTCCTAGTACCAGGGCCGTATATGTAGTGCAGCCCGTTTTCGTTCAGTATCTCTTCCGCAGTTTTTTCCTCGGAGTACCCAGGGAAATTTACTAGGTATCTACGCTGGAATCTGCGCCTGCCGAATATATCAGTGTTGTTAGTTATAAAAAGTCTAGACCTAGTTTCTCTGACTTTTCTGAAGCCATGTCCATTATACACGTTACCTAAGGAATATCTGTTATCAGAGTACGTGACTACATGATCACGGTTGAAGCTCTTCAGAAGTTTGGAAAAGCCGCCGACGACGTTTGTGAACTTCAGCGAGCAGAATCTCTGGAGGGTATCGCCAGTGAACCCCATGACAGCTACTAGGCTACCGTTATATCTGAGGCCTTTCCTCTCTTTAGACATAACTCTACCGCCTTCTAGGTGATTATCCTTAAGAAAGGCGGAATACTCTGATTGTGATATGTCTTCTGTCACGCACTCTCTGGCGTATATCCTGGTCTTGCTTTTACCTATCAGATTCAGCAGAAAACTCTCTACCAGCTCGGGGTTATCTCTTATCTCTGAATCCCATATCTGCACCAGCTGTATGCCAGCTGCTTCACACGCCTCAAACTTCTCCTGGTGATACATCTGTGGCATGAACTTATGGTAGTAAAGACCGTTTATCTCTATCCCTACCCTATACTCTGGGAGGTAGATATCTAGCTGTTTCGGTGGGATGATCTGATAGGTGTTTATCATCATCTCTTCGCCAACCAGCATATCTATAACAGCCTTATGCGGAGCAGAAACAGTCTGACACTTTGGACAGCCGCCGTGATGGGCGCTTGCATGTACATGCCCGGTCACAGTAAAAGTCAGCCCGTGTTCCGCACACGTGACTGTGAGGGGGTCAAAATATCCAGAATAACCTTCGTACTTCCACCCAGGTCTTCCGTACTTGCTCAGATACGTTGAAAAATCCATCCCTTCTTTGCTGTCGTCGTAGCATTTTCTACACCCATGTCCTCCTAGATGGTCGTATGGTCGCTGTAAGAAATCTCCGTGCACAGGGCATGTAATCCTTGCCATAACCCCAACGCGATCGGATATTTTATCGTAACCATACTTTTCCCCGTGCACCTGCTTAGAGGCATAGATAAAGTCCTCCTTAAGCAGAGTACGATTCGGGGCGCAGCTAGGACACCCCTGACCCTGTAGGTGCTTGTTTGGCGTTTGCAAGAAAGCTCCGTGAGTTGGACATAAGATAGTTACTTTAACTCCGTCACCACGGTAGTCTACCTCAGAGTAGTCATAAGTATCTCCGTGTTTCTCTCTGCTCTGGAGTATAAACTCTTCCTGGCTTTTTGTTTTCTCTCTGCTGATCCTGTCGTAGCTACATTTTACGCACCCAGCCCCGTTCATATGGTTAGCCGGAGACTGAGAAAAATCTCCGTGAACAGGGCAACCGATCACTACTGGGGTTTTGGTTCCGTCTAACACAACCTTATCGTATGAATACCTATTCCCGTGTACAGCTCTAGACCTGGTTATAAACTCATCTAGCGTTACTCTTCTCCCGGCTCTTGCATACCCGCAAGCAGGACACCCAGACTTGCTGTGTATATGGTTAGCTGGGCTTTGCCAGAAAGAACCGTGTATAGGACATGTTATATCAACCTTTGCCCGGTTATTTACGTAGTTAACATTTTCATACGTATAAAAACCACCATGAACTTTCAGCGCTCTTTCTACGAAGTCTTCTGTAGTCATGTCTTCCCTTCAGGTAAAAAAGTAGGAGCCTGCCAGTGTGGGCAAGCTCCCTTATTATAGCACAGGTTGTTACTCTTATGCCAACGAGTATACCAAGCCGGTTGTAACCTTGAGGAAATCTATCTCGGATACTGGTTGATACACCAGGTCAACGTTGTATATCGTCTTGTCGTTAGGCTCTGCGTGAACTACTACATCTGCGTACTTCACGATGATTCCGTCAGTAACCAGGTTGCTCAGGAGAGCACTCACGTAGCTAGCGATCTGCCCTTCGGTTTCTGCACCTAGAGACTTACGACCGATGAAGGTTTCTTCTAGGTTCTTGTACAGGTAGCTGCTGACATAATCAACAATCCTACGAGTCATGAAGAGCTGCAAGCCACGACTAGGGGAACCAGTAAAGGTTGTGTAGTTGTGTGCAGCTATGTATTCTACTGCACCGGCAGAATTTCTGCGCTTCATAGCGAAGGCTAGGCCTCGCGTGTACAGCTCGTCTTTCTGTGCCTGTGACCAGTTGAACTCTAGACCATCCGTAAAGATACCGGCAAGCCTAGCGAAGGTAAGGGTTACTGAAACTTCTCTGCCTGCGTGTGCTCCGACTGCGAACGACGCTAGCATGTCTGCTCCGTAGTTCTCCACAGCGGAGCTGAACGCACGGCTCTTGAAGCCACCTACCCAGCACTGGGTGCGGTCGTTGTTGAGAAGCCCAGAAAGCTCAGCAGTTGCGTCTAAGAAGTCAGCAGCCGTGCCGTTGACGGTCGTTCCAGACTTGTAGTAAGGTGTACCGAAGACAGTAGTCCTGTACCTGCGGTTAGGTATGTTAGACATGGTGTTGACGTGTGCTAGGAACAGAGGTACTAGTGAGTTGAAGAACCCATAGCGCTTAGTCCACTCTACACCGTTACCACGTGCGTTGAACAGGTAGGCCGGTTGCACGAAGTTAACTTCTTCGTCTTCCATGGTTGCAAGGGCAGTTCCCCAAGAATCCGCCATAACGGTTGCGTTAGCTCTGTCGTAGGTCGTGTCGTAGTCGGTAGAACCACCGCTGGGGAACCCATAGAAGTTGGTACCGTCGTCTCCGTTGTTACCTCCGTCAAGTGCAACGTAAGGGTGCTCGATGAAGGTATCTGCGTTCATCGGGTCGTATGTGAACCCAGGAAGCAGAACTTCTTCGATAGCAGGGTTGACGTTCTCCATCTCTACAAGCTCTGACGGGGCAAAACCAAGGCCACCGTTGTTGATAACGCTAGCGATAAGCGGAAGCGGGTAGATGTTAGTACCTGAGCCATACGGGAACACCAGGTAATCTTCATCGGTAGACTTCATGCTTGCAAGCTTGTCGTGGAAGGCGGTTTCGTCCAGGTTACCGTACTGCCAAGAGTCAGGGACTTCACGTATGACACCAGTAACTCTGTCCCTCAGTATGTAGTAGTTGGTTGTGTTCCCTGTGTAGAACTTTCCAGCTGGGTTGGGGATGTACCTAGGTACGATAAAGCTTTCTCTGATGTCGTTGCCTTGAGAGTCTGTGTAGCGTACACGTATAGTAAAGGTATCGTCTTCTGTGCCAACAGTATCCTTGTCGTTCATCGTGACAGAGACAGCTATGTTGTTGCCTAGAGCGCCCCTTTCCTTAGCTTTCCACACATACGACTCGTTATCCCCAGAGGTGTCTGTACCAGAGTTTATAGAGATAACCGCGAGGCTTGCCTGGTCGGGGTCTCCAGTCCTGATGCACACCATCGTGCTAGCCCCACCAACATAAGCAGCAAGGCCGTGACGAACCAACGGGCCGTCACCGAATGTCTGCACGAGCTGAGAGTAGCCATTGATCGTAACCGGGGTGTTGACAGGGCCTTTCTCTGCCAAGCCGATCATACCTATGATTCCGCTTCCTACGCCGTTTATGTCTGTAAGGCGGCTCAGGTCTAGCTTTATGTATGCCCCGAATGCTTTGATTAGATATCCGCCGAAATTGATCTGTCTAGCCATGCTGGAAATCCTCCTGGGATTGTTCTGTGTTAGGGTTTAAGTAGTCGCAGTAGTACTCACATTGTACACTAGGTACTATGAAATAATCCACCTAGCCGTTAACTTTAACGCTCGTACCAAAACCTATACACTCCTGAATTCTTGTTTCTAGTGCGATCTTGTAAGATAGTAGGTCGTCTCTTTCTACCATGTTGAAAAATGTTGCTAGCATAGTATAGGTTAGTGTTCCTATATACATAACACCGTTCTGAACGATGTCTTGGTTAGATTCTTCCTTAGAGCGTATATACCTTACTGCCTGTATACCATGAGTGTAGAAAAACGGGTCTGTGTCTATGTTATCCTGCTCTAGCTCAAGCATCCATATCTTGATAAGCTCCATGATGTTGTCTCTGTCGTCAGACGCTGTAGTCCATACAGATATCTCGATGGTTATGCTGTCTACCCATCCTTGGTATCTTTCTTCCGACCCATCGTATAGGTAGTCATTATCCGCAGCAGCCGTCATGCCGATAGCGTAGTTAGCTACGCTGCTGTCTAGGCGTCGAACAACTATCCTACGCTCTGCAACCTCGTCACCGTCTTTGTAGCGTACAAACGTTTCCTTAGACGGGTAGTCCATCGTGAAAACAAAGGGTACACTAAGTTCGCCAAGAGAGGCAACCTTCTCACGTAACCCCTCTATGACGATCTCTTTGGGGTTTCTGCTGTCTACTAAGCTAAGGCGCTGTAACATTAATAATTATTCCAGACCTCTACGGTCATGAGAATGGTGTCATTGTGTATTGTAGGTCTAACAGGGTCGTGAAGAAGATAGAGAACTTCAGCAACAGGCCTCTGACCGTTATGGTCGCAGCACTTTCCTAGCAGCTCGAACTTATCCCTGAGAAGCCTGCGAGAATCGCCGTCTCTGTCCTTCAGGAGGCGGATGTCAAGATGCCTGGGTAGAGTAAGTGATTTATTCCCCTTGATAACACCGCCAGCCCCGTCAGGAAACCACTGGTTGCTGTTGTCTGTGTAGACTCCCTTTATGGTTATAGGCGAGGCGTACATCGTGCCTCGCCCACCACATACCGGGCATTCTTTCCAAGAAGAACCACGTGTCTCGTCGTAGCAAGGAGTACCGTCGTCTCTCACGTTAGGGCAGAACATAGCCTTGTGCCAGCGGATATCGCTACCCCCCAGCTGCAAAGCATGATCTGCTATCATGTTAGAAACGGTAGACAGGTCGAACACTAGGCTATTTTACCACGATACCTTCGGTTTAATCAACAACTAGAGAGACAACTCTGCCTCGCATCGTTGTATCAGCTTACGCATTAGTGTGCTTATAGCCTCACCCTACAGGTGCAATCAACCTACGCCAGGTAGTAGTCCCGGCACCGTACAGAGCATAGATTCCGTTGCTCTTAAGTATCTCATCCGCTGATTTATCTGTGGAGACGCCTGTTAGTTTGTGTTTCTGAAATCTATTTCTGCTGTAGATATTTCTACCATCAGTATAATACAAAGTGAACGGGTATTCACTCTCCTTGCTAAACCCTGCTACGTCGTAGACATTCCCCTCTGAATACCTGTTGGCAGAGTGGGTTGTGATGTCACCCCCAAGGCGTGATAACAACCTAGAAAACCCCCCAGCTACATGAACAAAAGGCTTGACAGCAAACCTGTCTAGTACAACCCTGTTGTTGCGGATAGAAGTCCCAGCTGCACAGACAAGAACATCATCATAGTACAGCCCAAACTTGGTGCTTGAGTTCACAGCGCCCTGTAGGTGGCTGTCCGTTAAAAAACTCCTGTAGTCACCTGACGAGATTTCGCGTACTTCGCAGTTTCTTGCGTACACTTTATCAACCAGCATACCCATCTTGGAAAGTATCATGCTTTTAACTATATCCCACTTATCTATAACTTCGATATCCCAGAACTGCATAAGGTGGATTCCAGCCGCAGACGCCTCGTTTTGTTTATCTTGATGGTAATGCTTGCTCTTGAAGACAGAAGAATGCCAGTAGACACCATCTACCTCCACTCCTAAGCCAAACTCTGGCAAAAACACATCTATCTCGTAGGTGGGCATACCCCTGTACTCTGGTACGACCTTAACCCCCAAGGACACTAACCAGTCTATCACCTTCTTCTGCGGAGCAGATATATGCTTGACGCACCTAGGGCACCCTTGCCCCATCAGGTGTTTGTTTGGAGTCTGTTCGAACTCTCCGTGCCTTGGGCATAGTATGAGAACCTTTTCTTGCGAAGAACTATACCTGACCAGCTCGTAGCTATAACTTTCACCGTGCAGTTCTACAGCTTTCCTGAGGAAAGTCGCCTCATCGTCCGTCTGCGCGTCTGTGGTTCTTTTCCTGCCACATTCTGGACACCCCGAGCCTGTTACATGGCTGTTGGGGGTCTGCTCAAAATCTCCGTGCTCACTACAGGTGATAGTAACACGACTGTTAGTACGTGTATAGTTTACCTTATCGTAGGTATATGTATCGCCGTGGATTTCTCTAGACTTATTTATAAAGTCTTCAGCACTATAGGTGATACTATCTACAACACACTCCCTACACCCTACCTTGTCAGCTAAATGCTTTTTGGGGGAAACAAGGAAATCACCATGTACAGGACATGTAACAGACAGCTTGGTCTTGTAATCTACGTACACAGCGTTGTCATACGTATACTTACCGCTATGTACTTGCGTAGCTCTTGTTTTGAATCTGCTCCTGGCGGCTTCATTCTTCTTTCTAGCAGATGCCTCATCCCCGCACTTACTACACCCCTGACCAGCCAGGTGGTTAGAGGGCGACTGCAAGAACTCCCCATGCAAAGGACAAACTATTATAACCTTCTCTTTACTGGTGGTATAAGATGTTTTCTGATAGTCATACTGACTACCATGAACCAGTTTTGCCTTGGTTATAAATTCCTCTGTTGAACTCATTCCTTACATTGTAGCATGCAACGACCATGAAATCAACGCCACCTAACAGTGACACACCCCTACATAGCAGTGAACTCAAGGTGTACCAGCCCATCTACCAGGCTGTCATAACCGGCATGTAGTACGGCCCTAGAAGCTCTTCAGCTTCTTCCTTGTACCTTTGTATGGTCTTCATGTAGAGTCCTTCCCCGAAGGAAGCACTGAATCCGCTTACAGAGTAGCTCAGCATCCCCTTTGTGAACGCTACGTTAAGCATCTCAAATGCTTTCGATGCGGCTAACAGTGCGACAGCTTCTTGCAGTGCAGGAGGTATCCTCTCCATACCATGCTCATAGTCTACATGGATGAGCTGTGAAAAATACGGTACTCTCATACCATACCCAGCAAAACTCTGTAGTGCACCGTTACCTACTGCACTTATCTTAGCTTGTGCGGGGAAAAGCCTTACCGCTCCTTCTATCGGGTACAGGAAGTATTCACTAGGGTCGAAGGTTCTGTGCAGATAAGGAATGCCGAGCCCCATAGGGTCTTGTATAACCAGGGCAATCCTGTGTATCTTTATGATGTTCCTCTCGTAGAGCTTGATGTAGCTTCTTTCTCTACCGTCTATCCTCTCTTCGTTCTCGGTCTTGTTGGGAGCATAGAGGACACGTGATGCGAACTCCTTCATCTGTTCCGGGGTCAGCAAATCCCAAGGAAGAGTCCCGGGGGTATACAGGGTGGAGTCGTTGTTGTACATATCCATCTGTTCTGGTTCTAGGTTGCTCCACTGTGGATATTCTCGGTAAGAAACATCTAAGAATGAATCTAGCGCCCCGGTAGAGTACTTAACTCTGTCTTCGTATACTTCTTGGGGGGTTCGTGCAAAGTTAGTCTTACGTCTCGGGTAGAGGGCAAGCTTTATACGGTTCTCCACCTGAGCCACGGCGTTGTTTATAGCCCGTATCAAGATAGAGCGGAAACCAGGGATAGGAGAATAACCACTAGAGTCACACCTAGCAGACTCTGGTATGCCTCCGCCGCCAGGTATACCGCTAGCTGCCGGTGCTCCGATTATCTTGTCCTCGACCAGCTGTATCAGCAGGTTAAGCTCTTTACCTTGTACCCCGATCCCTCTGAAATACTCCATGTTTATGCCGTCCTTGGTATAGCTAGCGTAAGGTAGCCAGAGTAAGCAGTAACAGTGAGCCTGAGTACATCGTTAGCCGCAAAAGACGTGCTACCCGTTGCAGAAGAAAAATTAGTCCCGTCAGTGGATTTAGCATATGCAAGCGTGCCAGTTCCCCTCTGGGTGACACTACCTAAGTTTAACGTGACAGATTCCGTGAAAACTATCTCGTAGCTTCCATTTCCGGGGGGATTGACATAGAAAGGATCAAACCCCATAGCTGCTTTAGCTTCCGCAGGGGTGCTCAACGTTACAGCACTCGTTCCGTTACCACGCAAGAAGCTTCCTGTGGTAATGGTGGCTAACCCCGTCCCGCCGTTTGCTACACCAAAAATTCCCGTGGTTATATCAGATGTAGGGTGGGTGTGCGCTGTAGCGGCTTTTGTGGCTAAACCATCATCCACGTATTTCTTACGTGTTGCTTCGTTATCTATAGTTGGGTCTGACGCAGGCAAGACAGGGACACTAGAGAACGTTTTAACTCCGCTTATGTACTGATCTCCACTAGTCTCTACTACACCTATCGAGGATGCCGCCCCGATATCCGAAAGAACCTCAGCTGGGGTTTTAAACGTTACCGCACTGGTTCCTGCCCCGACTATGTAGCTACCGCTTGTGAGAGTTGCCGCCCCCGTGCCACCACGAGCGACGGCTAGTGTTCCAGCGTTTATGTCTGAAGCGTTGTGAGTGTGGCTGACATCTGCCTTACCAGCAAGAGCGCTGTTGAGGTCTCCTTGGTCGCTGAGTGTACCAGTGATACCACCCCACACAGTGCCGCCACCCATAGCCGCGTCGTCAACATATTTCTTTGTCGCGGCTTGCATGTCCGTAGTGGGAGCGGGAACTATCGGAGACGACGTGAAGGTTTTAACCCCGCCAACAGACTGAGCACCAGTCAGCTTGACTACTGCGTTATCAGCGGCTGCCCCTATGTCTGAGAGCACTTGTGCAGCAGTTCTCTGCTCTAGCGCAGACGCGCCAGAAGCCCTCATATAATTTCCAGTAGTGAAAGAGCTTATCCCGGTGCCACCACGGTCAACGCCAAATGTTCCAGAAGTGATGTCTGCCGCTGAGTGGGTATGTACGGTGGCCGCCTTACCTGATAAAGCAGTGTCTAGGTCTCCCTGGTTTGACAGAGTACCTGTGATGTCGCCCCACGCTGGAGCGGCAGCAGAGCTTCCCCACGACATGTCGTAGTCTACGCTCGAATCTTTCTTGAGAACCTGTCCTACTGTACCGCCGGGAGGAACGATAGTAACAGTGGCTACCAGGTCAGTACCAACCTTAGTAAAGGTTATACCTTCGTTCTGGGCGTTGTCGATGCGGATGTTAGCCATGTCTGACCTCGTTGTTTATTATACACAACATCTCATGAAGATAAACCTCCCAACCTTGCAGCCGGGAGGCCTGTCTATCTTATGGGCATGTGTCAGAGACCTTGTTCGTCTCTTAGCTTCCTGAGCGCCGCAGTTGTTATATCTAGGTGCTCTGCAACTGCTTTCCATGTTCCAAGCTCTTCGTAGAGAGCAGCAACATCTGGTGTTTCTTCCTCAGCCGGGATTTCCTCAGCGGGAACCTCCTCAGCCGGAGTTTCCTCAGCCGGGGTTTCCTCAGCCGGGGTTTCCTCAGCCGGGGTTTCCTCAGCCGGGGTTTCCTCAGCCGGGGTTTCCTCAAGCGGAACGCGCTCTTCAGCAACCGCCCCTACAAAAGGATACTTACCAGCCTGCATAGCTATATGAGAAACCACACCATAAGCAACACCGTCGTTGAAGACTACTACTCTTCCTCCGATGTTCTTGATCTGCCTGCCTTCAGTAGTGTACTGGGGAGCTAGTCTTATGGTGTATGTCATGTTCAAGCTTCTAGAGTTACGGTAACTGTATCAGACTTAGATGGGTCTTCCACACTAGTTGCAGTTACTGTGGTGGTGTCGCTAACACTAGCCCCGGTCGCCACAGTAAGAAGGCCAGTTGTTTCATCTATAGTAGCGGTTCCGGGGGTGCCTACACTCCATGTGACGGCTTCAGAACCACCAGGAGCAACCGTAACGGTTGCAGCAAACTGGTGAGTCCCTGCCCCGATTGATACGTTAAGATCTCCGCCAGTGATAGCTACGCTACTCACCGCATACGGAACACGTAGGGTGATGCTGTCAAACTCGTTGCTTTCTACGGTACTTGTGGCTGTGATGGTCACGTTACCTTGAGCTACCCCAGTGACTAAGCCATCATTGACTGTAGCGATAGCATTATCACTAGTTGCCCATGTAACAGTGTTAGCAGCACCGTGAGCGGTAACTACCGTAGCTGTAAGCTGTAACGTGCTACCTATGCTTACAAAATCAGCATCCCCAGCGGCAGACACCGTTACAGATACAACGTTAGGAGCAACGTTCCACGCCTTCATCTTCGTCTCTAGGTCTTTCAGGAAGACGACTACGGGGTTGTTCTGCTTAGCCTTGTTAGGCTCAGGGATACGAGTTGCGATAAAGTCTTCTGTACGTTTATCCATGGTTAGTCTTCTGGGATCAGTGCGAGAAGTTCTTCGAGGAACTTAACAAGGGGGTTCTCACCAACAGGTAGGTTTGGCTCAGGGACGTTAGTCTCGATAAGCTTCTTTACATCGTCAGGAAGTTTCATTCTTTTTCTCTCCTAGGGGCGAAAAGCGTCGCCTCGGTATGTACGTTAGTTAGGATTATTCTACCACAAGAACATGAACAACCTTATGATACCACGTCAGTTGCTGAAAACCCAAGTTCTGGTACCAGCGTCGAAGAGCTGTTCTGCTCCTCTCATGGCAGCAAGCTCTATCTCAGACCTAGCGTCGTTATCTGGAAGCCCGAGAGCCTCCCTGCTCTTGTGCTTCATGAAGTTAGCTCGGTTGTAAAGTCGGCCATCCATGAAGTAGAACAACGAAACCTTGTTTTCCCTCGTCATATCAAAACCAAGATTACCGTAGAGGGCTCCGTTGCTGTACCTGTTGTAAGAATAAGAAGTTATCTTCCCGGGTGGTCGATGTTTGAACAGCTTAGAAAACCCGCCAACAACCACCGTACTCATGAGAGAGCAGAACCTGTCTAGCTCGTAACCGTCGTTCCTGGTAGAGAACCCCATAACCGAAACCAGCATACCGTCGTGTTCTAGCCCCAGCTTGACCTTAGAGTTCTTAGCACCCTCTAAGTGGTTGATGTCTAGAAACTCCCGGTAAGCAGAAGGAGATACATCTACTACCTTACACTCGCGTGCATAGAGTTTGTTCTGTACTAGTCCTAGTGCATTATATATCATACTTCTGACTAGTTCTGGCTTTTCGTCTATCTCATTACCCCAGAACTGCAACAGCCTTATACCTTGCTCTTCGCACTCTATAAACTTCTTGTAGTGGTACTGACGGTCTTGCAGCATCCGGTGGGTATGGAAGTACTCTCCGTTTATCTCTATAGCTAGCTTTTTCTCCGGGAAGTACAGATCTAGCTCTTTGCGGCCGATGATGCCCCTCTTGTTAACCTCGTAGCTTTCCCCGATATCGTCTAACCATCCTATGATACGGTTATGCTGTGTAGATATATTGGAACTGCAACGTGGGCAACGGATACCAGCTAGATGAGAATAGAGATTCTGAGAGACTTCCCCGTGTTCTTTGCACCTATACGTCAGCGTGCCAGATTCCAAGCTGATATACTCATAGAGATCACCATGTACTTCCCTGGCTCTTTTTTCCGCCTCTTCTAAGGTAGTTCTGGGTCGTCGAGAGTTTACTTGGTAAGAGCAAGTCCTACATCCTTGTCCATTCAGGTGTTTATCGTAGGTCTGAGTAAAGACACCGTGGATAGGACAGACAAACTTGCCCCTGGTGTAAGCCAGCCTAGAGATAGTTTCTGGTATGAGGTGGTATAGATATTTTTCTCCGTGAACTTCTCTAGCCTTCTCGACGAACTCTTCACGAGACATCTCTACCACAAGGGCTTCACTAGCACATTCCCTACAGCCATAGCCGTCTAAGTGAGATGAAGCTCTCTGTTTGAACTTACCGTGAACCGGGCAGATTATCGTTACCGGGTTTCTAGTTTCCGTGAAGTTGGCTTTCGAATAGTCGAACTTATCCCCGTGAACCTCTCTAGCACGCTTCTCAAAGTCTTCCGGAGTCATGGATATGCTGGCGATATAGCAATCCCTACAACCCTGTCCCCTGTTGAGGTGGTTTCCCGGAGTCATATCGAAGTTACCGTGCTCTGGGCAAATTATCGTTACCGGAACTTTACTACCTCGATAGTCCACCTTGTCATAAACATATCTATCACCGTGAATTTTGCGGGCTTTTCTGACGAATTCTTCCTTATTACTTTTCTTAGCCATGATGTAGTATAACACATTGGATTCCTCTGAGTCAATACCCTACTCCAACACTAAGGAAAATACACGATACCCTTGACCCTTAGGGAGTAGTTACTGTTCTAATGGTATCCAATGAGGTCACAAAAAGAACCGGGTAGGATGATTCCTACCCGGCTGGTTTATGGCTTAGAAACCCCGTCCTAGACGGCGTTACTTTGCCCGACGTTTACAATTGCGAAGTTGAATTCTGGTGCTCGGGCATACAGGCTAACCACGTGGCGGATAGCCAAATCTCTGTTCAGCACCTGTGGGAGTTGTACCTGCTCAAGTGGGATCCACTGTGCAAGTGCAGTAGTGCGGAAATCCACACCAACTACATTACCTGTACCAGGGATACGTTCGTAGGTAAAGCTACCATACCCAGAGGTCAAGGTCTGATGGCCGTTGTCGGTGAAAGAGAAGCTCGTCCCGTAGACAGGAACTTTAGTAAGGAACTTAAACTCACCGCCGTTATCAGAACGGAAGATGATAACCCACTTAGTAGAAGCATCCACAGTGGCTGAAAGATCCGCAGCGTAGTTAGTACTTCCATCGGGCGTTGCTGGCCCACTTCCTGGCACAGCAGCAGATTCTCCGTAGAAGTTTGCAGCCTTAATCTGGTAGGTGTAGCTACCGTTAGCAAGACGGGTTGTGGTAGCCGTAGTGTTGTTGCTTACGGTTAGGGTTCCAGGAGCAGGTGGACGAGCGAACTCCCCGCCGGTGTTACCGAAGCCGATGTCCGTGAACTTATCCCAGTCTCCGAGGAAACGTGAGGTTACAAGCTCGCTTTCTCCGTATGCAGAGATGTAGCTCTGTGCATCGGCTCCCAGGAGGCCAGCAGCACGTTCAGTCTGGCTGGTACGTGCGATCTGGTAGAAGCTCTGCTGTAGGTTGATCTTGTCAACAGGTGACATGAAGACTACATCAGGACGAGCCATGCCTTGTGTCTGGTAGACTTTGTTCTCTGCAACCCAGAGGGCAGCAAGAGAAAGAGGAGCACCCTTGAGGTCAAGGATATTCTGTGGCGCACCGCGCTTGACCATCGTAGGAACACCATCGAACTGAAGGTTTCCGGGGGAGTCGAACTCGGTCGAGCCGAAGGCGCGGTTCCCGTGGAACATCATCCATTCGGTTTCTTCCATCACGGCTACCATCTTCTCGTTGCGTGCAGTCTGCTCAGCAGTCTGGATACCTTCGCGGGTAGTAGCAACGGCAAGCTCTGTGATGGTGATGCGGTGACCGATCAGGCTCGGGCGGGTACGACGACGAACTACGTCAGCGTCGATAGTACGGGGAATACCGCCGTCCTTGTACGCACCGTAGCCGATCTTGTCGTGACGTGAGGTCACGAGGCTGTACTCGTGCTCTAGAGCAGTTGCCTGTACCTTAGTAAGGCGCTCGTAGAACGGAGTTTCCAAGATGTTAAGGCGGGCAAGCTCGCCTTCAAGATCCTGTCTTTCGAGGCCTTGTGCAACCTGGCTGGTGCCGTCGATTGCCTTGAGGACATCTGGGTGCAGGTGCTCTAGGTATTTCATGTGTTCTGGGTAGTATGACATATCTTACTTATATCCTCCTGGGGAATATGATATCAAAGGTTGTTGTTCTCGTACTTGTTAACGTACTGATAGAACTTTGGTTGACTGATGCCTAGTAAATTCTCTGCCTTGCTGAGAACTCGTCCCCTCTTCTGTGAATGTGCTTGCGAGTATCCCTTGATTGCTACATACTCTGAGATAAACGACTTAAGTGTATCCAACTGTTCGGGGTTAAGTTCACCTTCTTTAGAGTTTACCACACTTTTTTGAACAATTTCTGAAGTAGTCTCTGTACTACTGTCAACAGCTACTCCAGGCTTGACAACACGTGGTTCTGGACTCTTATTAACAACTGACTTAACTACCGTAGTTTCGTTGGTCAGTTTGTTTATGATCTTAGCTACAACACGGTCTTCCCAGCCTTCTAGGATTCCCTTTATAGCCGCGCCAAACTTTTCAGTTGACTCGTCAGAAAGCTCAACGACTGAAGACTTGATAACAGGAGGAGTTTCAGAAACCTGAGATTCACCTGGTACTTCGTCAGTAAGTTCGTCTTCTGTGCCGAACACTTCTTGTCCACCACCCCCGTCAACGATAGTCTGTAGGGCGTCTAGGATGCTGTCAAGCTTGTCTAGGATCATAGACTGGGCTTCGTCTTCCTGTTGCTCTCCGCCAGAGTCGTCTCCAACCAGTGAGTCGAGAAGGTTATCGACTGCTTCGTCGCCTTCGTCGCCCATGGCGTCTTCCATGGGGTCGCCAAGACCTTCTACGTCTGAGTCCATGTCAGCAGCATCACCGGCAAGGTCGCCAGCGTCTGCGCCTAGCTCCGCTTCGTCTGACTGAAGCTCGCTTTCATCGGCTTGAAGCTCACCCTCATCCGCCCCAACGAGGGTGTCCTCGTCAAGCTCTGGGGTTGCTTTCAGCACTTTCTTTTTGTCTGCCATAAGATATTCTATATCCTCCTTGATGTTTATGTAGCTCTCGAACACGTGAACCTTTCCGGAATCTCCATGTACGGTTGACTTGACTACTAGCTGGTTTTTGTTGCTGTCGAACAGAACACTGTCTGGTACTATCGTGTGATACGCTGTTTCTTGGTCGTCTGCGCTCGTGTCGTTAAGCATGCTCTTCATAGCGTATGCCCACGTGCGAGTCTTGGGGTTTACTGGTTCGGGGGTTACTGATACTTCGTAGAGAAGAAGCTCTGGAAGATAGGTTATGTACTTGCCACGTCCCATATCGTACTCTCTGCGTGGGGTACCTAAGTACTTAGCCCCTATAGAAAGACCCATGGTATCGGAAAAGTTCTGCTCCTTGTTCTGCATGAAGGAGTTCCATATCATGGGAGACAGCGGGTGAGATTTGTTGAGAGCTGCCTTGATGTACAGACCTTCATCTCTTATCTCTGCATCTAGCGGTCTTCCTATGGGAAGCTTGAGAGAAAGTATCTGTTCTTGAGTAAAGCCGTGGTCTTTCAGCCAGTCGGCGTTCTTCTGGGCGTACTCGTGGTTGAAGAAAATCTTGCCGTTAGTCTTGAAGAACTCGATAGAGTTGATAAAGCTATCTGGGTAGACTACCTCACCGTACAAGTCTTCGTCTGCTGTAGAAGCGATACCTTCGAAGATCCAGTCGCCATCTTCCCCGGCGACAGACTTTACTGCATCTAAGTGTACAAATAAGTTAAAGTTCTTATGCATAGTAGCCTATGTCTTCTCCAGTAACGTTCTGCACCATCATATCAAGTATGTTGGGAACATTGCAATCGAATAGTATGATTATACGGTATGGTTTGAGGATAATCAAAGACCAGGTACATAGTTCCAGGCGCTTCTAGTAGTGTCTATGCGTACTGACTTCTTAGTTTTCTTGGCCTGGTTTTCTTTCATGTTATCCCACAGAGTACCAAACATCTCTGCTTTGGTTTCCGGGTCGAGCACCCCGTCGTCGTTGAAGCTGTACCTGTAGCCTTTAACTGGGTTACCGTCTGCATCGTACAGAACCATCATCGACTCGCCGTCAGGGTCTCCCTCGACTAGGTTCTTCTTTCCTCCTAGCTCGTCAATCTGTGACCGATAGGTGCCAGCTGTAGTTCTGTACCCAGAAGAATGTTTGAAGCCTGGATTTTCTGGGTCGTCTGAGAGCGAAAAACCATAGGCATTTTCCTTCGTGTCGGTATCGTCTCCGTGTGTTACTTCTTCTTCTTCTTCTTCTGGTTCTCCTACACCAAGCTCTTCACCTATGTTCGCCTGGTCTACAAGCTCTGCCTCTTCGCGGAGGTCATCTATGTCGTCTTTTTCTTTCTTGCCTGTGGACTCTTTCCTCTTGACTACCTTCTCGTCAGATAAGGCACTTTCATCCTTCTCTTTCTCGCTGCGCAGCGCTGCTAAGTCTTCTTCTCTCTTCTTCTTGGCCGGAGACATCTTAGTCAACCCTTTTGCGCCAAACATAGCTCTCAGATCGTTAGATGTGAAACCTGTCTTCTTCTTAGCGTTGAACTTAGACTCCTCGCCAAGAGGTGTTATGGACAAGGCTCCATCCTTGCCAACTTTAACCCCAACCGAGTAGTCAGCGTCTCCTGGCTTCTGAAGAACCAAGTCGTAGCCCTCTACGTCTGGAGCCGGAACAGTCAAACCCTTAACCTCGTTAAGTGCAGATAGTGTCTTTCTACCCTCTGGGTTGAGTTTGTTAGCTGGTATCCTAGTGGCTATGGAGGCCTTACTTCTAGCTGGCGGTGCTATGTCTTCTTTAGGCTCTGGGGCGGGTTTAGTTGCAGCTGGTTTAGTCGCAGCTGGCTTAGGCGTAGCTGGCTTAGTGGGAGCAGCTGGTTTGGGTGTAGCTGGCTTTGGAGTTTTGGCTTTGGACTCCTTCTGCTCATCGTTCCAGAATTCCATGAATTCTTGCAAAGACTGTGCCGCTTGAGCGCCAGTACGTTCGCTCCTTACCGCCTCATCCCTAGACCTCTGCTCAGGAGGAATGTACGAAGGCATAGCCCACTCTGTGAGCTTTATATCTCCATCGTCGATAGACAGATCGAAGATATCTCCGTTATCTCGGTAGAAAGAGATAGTATCACCTGACACTCTGACATCCCCAAGGTCTTTGTACTTAGACATCTCTTTAACAACCTTGTCGTAACGAGTCTTAGCAGCCCCCTCTAAGGCGCTACCGGCCTTCCCGAACTCAGTATTACCGACTTCTTCCACTATCTTCTTCGGAGAAAGTTTCTTCTGTGGTGCTTCAGCGGGGGCTGGCTTAGCGGGGGCTGGCTTAGCGGGGGCTGGCTTCTCTGGCACAGTTGTAGATGTTGCTTCGCTGACCTCTGATGGCTGCTCTGCTGGTACGGTATCTCCAATCCCAGTGAATGGCTCTGCTTTCGGTGGCTCCCCTAGCAGTTTTGTAACCGCCTCTGGTGTTATGTTCTTTTCGTGCATGACACGAAGAGTTTTACCGGATGGTATATCTGACACCTGTAGGCTAGTACCGCCGTTGCTGGTGTTAAGCCTTACCCTCTTGTCCCCTATGGTAGCCTCAAACCCGTTAGGAAATGTTCTGGTGTCTTTGACTGGATACTGTCTCAAGGTGTCTACTGTGTTATTTACTGTCTCTCCGTACGGCTTCTTGCTCAGTGTCTTCACCATACCAGCGGGGATAGCTACGTGTTCTAGCTTACCCTCTTTAGAACGTTTGTTTCTGTTGACCTTAGGCTGCTTGGTAGCAGCTCCGCCTGGTTCACTAGGAGCTGGTTTCGGTGTCTCGGTTGGTTTCTTAACCTTACGCTCTTCTTCAGTCTGTATAGGTATAGATTCTCCGGTGTTAAGATCAAAGATTGCTAGCTGTCCGTTTTCCTTAGCAATCCTCTTGGCTTCATCCAGGTCTTGCACGTTCTGGGAGACATCCAGATAATAGTTACCGTCTTTGTCGTTGTACCACGCCCCAAGGTAATCAGTGGGTAGCGTAGAGGCGTCAACGTGAGACTTCATGTACTCCCTTAGCTTCTCTGGAGTAAGCTCTGCCTCTGGAACTGTGACCTCCTTTCCTGCGTGAGAAACCATGAACCCAGTCTTAGCAGACTCTTGACCAGCGAACATAGGGATAGATCCACCACGCTCTCCCTTCTCGTTGGGGGTGGTTATGTCCTTGTAGGCAGACTCATAGCTAGAGTCATCCCACTCTGGGGCTTTCCCCTCTACGTATCCGGACTTAACGGGTGTTGGTGGTTCTTCTGGTGTCGGTGGTTCTTCTGGTTCCGGCTGGAACAACCCTTCCTGAACAGGGGTGTTAAGTTTAGTTAGAGCTTTATCTCTCTTCTTACGCCCGGTTTCCCCTGTTAGCCTTCCCCCTAACCCGGTAGTAGGTTCTGCCCTTACCGGAGCCTCCTCTGCGGTGGGTTCTTCCGCAGCAGTATCTTCCACGGGCTCAGCAGGTTCCTCTCCAGCTGGTTCTTCCTCTTCAGCGGGTTCTTCCACAGCTGGTTCTTCCTCGGTTGCTTCTCCCTCTTCAGAGGGTTCCTCTGCGTCAGGTATCTCGTCGTCGTCAGAGATAAGGTCTGCCTCGTTCTGGGTTTCCACACGCTCACGCACGGCGTCTTTTACTCTGTCAGAAACAGTCTCAGCTGGTTCGTACACAGCAGGAGAATTTTCGTTGGCACCGAGGGCTCTCAGGCTTTCAACTGCCTTATCTACTGCCTCGTCGCCCTCAAACCTGGTCTTGTTGACGCTGTAGATATCTGCACCCAAAGACACTTCGCTGACAGAGAAACGCCCATCATCAGCAGATATATAGAGTATGTCCTTACCGTCGTTGCTCGTTACAACTATAGAGTTCGAGTAAGTAACCCCGTCGTTACCGTTCATAAACACGCTCACGTCGTCTGGTGTATCGTCGAACAGGGACTTAGCATACGCAGCTACCGTATCAAACCTTTCCTTGTCACCCAAAGTAAGTTTCTTGAGAGCAGATCCCATGGTTTGACCTAAAACCTCAGAGAATGCAGAGTCTTGCGGGTCTGGGTTCTCATCTGCTTCCTTACGTTTTTCTTGTGCGGCCTTCATATCTCCCCACAAGAGAGCGTGCGCCTTGTTCAAGCTGTCTGGGTCATCTATGTTGTATGTAGCCGCGCTTATCGGCGTGCCGCTGCTGTCTCTGAGTATCTTTACCCGAGTGTCTTCGTCGTGGGGAACGACGTTATGGATAAGACCTTCATCTAACACGCTCAGAGCATCACCATACGTGTTAGACACTATATCGTAACCGGAAGCGTGCTGTCTAGCGTTTTCGTCCGTGATGGTAGAGAACCCGTAGTTGTTTTCTTCGTTATCTTGGAAGTCCCCCGCCGTTTCATCTACTTCAGGTGTAGCTATCGGCTCTCGTGTTTGTTCTCTAGCAGAATACAACCTAGGATCGTTTATCTGAAGCTCGCTGTTGGTGAACATCTTGTCGCTGACATCATCACCCTTAGCGGTGAGTATCATCATCTGCTGTAGTTGAGCAGATGTCGGGTCTGTCTGGGAGGTATATCTGTTATCATGTTGACCAGAGGTAACGTCACCTTTAACCTCTAAAGCTCGGAGGCCGTCGATCTCACCTTGGTAAAACGCGATCTGCTTCATCGTTTCTGCTGCTTCGTGAGCAGACAAGTCACTCTTCGACAAGGCTCGTTCCGCAACAGTCACCATTTGGTCATACAAGTCCCTTGTGCTTAACCACCGTCTATCTGGGCGGTTATACACAGCTTTCCAACCCTCTCGGTGTAAACTATCGAGGTTTTCTCTGCCAGAGAGTTTGTCTCCAGGGTCGTTGAACCTTTCCAACATCCCAAGACCCTCACTCATAAGCTCAGGGCTAGCAGTCATAACTCTGTTGAGGAGGTGCCTTGACGCCTTCTTGCTGTTGGAATCAAACTTGGGGGCGTATGCACCACTTTTGTCAAACAGCGTACTGCGGATCTTCTTTTCTTCCACCTTGCTGAACTTATCAGGTAACTCCGCAGGCGGCTCTCCACCAACTACAGCGTCTAGCGGTATCTCTTCCGGGGATTCCATCATAGACGGGGTTGTAGCAGGCTCACGCTCAGCAAAGCTCCTCTGCATAGCACCCTTTACGCGGTCGAAAAACTTGTTAAGCCTTTCAGCGTTTTCTCCACCGGCCTCTAGGTTAGCCTCTAGGCTGTCTATCGCGTGGTCTAACCCCATGTACAGTCCACTCAGACCGCCAGAGAAATCTTTACGGTACCTGTCTAAGTGGGTTCGGCGCGAAGCAGCATCTTTTTTCTCTTCACGCAGCGCATCCTCTAGAGTAACGCCGCTCAGGTCTTCGCCCTCTTTAGTTCTGTCTAGCATGCGCATGAGAACGATATCTAACCCCTTGAGCACAGGCCAGGTCTTCGAGTCCTTCGAAACCTTCTCGTCTGAGGTGATAGACGCAAGCATATCTCCCCAGCCCTTGTCCTCTTCCTGCTCTAGATCTTTAGGCTCAGGAAGCTCACCAGTCTCAGGGTCTCTCATAGCCTCTAGACGGGCTTGTTTCTTCTGGTGTTCTTCTTCTGGGGTTGTTCCTTCTCGCTCTGCAAGGCGTTCAAGAAGTTTCTGGTACACGGCTCTCTTGGCAGCATCGTGACGTGCTTGAAGTTCTTGTATGTAAGCTTTCTGCTGCGCTACGTTCTCGTTAAACTGTTCTTGAGACGCTTGTGCCAGGTCTGGGCGACCATCTTGGATGTACCTCTGCCCACGTTCCAGCTCGTCCTGCACGCCCCACAGGTCATTCTGGTTAGCGGGGTCGATCGGTACGCCTTGGTTAACTAGGTATTCCGCTTGGTCTTCCGGGGTTGTCCTGATAGGAACATCTTTGCCGTTTATATGTCTGAAGGTGATGAATTTCCCTTCCTCATCGAGATACATGTCATCCCCAGCCATAACAGCCTTACGCGCTTCACGCATCGAAAGGATGTTATCCAGATCTACATCAGTAAAGGTTGACTTATGGCCAACCTCTACCAAGGAGGATGAATCAAGTATGAGGAAAGTATAGTCCATCAGAGAAATACCATCAGTGCCTTCCTAAGCTGAAGTCCGTACTTTTCGGCGCGGTCAACAATCTCCGTCGCCCACTCCTTGAGAGAGTCATCTTCGATGAGCCTCCAGTTAGCTTGTATGTAGTAAAAGTCGCGCACTATCTCGAAGTAATCTCTGAACTGCTCGTCATCTGGGTCGTCTTCGGCTTTAGGCATGTGGAACAACACTGGTTCAAGGTCTCTCGTGTCTACGAGCATAACCAGAGCACCCATGTTGTCTTCTCTTTCCGTGTTAGGAATTGCCATTTCTACGTCTCCATTCTTCGTACAAAGGATTTCTAGTCAAGGTTGGAACATCAAACAGCTTCTTATGAACAACGACTGATTTCTTAGCCCGAGTCTTTGGCTCTGTTTCTCGTGCAGCAACAGCAGCTGTAGGCTGCGGGGGGCTCTGTCTAACGGGCTTTTTCTTAGCCGCCCGTTTAGCTTGCTCGGCCAGCTGCTTTTCAAGCTTTTCTGCTGCGGCAATGATCCTGTCGCGCTCCTTGACCGGGCCGTATGCCTTCTCTTTCGCCTGACGCTGCCCCAGCTTAAACTCTTCTTTCTCTTGGGGTGTGAAGTCAGAGTGCTCTCTCTTAAGCTTATCTGTTTTCTTCGTTCTCAGATAGTCCATCAACCCGTCTACTTCTTCCATAGCCGCGTTTGGACTGATAAGCCCTTCTTCGCTGTCGTTATCCTTGCTCAGCTCAGCAAGCACTTCTGCTATATCAATCGGCTTACCGTCCTCAACAGCTTTCAAGAATTCTTGTGAACCTATCATGCGGCTGATGAGAGTCCTGCGTGCCTCTGCTTTTTCTTCAGAAGAGGACTTCATGTACTCTGACGCCCCAGAAGAGAGAACTTCGGTTGATATATGAAGCTGGAACGGGTCTCTGTGGAAACGACCACTCATCTGCTCACCAGATGCTGGGTTCCACATCGGAGTCCTGTAGGAAACATCGGCTGGGAGAGAGAAACCGAACTTAGCCGCAGTAGTAACCAAGGTTATAACGTGCCTGTCTTTCTCTGCTTCGTGGGCTTTTTCTATTGCCCTAGCCTCTTTAGGGGTAGTATCCCCATTGATTACCTGCACCAAAACATTGTTACCGTACTTTGCCTTAAGCTCGTCGTGTAGCTTGTCTATAGCAACACGAGAGAATCCCGCGACTCCGATCTTTTTGTTCTTACCGTTTGGTCTTACGCCGCCACCAAACTCTGATTCTATCGAGGTCTTTATGTAGTCTAGGGCAGGAACATGCCAAGAGCCAACAACATGGTTTAGGTCGCGCATCACGCGGCTTCCAAAGTGAGGTGTAGAGCTGTGCTTGTTAAGCTCCTCTATAAATATCTCGTCTCGGGTCTTGGTATCCATCCCCATCCTGGGAAGGCGTACTTCTGACGGGCTACCACCGACAACATGAACCATCTCAGTAGTCCGTCGTAGGTAATCTCCTATCCCCGCTTGGACTGCTTTGATCTCTTCCGCAGTGTATCCGTATTCTGGGCTGACTAGGCCAGAAATTAGCGAATCGTATCCTATGTCATAATCTAAAAGCCTAGGTGCACTCGTAGCACCGTAGCTCATGTTCATGAGGATAGAGACAAACGCCAAGGCACGAGCTTTAACTGTGTCGTTAGCCCTACCGGTTGCTTCCTTGTTGAAGATGTTGAGAAGCTTGGACACAGCGATGTCGTGCAGTTCTCCCCATGTAGCGCCCATGGGCTGAACTACTGGGTCGGTGTATACCATACCATACTTATCACCAGCAACGTACTTAGAGTCTATAGTTGTGATAGCAGACCCTATCCGCCTCACCAGCTTGGCAGGAGAAAAAGCATCTCTCCATACTCTAGGACTATTCCGTTTAGGCCTGATAGTAGGTCTCATAAGAACCGTGAGCGATTCTCTCAAGCCTTCTTGGTTCTGCCTCACACCTGCATCTATGAACGCTGCTTGTGAGATAGTGTCTGTTGCGCTGTTACCCATAGCGTCACCTGTAAGAGTAAGGGTCAGAGCATTGCTCATATACAAGTCGTCAAGTATCTCGTTAAATACTTCACGCCTGTTAGTCCCTACGTTAACATACTGGCCGCTCTCGTCTATCACCATACCACCAACGTGTTTTCCTTCAACTTTGTTACCAGCGTAAGATCCCCCGCGTATCATAAGTTGCAGCATCTTGGCGTCGATAGCATACTCTCTGTCATCGCTGTTAACCTCCATCCTGTACAGAGAAGCTGGCAGTATAACAGCACCAGGCATTTCCCCCCTGTTAGCCATGTCTATGAGCTGCTTCCACTTCTCCAGCCGAGACTGCCGGTCACCAGTTATAACCATCGCAGATTGCTTCGTAAACTTTTTATATTCATCAGCAAAAGAGTCTGTATTCATCTTCGGAGCAACTACAAACATAGCCTGCTTACCGGGATCTATGAGCATCTTCTTGTCGTCTCGTGGATTTTTCTTCGAAGACATGATTGCATACCAAGCACACGACATCAACGTCTTACCTATACCGTAAGAGCCGTGCAAAAACGCACCGTGAACACCCCTAGGCCCGCCACCGATCTCGTATGCTTTCAGGTCGGTGATCTGCGACAAGACATACCTCTGGTATTCTCTGCCTTTGAAGCTAGCAAATATACGCATACCCGACGGAGGCATCTTGTCGCCTGGGGTGTACAAGCCCTCTACATGGATAGCAGCCGCTTTCTCTGGAGAGTAAGTTGGTCTCTGGGTTATAGGGGAGGTTACCGTGATGTTACGTAGAGCTTCTCCACGCCCCGCAGAGATCTCATCACGTTTTGCTTGTTCTTGTGCATCCAGAACAGCTGGGAACGGAGGAACTGGGTCTCTAGGGTTCAGAGAAACCACATCGCCCTTTTCAACCAAGTCGATAGGGAGTGTGTACCAGTCCTCTTCGTACTCGTCTGGAACTATGACTCTTACCAGACCTTCAGTAGTGCCTTGTATATAAACGGGATTCGCTCTTTCGGAGTTAGTTGGGTTTTGCAGGGTTTTTTCTTCGTCAGTGAACGGCCTGCCCTTGGGGTTGGGTACTATGTGCCAATCAGCGTTGACAAAGTTAGGATAGGCTTTCTTAAGCTCAGCTACAGCCTCGTCGTAGATAGAAGTGTCAAACGCTAACCCGAGCCCTTTAGAAAAGATAACACCAGACATAGGTTCCCCGTCTTCTCCTACTGGGGCGGGGTTTATCTTCGCCTCACGCGGATCTTCGCCGCCCTTCAGTTCTTTTACCTTATCTTCAAGAGCATCTTTCAGCTTCTCTTTGACGCCCTTAAACAGCTCTGACAGCTTTGTATGAGCAAACGAAGTGCGGTAAGAGTACTTCCCACCCTTGTCTGGAGCCATCTGTTGGGTACTGTAGTCTGCGCCCTCTTCGAATCGCTCTGGTGCGTATGCTTCTTCGTCTAGGCCTGGTGACCAGCGTGCTTCTCCCACCTTGTACATGAGACGCCGGGCTGCCCTGTCTTTCGCAACCCTGTCAAGCTCTTCTTGGTCTTGAGACTGGGCTTCATACGGGTTCTCTTCGATCACCCAGACGGCATCTTCTTTGTCTATGTTTGCGTTAAGCCACTGACCACCTATGCGATACGCACCGGTTTCGGTATTCACGGCTGTATACCCGTGCGGCACACGAGAAACTATACGCTCACCCTTGTCGTTCAGCGTAACATAGTCGTCGAGCGAGCCGCCTCTCATGTCAGCCGCTTTCATAGTGTCTATCATAGATTTGTGCACCTCTTCATGTAGCTCGGTCTTATATCCTCTCCAGGCTAGTATGTCAGGTATAGCCATGAAATAGTATACACTGTCTCTAGGGATATACGTAACTCCGTCAGAGGAGTAACCCTTTGTGTTCTCACCAGGGGCAAGCATAAAAACACCGTCACCTAGTATCAAGTCTAGGTGCCTCTTAAGCTTGACGTTGTTAGAGGACACGAAGAATGTCTGCTCGCTCTGCACCCATATGATGTCAGCGGCGCTGGTATCCTCAGAGTCGTTGATAAGTGTTACTCTGTAGTACATCTTATATCCCCATGTTACTCATGATTATATTGGTCATAGCCCTGAACTTTTCTGGAAAAGCGGTTTCAAGGTAATCCGGGTTGTTAAACCGCAGAGCGAACGTCTCTGCGAAATCATCGCTGGGAGACGCTTTGGCTAGCTGGCTTACCGGCGTAGCGTGGTTAGCCCTCTTCCATGTCCTGGATGTTGGCGTTCCCAAGTAGCTAGCCCAACCTCCGCTGCCCTTCTTGCTCCAGACATCCTTGCCCAGGACATCACCCAGCTGAGAAACTTGCCCGTCAGCAGAGAGCTTAGCGAAGAGCAAGTGCCCAACTGCGTGGAACACAGAATAAGTAGCAACACTGATACCGCTAGCCTTTCCTTCTACCTTGGGAAGAAGTGGAGTATGTATGTAGCGGAAGAAATCTGGGTATACCTCAAGCTCGCCCCTGAACTTACGCCCAGCAAACGAATACTTAGCTGCTATTATAGTATATCCGAACTTGTTGGTATCGTCTCTTGGAACGTTCCTTATGGCAGATAGTCCTGCGTTGACAGGCAGCCTGCCCATGTTCTTCAGAGCAGAAAGCAGTATCGCGCTAGAGTACTTGGGTATGTTGTAGATTTCGTACCCAGCTACTGCCAGATCCATCTCGGGGTTCCACTCGTGGAGCTTTTCGTTAGAGATATCGCCTTTTTCATCGTAGATGGGCAGGTCGCTCGGCAGTACTCCGGCTTCCTTGGCTCCGTGTAAGCTGTCTTGCGTGAGGGCGTCTATGCTTGGCGCAAACTGTCCAGCCTTGTACGGAATGGCATTAGTGGGGTTAAGGTCTCCTGGCATGACGGGAGACTCTGGGTCACCAACGCGAACATGCTGAGCACCGTCGTTCCAGTTCTCGTCGCTTGTCATTGAATCCCAGTCACTCATGTCCAAACCCCGATACCACGTCGAATATAACCTTCTCTTCGCGTGGTGTTATCTTTCCTATGTTGCGAAACTTATTACCTAGGTATGTAGCGAGCGAGTGGGCGTCGTCGTCGTCCCATGTTCTCATCTTGTTGAACCCCAACACCGGAAACGACACGTTGTTAGAGTTACTCTCTACCAAGCTGACTAGATCAACCGGGTAAGGCTGTTCTGAAAACGCAGTCTCCGGCGACAGGGCGTATGTAACCTCACCGTCAGACACTAAGACAGACTTCAGACGGAAGACGTTATCCTCGTCATAGTACGAAAGGGTGTTAACCCAAAGCATGAAGCACCTCGTCTCTGGCTTTCAAGAACGCCACGTGTACACTTTCCATCTCAAGACCATAGTTAGAAGAATCTAGAGCAAGCCCTGACAACCTGTCTCTGTAGCCAGCGCTGGTAAACTTTGCCAGAGCGCCTAAGTTCTTCTCTACGAAGCTCCGAGAAAATCCGTTTTTCATACACAGCTCGAAAAATTCCGCCGAGTTCTCTGGTATAGCGTCAGATGTAACCCTGCCTTGCTCCGTGAAGACATCAGAAGATGCATACACAAAGAACTTACCGCCTACAGAATCAAACCCGAACGAAGCCAAAGTAAGGTTCCTCCCTAGAAGCATAACCTCTGTCAGAAGTATCTCAGCGAAAGAAGACCTTGCACTCTCGTAGTACGATTTAGTCACAGAGCCGCTCCTGTAGGCAGAATCAACTCTCCTTAGTACATCGTAAAGCTCTGTGAAGCTCATTCTTACAGTGTCGGTAGTCCAGAACTCGGTAGCTAGCGCGATAACGTAGCCAAGCTCCCCGACTTCTAGAACGACCTGCGGGATAACCTTACCCCTGTAGACCTTGGAGCGCAGGTCTGAAGCCATCACACCAAGCAGGCTAGAGTTCACTAAGTGGGTTTCGTTCAGGTCAGATGCAACTGGAGTGAGAAGCATAGACTCGTTCTTGCTCTCGATGACGACCTTACTCAAGGTTGGGTAGAATATCTGGTTTCCAAGACGGAAGTCCTTGTCGTACAGGTCTTCTAGTGTCATACCAACGTCTAGAACCTTGTACTTACCAGATTTTTTGAGGAGAAACCTGAAGGCGTTGTAGTTAAGCAGGTACCCAGCAAGGTCACGGCTGCTTGTCTCTCCCAAGAGTAAGTCCAGCTGCCCCATGCTCGCAAGAGAATCAGCATCGAAGCCAGCCTTCTTAGCTAGGGCTGATACCTTAGACGCTACGCCGTCCGATAAGAATAGATGAGCAGTAGCTGGGGTGAACACCAAGGTGCTTGCTTCCTCAGAAATATCAGAGCTTCCTGTGACGTTCAGCAGCTTCTCAAAGGCATCGTTGAGGAGCCAGTACTCATCCCCCTCTTTGGCTACGTGCCAGCCGCGCATGAGATAGTTCTCAGCAGCGGATACCATCTCCCTGTCGGAGTGGAACATATCCCCAGACTTAACCCGGAGGAACTGAAAGATACCTTGGTGCTCCTTGTTGCCGAAGATGGTATCAAAGATGTATTCCTTATATTTAGACGCCTCTGTCAGGGTCATATTGTTACGAACGACATAGACATGAAGGTACCTGTCTAGCCCGTCTCTGTATTTCTCCAGAAACTCATCGTTGACCTCTGTAGGGAGGTCAGCTAAACGTATCACGTCACCGAGAGCTAAGTTCTTCCCGGTTATTTTTTTCCTGCGGGGTTTCGGTGCAGGCGCTGGTTTCTTATCTCCCAGCAGTCTGTCAAAGTTTATGTTCAACATGTTCCTGCATTATACCACACTCCAGAAAAAAGTGCTCAAAGAAAAACATCCGAACAGGCGTCCGGATGTAATATTATGTCTGACAAGTTACCTACGTAGCTTGTTTCCGAAAGCTCCAACTGGGTCACTCTTGATCTTCTCGCGCACGATGTGCGTGTAACGCAGACCACGGTCTTTCTTCTCGTGGAATGTCATGGCATCTACATAGTATCTGCTTGGGTCGGGATTATCCCAGTTACGAGCCTCTCCGAGAGACTTGAAAACCTCGGGAAGATCTTCGTCGTCCTCTTCTTCGTCGTCTGTCTCTTCCTCGTCCTCTGTGGCTGCTTTCTTGGTCACAGTAGGGGATGATTCATCCCCCGCGACAACCTCAACCTTCTTGTCTTCAAGGTCTGCTTCCGGGGCGGATTCGTTCTGTTCTGCTGCCTCAGCCTCTTCGTCAGAGATAGCGACAGGGGTGCGCGGCTCTTCACCATGGGTGTTGTTCTCAGGCACGGATGGGATTCCAAGGGACTTCAGGATTCCGTTGAAAGATGACAAGAAGCTGTCTAGCTCAGGTGGTGCTTTGACCTTAGAAGTAGACTTGAAGGTTTCAAGACCACGCTCAAAGGCTTCCTTCATGAAGTCGTTGACACAGCTATGCCACTTATCGGTCAAGCAAAGCCCGTAGTTGTCAACCTCCACATACCCAGCCTTGATAAACTCAGAAACCAAGTCTCCAAACTCACCAGAAGAGATAGCCTCTATCACTGGAGTCAGGTCTTCTTGGATGACCACGTGGTTAGAAAAGCCCGTTGGGTCAACTGTATAGGCAACATCGGGGAATGTCTTGAGCACGTCAGTACCCATAACCTCTGCATCCGGGAACTGGTGCTTCATCGTTTTAAGCCAGTCGTTCGCTCCAGTCTTGGTGCGCAGGCTTTTAAGTACTGTTACTCTTACCATTTTTTCTCTCCTTAGTTAGTTTATGATGGTGAGGTGAGTGGCCACAGTGTGTTATGGTCTATGAGAAAACCATCTATCAGAAACGTCCTAGCTTTAAGCGTTACAGTTGTGTTGCTTCCTGGTACCCCAGACAGTGTTACTGCAATCACATCTCCCGTTGTTTCGTTGTGAACTATCTCGACTGACACAACCTCTACAGCGGCATCCCCTTGTGGGATATCCAAGGTCACCACTCTCTCCGGGAACTTTACCTTACCGTTGTCGTGGTTTACCTTATACCACGTTAACGGAAGGTTGGGGTCTTGCTGGGCATCTCCTGGAACGAAGAACGTGACTACTGTAGCCACATCGTTAGCGGTGCTGATCATATCCTCATACGGTACTTCCCACTCAAGTACCTTAGCCCCAGACCCCGTTCTGAAGTAGTACTGCCCCGTTCTTCCATCCATTACGATAGCGTGGTCATAGCCCTCTGGCATAGTAGCCCACGTTAACGGCACGTTAAAAACACCGGTGTCTTCGTTATAGAACAAAACTTGTTCGGTGGCAGAGTCAAAACCAGTAGTCTTGGGTTCTATCAGAAACATACTTACTTCTCTCCCTGTAGGCGGTTATACGAGTTTCTGCCTACGGCGTATTCTCCGCCCCACTCGTAGCCGGTTTTAGGGCTCGCATGAGTAGTGGCGTATTCTGTCTTAGAAGTATACCCAGCAGAGAACAGCCCTTGTGGGTCTGAGGCGATAGCGACCTCCCCGTTGATGTCCTGGGTTTTTTTAGAGTACCCGTTGCTCACAGCGCGAGCATGAAGCTCTCCATCGTAGAATTCATTAGGATGTAGGTATGCTACCTTCTCGCCGTCTTCTACAAAGGTCTGTACCGGTTTAGTCTTACCGTCGCGGCTACCCCAGGAGTTTTTCTCCGCCCAGGCATCACCTACGACAGACCTAGCAAGGAAATCAGTATTATCGTCTGATTCCCCCATGGGGAAGGTAGATATCTCTTCCCCTACGTTGACATACTTCCAGAACTTTATGGCCTCTTGGAGTTTATACGCATTTTCTACAGAATATGCAGGCGCATTACCCGTACCGTAGTACTCGTTCCATGCATCCTTGTAAGTCCCGTTAGTATAATTTGCGAGCAGGTCATAAGCTTCTTTGCTGTTGACATCGAATTCCGCAACAGGGGTGTACTGGTCACGGTAGGCATTCGTCGATGTGTCCTGGGTTATCTCAGTATCCGGCCTAGGGCTGGGTACGTCTTCGCCAGAATACCCGCTAGGGAATGGATATTTCAGTGGATCTGCCATGTTAGTTTACTCCTGTGTTTGATTATACAAGGAAATGTCTGAAGAATACCGTCACTCTATGTCCGGGAGTGGTGCTGCATCTGTTCCAAGTCCCCTGTTAGGCACCCATATCTGGTTATGATTCCACCAACGCATGAGCAAGTTCAACGCTTCTTCACTAGCTCCAGGGTTGGTACCACCTGTTCCAGAACCGATAGCAGTGCTGCCCGGCAGTAGGCTGAAGTCGCCGCTAGAAGGGCTAGCAAACTTAACGCCGTTATATGTCAGTCCAAGCTGCCACGAGTTGTTGCTCTGTACGTTCGGAGTCGCTTGTTGAGTGTCTCCCTCTCTGTTGTTCAGGGATATGTTGTTATACGCCTCTGCGGTGGCTTCCGTGAATCTGAAAGCAAATCCGATACGTGATAATACGGATGTGTTGTACCTAGTCACGGTGTTGGGGGCACCGTTGTAGTTTACACCATTGTTGAATGCGTGAACTGTTATCGAGCCAGCAAGTTCATTATAGCCCGGGGTTTCCCCACCAAGCTTGAAGCCGTTGCCGTCAGTACCTTGGTTTGATCCGTCATAGAAGTACCCGCTCGCAAGTGCGACACAATCTATTATGCGGCTGTTTCTAGCACGGTAGAAATCAATACCGTCGTCTACGCAGTTAGCGTTCATGCTCCTAACTATATCACAGTAAGTCGTTACCCTGCCAGTATTAGGTGCGGCAGTAACCACAATACCGTCTGGAGCATTAGTAGAGCCACCAACCCCAGGGGCTCCGAGCCACCAAGTAGCACAATCCTGGATGAGTATGCGGTTACCTTCATAGATCATGAAGCCTGTACCGTACTCATTTGTTGCGCTGTGATGAATCCAGATGTCTTCTAGCTTCATGTCGTCACACCGGCTCAAGCGTAACCCATAGTCTGCTCCGTTGATTATCTCAAAGCCCTTTATGTGCAGATGAGCACTGTCTTCCATAAAAGCTGTTATATTCGACCCGCCTCCGTTCAGCAGTGGGCGTTCGGTACCATAGCCAAAGAGCTTCACGTCTGATGTCCACTTCTTGGACAGGTAAAATGCCGGATATGTCCCAGCACGCACAAGTATTGTCTGTCCGTTCTGGGCTACTGATAGCGCTTTTGTTATGGTTCTGAAAGGAGCAGAGAACGAACCCGCAGCGCTGTCGCTACCGTTCGTGGCTACATACCAATTTCCAGTTGTCACAGCTCCGGTTTTGGGAAAATTAACCCTGCTTGTACTCGCACTACCCACACCAGCAATATATCTGGTTACTGGCTGTGGGCTCTCTTCTGCCACAGCTACATTGGCGTTAAGGCTGTTCCTTCCGTTCGCCCACAGACCAACATTAGCTAAACGAACAGAGTATCTTATGTCCGATGCGAGGCTTGGAGCAGCATCCGGCATGGAGAGGTGCATAGCATAACTTCCAGAAGCCATGTCAGATGGTATTGTTGCTGTATAGTTCAGCTCTCTGGTTTCTCCTCCGAGAGGTAGATCCTTGCGTGCGTCGGCAGTCAATCGGATAGTACGGGTACTTGATCCTATAAACACAATATCTATAGGTTGCTGCTTGTACATCTTACCAAAGCCGTCGTTACGTAAGTTCAGCTTGACAGAGAACGGTTGTCCTTTAGTCACAGAGTTTGGTAGGGTTGCATTGAGCAGAACAAAACGATATCCAAGCCTGCGAGAGATTTCATTGAAATGACCGCTGTTCCTCCACCCCTGTACAACAGTAGCACTATACTCGTAGTTGAGCACATCCCAATGGAACTGTTCCATCTCCGCAACTGATAACGCGCCAGCTATGCGGTTACCCTCTGTCCAGCTAGAATCACACGTTTCACCGCTGGTTGCGCTGTAGGCACTTACGTTCGCCCACCATGTTTTCTTAGCGTCGGCGTCTGTCCCGGCACCGTATGAGTAGTTAGGTGGCCAACGACTTTCGATATATGTTCCAGAATCCGTGGCATTGGCAAGAAAACAGTCGTTAAGTATTCCAAGCCTTGCTGCTGCGGAACCACTGAAATAATCATTTGACCCAAGAACCAATCTGCTTCCCAAGTACTGCTCCATAAGCTCAGGGTAACGCAAAAGAACAGGCACACTTTCTGGCATGTTTGACAGCAAAGCGCTTATGATGTTATTCCTTGCAGTAGGATCAAGGTTATCCACTAACCCGTTAGTGCCTCGGTTCCACTCTCCCCACGCTCCGACGAACCCTGCTTGTAACGCATCTATGACATCTGCGTTAGACTGCCAAACAGGAGCCAACTGCCCTATGTGTTGTATGATACGAGATTCGCTTGCATCTTGACCCGTTTCCGTGTAGTTGTACGCATAACGAAGCTGAAGTTTGATACCAGCAGACCTAGCCGCTGAAAACAACTCACCGTGAGAGTTCAACCAGCTAGTTGAAATAGCAGAGTTACGGAACTCATCTATACGGACAAGTGCGCGTGTAAGTGTGGCCGGGGTGGATGCGACTCGTACCCCGTTAAAATCTCCCGAGTATGACTTGGCAGCGTGCCACCCCCTGCTAGGATTCAAAAAATCCGTCGTAGTGTCTGCGGTATATGCTACTGTTTGCACATCTCCAGAAGGTGGGGTGGGAACACTAGTCCCCACAAACTTAACGTGCCCTCTGCGCTTGTACGCTAGTAAGTTGCTCATGCTATGTAGGTCACCTCTAAGAGCGGGATGTACTCGGAGCCGATATTATCACCATAGCTGTGGTAGTCAAGGTCAAAGTTGAGCGTTGTGTTACCTTCAGTGCTAGACTCACAGAAGAACTGGATAGCATTACCGCTAGACCAACCGGGGCGAGACACAACTTCTTGTACGATAGTTTTAAGCTCTGGACTTTGCATAGCCTCACCGGAAACTGTATTGCTAGCTAGCCATTTTATCTCAGTATTCACATTGCTCTTACGGCTCTGGTGAGCAGAATAAGATGTTATCTGCGAGGAGTCGTCGGCTTGGTCTGTTCCTACCATCACATACACGTGAGAATCTACATCATATCGGTCACCACGCGAGTACACAGTAAGCTTAGCCGTCTGTATAGTAGCACCCTGTGGAATAGTAAGGTTCGTAAACCTAAGGTTGGTATTCATTGCATTTCCTGCTTTACTGAACCAGTACAACGGCTCCGCGCCGCTGCGCCATGTTGAGAACACCACAGCCGAGGCAGCGTCGTTGTTAGCAGCAACGCGGATAGACAGGTCGATTGGCGTAGCAGCAGACCCTAATCCTAGTAAGACTGGCATTATGCTGTCCTCGGGATAGTAAGAGCAAGCCATTCGCTGAACCCAGCAACAGTCACCCTGAGGACATCGTTCGCGTTAAAAGTCTGAGAACCAGTTACGTTGGCTCCGAATGCACCGTCTAGGTTGTTCATACGGGCATAAGTTAACGTAGGTGTGCCAGAAGCAACACGATACCACGCACTACTCAGATCCAGCGTAACAGAGTAAGGGAAGACGATGTAATAGTTACCGTTTCCACTTGGGTTCAGGTAGAAAGCTTCGTACTGGTTGGGTCTAGCATCAGCCACAGCTGCTACCCACGTAGACCCCCCGTTAGTTGTAACGAGAGTAACGATGCTTGTGCTGTTAGCTGTGGTGTTAACCGCTCCGGTGCCGCCGTTAAGGTGTGTGGTATTTCCTGGATATGTCAGGCTGTAGCCACCAGTGCTGTTCTGCGTTAGTGACATAGTAACTATGACAAACCCAGTTGAGGGGACGTTAGTCATAGACAGAGTAGTATTTCCCGTCAGCGTACCATATGCATTTACTGATTTATTACTGGTTAGATCCACAACCTTTGTTCCGCTGGTGTTGCCTAGATTTATCTCGTAGATGCTGGCTCCACCACCGCCACCGACCGGGAGATTATCTGTGTAGAATTTGCGGTTAACAAGGTCGGTATCGTCGCCGCTAGCTGGGGTGGGAGCACGCAGTGCGACTGGAGATACGATAGCAGAAGACGATTTTAATGCTAATGGAACTGCTGAGTCACCGATATCAATGGTGTTAGACGGATTCATGTTAACCGCAGCGCGACTAGTTCCACCGGTTTCCTTAACGTAGTAAGGGGCGTTGTTGACAATACTTATAGGCGCAGTAAAGTTTGCACCGTTAAGCCCAGCTTTATTACTAAGCTCACCGGCCAGTCCTGTGATAGCACTTATAGGGTGAACGTGGTTAGCGTCTGAAGGAAATGTGGCTGGTTTATTGGTGACGTTACCCCAGGTTACGCTGTCGGCTAACGCAGCTCTGTCGATGATGCCATCACCGTCGCTGTCGTATGTGGCTTTGAACATGTCGCCACCACCAGGAGCGTTTCCTGGTTGCCACTTACCAAGGCTGTTGTTAAACATAAGTACTTGGCCGTTTGTGGGGGTGCCATACGTATCGGAGAGCTGAGCTAGGGTGTTAGGCGTAGCCGCCCACTTCTGGTCAGAAGTACGGAAGGTCAGGGAATACCCGTCAGCGACGCCAGCTGTGTCTACGTCGGAGTTAGCTCCCAACCTTTGCCCTTGGAGTTCGTTGACAAGTATTGCATCTGCTGTTGACGTAGCAACGAACACGACTCTAGTTACAGTCCCTGGTGTAGTTCCGAGACTACCGTCATCTTGCAGGTAGTAGGAGGCACCCGGTGTCAAGCCACTGAGAGTTATGACACTTCCAGTATATGCCATAACAAACGAGTTGGGTGTAGGAACTTCAGTTACGATACCTAGTATGACTGAGCTCTCTGTGGTTTGCGCTGTAGATTTAACATAACTGATGCCGTTGTGTCTTACTACTGTGCCGGGGGTGAATCCGTGAGCATTCTGAACTACTGTATCTGTAGAGCCAGAACCCACACCAAGGCTTTCGAGCCCGTTTACAAAGTTCCTTACAAACTCAAAGTTATCGTTTATCTTCACACGACCCGCATCTAACAGGTCGTTGACCTCTACAATTTTGATATCAGTTGGATTGATCGGCATTTTATTCTCCCATTAATTATTATCAGTACCCGAACTCTATCGGAGTACCAAACCTAACCACATAGTCGCCCCATGTGACTGAACCTTCTTCTGGATTTGTAACATAAAACAACCTAGTGCTCTTATCTTTCTTAGAATAGAAGAACTGGTTGAACACATACGGATAGTATTCTGTGGGTTCGTAAACCATAGTGCCGCTAGGGTATGACGACAGGCCATCTGGTGAATGAAACACTTTATATTTGTTAGCATCAAAGTCTATCTCTACGAACTTAGGGAACATCCCGTTAGTAGCTACACTGAGTGTCAGCTCAACCTTACGCAACTTTATTCTTATGCCTTCGTTCTCTTTATCCACAGACGTATTCTACCACAAACGTGAGGAAATAAAACCGAGCGATATATGGTAAACTAAGTGCATGGTTGAGATCAAAACATTGTCATTCACAACACTACGCGCCTTAGACATCTGGACTAGATCGAACTACCCGTTTGTCAAGGTCATGTCGATCTCTGCATACGGTGACCCGGTTGCTTACGACGAGGGGTGGGTACTGACCTTACCTAAGGTAACGGTGACTTACATAGAATTTCCGAGACCCGTTTAGTACTCTTCGCTTTCATACCTGGCTAGCTTTTCCCTCAGCCTAGCGACCTCTTCTTGTAGTGCATCTATCCTAGCACGAAGCTCACGGTTATCACCAGCCAGCTGGTAGTTCAGATCCCTCAGGTCTGAGTTAGCCTGTCTCAGCTCGCTCAAGCTTCCACGGACTTCCGAGAGCTGTGAATCAAATCCTTCTCTTTCTACTATCTTAAGCTTTGTAGCATCAGAACTTTTAGATATAAACAAGGACACAATGTGCGCAACGAGCGCCACACCACCCCCTATCAACGCCACCATAACTGCATCAGTTAAGAGTGTATCCATCTTTTACTTACTCCTTGGGTCGTTGCTGATCCCCAGCTGGGTTAAGAATCATCGTTAACCAGCATATCTCCAGACACGTAAACCCCCGTGTATCCGTGCAACTTAAAATCCCACACGAGGGCTGCTATACTAACATAGACCTTGTTGTAGTCTATACCAAGGGCAGGGATATAGGGCTTGGCTATGAAGCCATACCGGGTTACCTGTATAGCAAGCTCAAAGCTCCTCACTGCTTACCGTGCTTGTAGAGTGCGTATAAGCTGCAACTGTCACGATTCATACAAACCACCCGATACAGAAAAGAGTCCTTAGGATATCAATCCTACCATCGTGTATTTTAGCACTAACGGCTAGGAGGTATCAACCCTAGAGTGCTCTCATTTTCCTCACGTGAACTACCGCCCCCTAAAGCGGGGCAGCTTCTCGCTTCACTGAAAGGTGCGAGTTTTGGATGCCCGAAAGCACCCCGAACACGTCTGACCCCTTCTCCACGTCGGCCAGTTCCTGACCGAAGACAATCATATTACGTGCTGCGTGGGTATCTCTGTCCAAAGAATACCCACAGTCGCAGGTATACACCCGCGTTGCTAGAGAATGCTTGTTTAGGCACCCGCAATGTGGACATAGCTGGGTGGTCGGCAGGCTACGGTTCAACATTAGGTTGGCGGAGTTGTGTTGCAACTTCGCCTTTACTCTCCCTAGTATTGACCCATGAACTTGTCTGCCAAACAACCCCTTCTGCCAGTTAGTAATCATCTCGTCTTGGAATATCACGCGAGTTCTGCTTAGTGCGCGAATAACCTTATTACTAGCGTCCTCTTTACGGTTTGCCATGCGCTCGTGTTCACGCTCTAGTTGGTGCTTGGCCTTGTACCAGTTGCTGCTGCCCCGCTGCTTGCGGCTTAATGCCTTGTTGAGACGGCGAAGCTTGGTCTGGTCTTGGCTGAAATTAACCTTAGTGCCGTCCGAAAACGTCAATGCGTCGGAGATGCCCATGTCCATACCAACCACCCCGGTAATTTGAGCTTCCTCTTCCGGCAATCTTACGCAGACGTGCAGGTAGAAACCACTAGGCTTCCACACCAAGTCTGCCTTGCGGATATCTGGGGAGTCGGGAAGTTGACTAAGACCCCTGACCTTTAAGGGCGCACGCAGCTTCTGTAAGCGTACTCTACCGCCCGAGATATTGAACGTCTGGTTAGATAGTGGAATACTACGAAGAAACCGCTTGAACTTGAGCCTGCCCACCCGCCTGCCCCGCTTCTTACTTACGGACAATCCTTTGAGACTATCCCACAGCTGACGGTATAGCTGCTGCTTCATCTGCGAGGACAGCTTTTGCAACCTCACAGTTTCAAATTCCTCCCCGCGCTTAACCGTGATGTCATTTGATGTGGTGTCCACCACCCTAAAATCCTCGTGAGACAACAACCAATTGTAGTACCATTTCGCTTCTATAAACAACTGGCGAAGATACTCGTTGTGACCTTTAAGTTTTAGTCTGAACACCTTGTGTCTCACAATTGACACTATATCACCATCCGTGGTATTATGTCAACTGTGACCAGACTCAAGAGAAAACCACATGTTGTATATAACCTTAGCTACCACCTGGTGTGGTGCCCTAAGTATAGACGCCCCGTTCTTGTGGATGAAATTGCTACGCGGCTTGAGGAAATTCTGCTGGAAAAGGCCGAAGAGCTGGGCGTTACCGTAGAAAGTCTGTCTATCCAACCAGACCACGTACACCTATTTACTAGGACAGAACCGCGACACGCCCCGCAGTTTGTAGTTAACCAGCTGAAAGGAATTTCCAGCCGACGACTAAGGGAAGAATTCCCGTCTCTGAAATCAAGGCTACCCACATTGTGGACACGTAGTTACTTCGTAGATTCTGTAGGAGTGTTAAACGAATTCACCGTCAGGAAGTACATCGAGAGTCAGAGGGGGAAATAGACGCTCTCATCCCCCGCATAAATACGGGGGCTTTCTCGCTAAGTGTCGTAAGGGCTCTTTCAGGGAAAAATATTTCCTTAGGTTTTGATGAGAATTGTTAAGGAATCTTCATCCACGGAAAAATTTTTCTCGCGCTCTGGAAAAATTTTTCCAAATTCCGGAAACGGGAAAGTGCAGAAAATTCCGGTTAAAGCGCAACGAACTCAGATCAGCCGGTTACAGAGAATAGATAAGGTTAGAATAGATATAAAGATACCCACCACCTAACCGAAAAGTCACCAAACTAAACGGTGGGGCAGTTGACACGCTGGCCTCAACCGGGGTATACTAGCCCATGGCTAGGAACAACGTCTTACTGTACGGTGACCGGCACTTCAAGCCGACGAAGGAGATGGCCGCAAGGGTCGCGCAGGTTCTCAACGGCTTGTCACCCTCTTGCGTCATAACCGACTTCTCGCCCGGCTGGAATCAGTTCGTTTTAGCCCTAGCCCTAGACAACGGAATCCCCGTCGTCGGTGCTGCCCCGTTTCCGCGAGATTTCCGCGACACGGTGAAGACCAGGCTTACATCGTCTATCTTGTTTAACCAGACACTAGACGACTTTCTGACTAACCCGCAGACTTACTACGACTGGCTGGCAGAGAACGTAGACTCGGTGCTAGCTCACTACTCACCCGACACTCACCGCCCGATGCTAAAATTGCATCAGAGGGTTAAGCTGTACAACTTAGGAGGCCGATGAACGCACTGGAGCACTTGAAGCAAGAGCTAGAATCTATCTCCGCCGACGACATAGAAAACTTCGGCGTGACACTTGCTGTCGGAAGAGCATGGTATGTACGCTTCAGATGGCTGCCAAGGTATGAGAAACCTGACACACAGCCCATACACGACATGCTAGACAACAAACCAGAGCTGCTGCTGAACCTTATAAAGTCCACATCGTTCATGGAGTTTATAACCCGCCTACGAAGTGTTGACGACTGGATGAGGCCGCGTGGCTACGGAGTCATGGTGAGCGGGGCTAACATGTGGACTAACCTGAGACTCAGGCTACACAGCTGGACAGGCGGATTTTCTTGATCGACGGCGAAAAACTTGTAGCACTAGACATAGAAACATCCAACAGCCGAGGTAGCGGAGCACTAGACCCCACTGCCGAAGGGTCTGTTGTTGCGTTGATACAGCTAGCCTACGACGACGGCAGGATAGAACTCCACAGACCGACCCACGAAACTATCAGCCTGATAAAATCCCTGATAGACGAGGGGTACAGGTTCGTCATACACAACGCGGCCTTCGAGCTTGACTGGTTCTACACCAAGTATAACCTAGTCATCCCTAAGCTGTGGTGTGCTATGATAGGTTCTCAGATACTCAACGCAGGTAAAACAAACCTAGACCCCGCAACACTCATGTCTGGTAAGGTTGCTTCGAAGAGCTTGGCTCACTTGGGACTCTGGGAAGTACTCATAGAAGAGGATGATGACTATCTCTCTAGCAAAACTAGAGGGCAGTTTTCGCATAACCTTCAAGCCGTCGTGTATAGGTATGCAGACAGGGCAGTGATACAGAAAGACCAAGGCACGTCGGACTGGTTGCAAGAGCCCCTTACACCAGAGCAGGTAAGATACGCCAAAGATGACGTGAGATATCTGATACAGGTAGCCAGAAACCAGTGGAAATTCTTGCAGAAGTTCGGGATGGAAGCTGTAGCAGAGCTAGAGATGGACGCGCTGGTGCCGTTTGCACTGATGCACGCTCACGGGATAAAGGTAGATGAGGACGGATGGAGAAAAGAAGCTTACGCGCATGGGGAGATAGCTAAGCAGCTAGAGGAAGAGCTGAACCCTAAGTTCGGAGAAGAGCTTGCTCGAAGAGAGGGGCAACCCTCGCTCTTCGGGTACTATGTGCCCAAATCTTTCAGCATTTCTTCCCCCAAACAGCTGGCCAACTTTTTCGGGCTAGAAAACGCAGACGAGCGTGTCCTGAGAGAAGTTAAGCACCCACTCATACCGCAGCTGCTGAAATTCAAAGAAAGCCAGAAGATATCGAATACCTACGGAGATAAGTACCTAGCTCATATCAAGAGCGACGGTAGGATACACTCAGACCTGAGACAAGCAGCCACTACGACCGGCAGGGTTTCGTCTTCGTCTCCGAACAACCAGAACCTCCCGCCTAACATGCTGAAAACTCATATGCGTGCTGAAGAAGGTATGCTAGTGGTCTACTTTGACTACTCTTCAGTAGAGTCACGTATCCTTGCGTATGCAGCTGACGATAAGAGCATGATTCGAAGCGTTAACTCTAGTGACGTTCACTGGGAGAACGCTAAAAAGATCTTTAAGCTACCACCTGGGGCGACCAGAGAGGGGGTGTTCAGTGTTAGTGGGAAAAGCCTCAGTGGTAATGAACTGAGGCGAATGTCGAAAGGAGTATCTTTCGGTTAGGTAAAAATAGCCGAAGTAAAACCCGCTCAATTGCTGGGAACCCCACGTGGGCAATCAGCAGCCAGAGTTAGCCGAAAGGCTTTCAAATGGTTCAACGACTCAATCTACCCTAAACCACAGGTATGGGAAAAGATGGATGCGAAAGCATAACACGGCGGGTGTTGAAATAAAGAGTAACTTTTGCTATAATGTTCCAATGAAAAATAAAATATGTATAGACTGTGGAACAAGTTACTCGCCTGATGGCCCAGCACAGAAATATTGCAGACCGTGCGGAATAATACGCAGAAAAAACAGAAGGTTCGAGAGTTCTCGAAGGCAAAGAGAAAAGCGCGGGGCAAAGGTTGGTGTTGGCAGTGGCGGAAACCAAGGTCGAGGTAAAACCCATCACTCTTACAAAAATGGAACTGGTTTATACAAGCCTATAGGTAAGAGAATGGCGATGGAACTAAAACACTGTGAGAGATGTAATCGTAAACTAGACTTAAATAACAGTTTTAAATGGGTTACACATCACAGAGACCATGACCGAACAAACAACTCAGTAGAGAACTTGGAAATACTCTGCAAAAGTTGCCACCAGAAAGAACATCAGGTTTACAAAAATTTCAACAAAGGTATAGTCTAGCCCACTAGCAATAGTGGAACAGCTGATTCCCTACGGAATTTCTAAAGTCGGCCTTGTAAACAGAGGTTTTGCTGAAGACGAAGAAATCGGGCAAGCCCTCATAGATGCTTTCCTGGGTGAGTACACTGAGGTAGACAAGTTTCTTAAGCAGTCCATAGCAGAAGCACTGACCCGAGGGTATACACAAGACGCCTTAGGTAGGATACGGTGGTATGATATCCCGGAAAGCGGAGACCCCGAGGTTATAAAGCAAGCAAGGTCGTTTGCGGCTAGGCAGGCTCAGAACCATAAAATCCAGGCTACATCAGCCGACATAACCAAGCGAGCTATAGTTGACACACATAACTACCTGGAGGAAACAGGCAGAGGCTACTTAGTCTTGACTGTTCACGACTCCATCATAGCCGAGGTAAAGCTACAGACAGCAGGAGATACCATCAAGCATATGCTAGAGATCATGGAGTCAGCCGGGCCTAAGGTTTTCCCCGGCATCGTCACCCCAGTAGACGCTGACGTGGGGTACAAGATCACCAAGACCTGTGAGCTGACTGGTCTAGCGTTCTCAGTTTTCTCACACAGCTACAGCGACGGTGTTGTTACAGAAAACACCGACAGATACGACCCAAGAGTAGCAAGCATTGTAAAGGGCGCAGCACCGGGAGAAGAACTTACCGTACTGCACGCATTTATCACTTCTCAGGGCGAGGATTGGAAACACGCTAACCAAGACCTGGTAGACGCAGCATGGAAGTAACTTTTCATGATAAATATTACACCCTAGCGCCGTAAATGGCGCTTTTACTGTTCTTACTGGACAAACCTTAGTCTATGTGCTAAACTGTTGGGAATCAATAGGAGAAAAATGGCCAGAACACCCTCTATAAAGATAACTGCTAAACCTAAGACACCTGGGGTAAGCTTAGCAGGTATAAACGCTGGAGAAAGCGCCCGTGCTAACAACGAGGGCGTTTTTATCTCCACCGAGTTCTACCGTAACGACATAGTAGGTAAGCCTTATCCTGGGTTCATAAACTACCAAACCCAGAGATACTTAGCATACAACAGTACCGTAGTAAGGTCGATAATCAGCTTGCGTACTCAGCAAGTAGCTATGTTGCCATATAACATAGTTCCTAGCAACGACCAAGAACCCACAAGAAAAGTCAGCGTGTTCGACTACAACATGTACGAGCTTCTATACCACCCAGTGTTCGACCAGCCTGAGAAAGACTTCCTGAAGAAGATGTACCTCAGGATAGACCCAGATGCCTACAAGATAAACAAGCAGTCTCTGTACGAAGAGTCCAAAGACCAGTTCAGTGCCGCAGAGATAGCTACTATAGATCACTTGCAAGAGAAACACGATTCTTTTTACAGAGATAGAGACGAAAGCATAGCCAAGATAAGGTCTATCCTCAACAACCCTGACCCGTGGTTCACAGGAACACAGTCGTGGAGCCAGATGATACAGGCTATCTTGTTCGACCTCATCGCCCTCGACAGGGGAGCACTTCTCAAGCTCAGAGACGAGGAAGGTGGGATTCGAGGCCTCATGCCGATGGATGGGGCCTCGATCCGGCCACTTATCAATGAATTTGGTTTCTACGACGACGATAAAGCTTTCGTTCAGGTCTCCGAGACAAGCGGAACGCCTAACGTCTACCTTAACCGTAGAGATGTCATCATAATGAGTATGCACCCAGTAACTGATATGCGTTACTTCGGCTATGGCGTGTCTCCGATGGAAACCTTGTTTACAGCCGCGCTTACCGATATCTACATAGACAAAGGACAACTAGACTTCTACCGCAAAGGTGGGTCTATACCAGAGGGTGTACTTAACATCGAGCCACCGACCTCGCGTGACGGTATGGTGTCTCACATGAACCAGCAAACTCTAGAGTACATGCAGCGTAGCTTGCAGGCTATGATGGCTGGTGACTACACCCAGGTTCCGATCTTTTCTGGGGGGAAAGTCAGCTTCATCGACTTCAAAGGTAAAAGAAGGGACGGGCAGTACAAGGAGCTTGCTGAGTACGTAGCTAGGAAAACATGTGCCGTTTTACAAGTCTCCCCGCAAGACGTTGGCATAACATCTGATGTAAACAGGTCTAGTGCCACCGTGCAGCAAGACCTCACTAAGAGCAAGGGACTTCTGCCGCTGATGAACACAGTAGCAGAGTATATCACTCGTGGAGTTGTAGACGAGCTACGCCCGGAAAGAGACCTCAAGCTTGCTTTCATCGACGACGACACAGAGAAGAACAAGAACGAGTGGACGATGAGCCAACAGCAGCTCGTCAGCGGAGTCATAACCGTGAACGAGTACCGCGTAGCACACGGTAAATCCCCAGTTCCCTGGGGTAACAGCCCCTTGCAGGGCTTGAGAAACTGGCGCTCGCCGGAAGAAGAACAAGAGCAACAAGGCGGTGGCTTGGGCGGTCTTGGTGGTGCACCCGGGGGGTTGCCTCCCATGCCAGCTAGCGTAGCCAACCCTGGCGGCCCTGTGGGTGGAGCAAACCCAGCCGCAGGACGCCCACCTGCTGGGGCACTGAAATCGTCAAGGTTCTTCTCACTCAACGCGAGAAGCGAAGACGAAGCAGAAGAGTTCATGGTAAAAGGTTTCTCGGAGATGTACGACGAGAACTCTAACTTCCACGAGATAGTTTCTTTGCATGATATCCATAACTACCCAGGAGGAGAGTGGATGAGGACGCCTGTGGCATCCTACGAGCACTTCGTAGACACCCACCCGGCACTTGGGATAAAGGTGCAGATACCAGAAGATACAGATACAAGGGATGTTCTGCTCCTCTCGATGTACACCGGAGACGAAATCATCGTAGAAAACGGAAATGTACCGCTTATAAAGGCTATGGCGACGGCTGCGTACAACAACCTCAACGACTCTACCCGGAACAAGGTAGACGAGATCACCTTCAACAACGGTGAGGAAGCCTTTGAGAAGTACATCTACAACCGACTAGATGCCCCTCTGCAAGACGCTCTGTACAAAGACTACTACAGGTTTAAAAGTTTTGCCGTGAGTGACGCGCAGCTAGAGGAAGTAGAGCAATGTATAAGCTGACAACCTACAAGAGTCTGGTTGTCCCAGAGGGCTTCACAACAGGGCAGTTAGACTTCTACAAGGCGTTCTCATACCTGACTTCTCTAGGCATGAACAACGAAGCTATGGCTATGTTGTTTGCACTCAAGGCCGTAGTAGTCCCTGAGGGTAGTGCTGTGATCTATACACCCGAGGGTAAAAACCCCAGCAAGATACCAGCGGGGAGTGGTGTGCCTATCTACCTAGGTAGGGACAACACCACGTGGGAAGGGTTTGCTCAGTACGTAGCTGAAAACCCGGAGAACACTACCTGGCAGATTGTGAACGAAGAAGACGCAGAGGACATAGAGTTCGACCAAGAATACTATGTAGCGCTCATGAGTCGGTTCAGAGAGTCTATGATCCAGTCGCTTGATGCCGGGGATTACTACAACACCGTTACTCTGCTAGAATACCTTAACCGGCTAGCTGCACAACCAGAAAAATATCTCGAAGAGGCAAGAAAAGAAACCATAGTACAGGCAGGAGACAGCAAAGAGACCAGGGAAAAGAAGAAAGAGATGCGTGACGCAGCAGAGGAACGCTACAACAAAACTCGTCGTGTACAGGTAAGCGCCACTAGACTTGCAGAGCAGACGCACGCGGAGCTAGTCTATAGACATGTACTACAGAGTAAAAACATAACAGAGCTAGAGCGTCAGGTAGAGGAAGCATTTACCCCTAGGATGGAATACCTGGCCGAGAGGCTTAAGGATGTTGACGGGACATGGAAGCTAGAGTACAGGCAAGCGGATACCACGTATTTCACTGCTACTAGGAACAACAACGCTATCGAAGCAAAGCGGGGGTATGTTCCAGTGTTGGTGAGGTACGAGGGAGAGCGAGACCTGTCAGACTTGATGGCTGTGTTGGCGCTGAGCAACTACAACGGGTTTACCACCGAAGAGCTTACCCCCGGCAGCGACTCGTCTTTGTTAGACAAAAACGGTGTTATGCACCTAGAAGATGTCGGTGTAGCAGCAGAAACCTTGGTAGGTAAAGCGCCCATGGAAGTGTTGGACAAAGCAGTCGGACTGACATCAAGGCTGGCTACCCTTATAACACTCAGGGAGCTAGCCGGGCTAGAAAGACGAGAAAAGATAGCCAGCAGGCACGCGCTAGATGCCTTGGTTACAGACCCACGTAACCTTGAAAACACATATGTCAAGAAAGGTGACATAGACTCTCAAGAAGCTTTCTTCAACGCCATGGTGTTCACGGCTAGGATAGACCAGACCTTCGAGCAAGGAGTTGCTGTAAGTCAAGGCGTAAGTGCAGTAGACGAGAACTGGTCAGAACCAGTGCGAGAGGGAGCACACCTTCTGGTAGCTCGTAGCAGAGAGAAAGCATCAGAGTTCTTGTTTGGTAAAGACGGATGGGAACCTCTTGAAGACGCGCTTGGTATCAAGCTCAACGAAACACACAGAACGGGGTTATCCTCCGCGATCGAGAACATGAGTGCTGAGGAAATCAACAAGCTTATGAGTAAGAACAACGACGCCCTAGCTAAGGAAGTTATGTCAGCTATGGGGATAACACGCGGGAGAGTTTCTTCGTCGCAGGCCGAGCAGATATCTGACTCTGTAAGGAGCCTACAGAAGAGGATTCTAGCAAGGAAAGAGCTAGAGTATGCGTCATGGTCTGCAAGGTTAGGTGGTATGTACACTACTGACGGGCATTATTTCAGACGGGGGGTGTCTTGGGTAGTGAACCACGCACTAGCTGGGGAATCGGTTTCGTTCGATGAGTACTCTCAGTCGTTCGTTGGAGATGAAAGCGGTAGGATAGTACCACTCGCATACCTAGACCTCATCGGTGGTCAAGCGATAGGGTTTAACACCGACACGAACGACATAGAACTTTCTCCTACACAAGAAGAGTATTTCAAGAGTCGATACAACATGACCGATATAAGCGGAGATAACCTGCTTGACCTGCTCTACGCGGCGTCTAAGGACGGAGGATACGCCCCTTCAGCAGTGTACTCGCAGAATATTATCAGCAGTAACGCAGATATAAAAAATCAGCTAGCGGAGAACAACGGCGGGAAAGAGTTCTCTCCTGATATGGTGGAGATAGATACAAAAGAAAACCCACGGCTCCAGTCTACAGTGCAAGACTTTGCAGGCCAGATCTTCGGTAGGATAGTAGATAACGACAACGACTACGACAACTCTACTGTCGAGCTAACAGATGCTCTTCTAGAGGCGGAAACACGGGCAGAGGTTGCACGTCTCATACCTCAGGTAGCAGAAAGCATAGCAAACAACGTAGTCACTACCTATAAGGAAACCTTTGGTGCTGGAGTTGACTCTCAGTGGGTTAAAGACCTTGTAACAAAAGATGTCAACGACAAGCTCACATCGTCACTGGGCAACAAAAAAGAGGTAGCAACTGGTAAAAGTATCCTATCCGGATCATACGGTGTGTACTTTGAAGGCGTTCAGTCGATAGCTGCCATGGTAGGGCTCGTTGGTAGGTCTGGGGCATCGGGTGCCACTGAGACCAAGCTTGGCTTCGAGTGGGAAGACCCCACCGGGGTAAGACACATATACTCTCGCAACCCGAAAAGCGGGGCGATAGATGCGATCTACACAACACTAGGAAAAGACGGAACACTCACTGTGGAACCGATAGAGTTTAAGCTCTCTGACACTCACGACGCGATAGCGCACCTTGGAACCACAACTGATTTCTACGAACCTAAACTGCAAGAGCTTGTCAGAGATACACGTGCTAAAAAACTAGTAGTGAGCAGCACTAACAACTTCTCGCAGATAGTCAGCACAAGCAGAAAGGGTGACCAGAAGAAAAAGCCAGCTGAGTTCAGAAAAAGGCTGAAGGGAATCGTAACCAGCGTCTTGTCGTTTAAGGTGCCCTTCTTCCAGTACAACAGAACAAAACCAGTCATAACTAACGAAGAGAAAGACCCAACACCAATCGGCCCAGCAGATAAGTCACGCGGAGCTAGTAACGTGTTCGCTAGCAGCCCGAACCTGATGGACACAAGCCGTGGCGGTGTTCGCAGACGCCAGGATGTACATCCGCTACCAAAGAAGAAGGGAAAATAGACTATGCTTATAAGCTTATACCCAAGAGTACTCCTTGCGCGTCGTGTCTCAGAGTATATAGGGGTTGACCGAGATGACCTGCTGGCATTCTTCTTCGGGTACGCAGACCATGTGCTGCGTGGGTCTCTTACGATAAACGAAGCGCTGGAGAAGATATCTCTAGTTAACTCGTCTAGGTATCGTTTCGTCGATGCTCTGAGCGACTTTGAGCTTGACTTGTACCTGAACGAGAACGTGAAGCACCCTGACTACGCTACGATAGACGAAAAGTCCGACTTCACAGAGGAAAGCGCAGCCTCACTCAGCACGCTAGCAAAAGAAGCCTGGGAAAGGCTCCAAGACGCTGACTACATAGAGGGGTTGTTCTGCTTTACACTGCTGATATCTATTTTCCTGAGCGGCTACAAGGAGCGTGTCATAGACACAGTAGATTTCGAATCGGTGTTACCAGCGTATGGGATGCTAGCCCGTGCTATCATAGGCAGGAAACTAGGAGATGACTATGCAAGAAAAAAGAGTACTTGACATAAGCAAGGCGATAGACGCTGCTAGCGGGTTTGCCCAAGGGATAGAAGCACAAGACCTGGAAGGAAAAACCGCCAAGACAAACACCCTAACCGAAGAGGAGGACGAAGATGAAGATGACGATGGACAGCCTGGATGATGTCATGTGGGAGCTTCGTCTTAAGATAGAAGAGATAGATGACGAAGTAGACAAACTTTCATACGAAGAGCCGAAGAAAAGACAGTCACTTCTGAACATGTACACTGGATACGACTACCCCGATAACGACTGATGAACAAGATAGCCAACTTCACTCTCAAAGGATTCACTGTCCCGGTGGGACATCAGCTGGTGATAACTACACACAGCGGTGAAACTATAGTGAAAGAGGCTGGACAGAACTCTGGCGGGCCGTACAAGCTATCTGATGTCATGTCCGGTAAGATAGATGGGTGGGAGCTATCCGAAGTCGGCCAACCAGGAGAAGAGCAGACCTCTATGCGGGATTTTGTAGAGGCTCTGATAACCACCCCATCCCAAGACTTTTCTGATATATCCTTCAAAGAAATCCTGGGGCTCGACGAAGACTTGACAGATGAGCAGAAAACAGAGCTTTCTGCCGAGCTGCTAGACGTGGTTACAAAGATTGCAGAAGGTGCTGAGGAGGAAGAAGAACTAGAGCCGATAGAGATGCTGCGTAAAACAAAGTCATACTCTAAGCGTTACACCTCACCGGGGACTCTCGTAACGCTCAGAAACATGGCAGCTATAAACTCAGAAGAAGGGCATGCACTTCCAGGGAAAGAGTGGAAAAAGAAACTCCCTACAGTCACAGAAGTAGCATCTTTCTTCGAGCTTGCAGAGAGAACCCTCACCCACCTCCCCGATGCTAAATCCCCAAGCGAAGTGATAGGCCACACCAGCGTATCAAAAGAGGCACTAGAGAGATACGGAATCACAGACGTTGACTCCCTTATCGACTTTTGCTTTAACAAACCTCTAGAGGGCAGAGTTATAAAGCTCACTCCTGACTCAGCAGAAGACCCTATCACAGATGAAGAAGCCGCTAGCTACTACGAAGCTATACAGAGCAAGGTGTGGTCTCCGCAGAGCGTGATGGAGGAGATGCTTGACAGAGCTAGGTCTCCGGAGAACATACAAAAGGTCAGCAGCATAGTAGGCAAAGCTATGATAGATTTTGCTAACAGCAGCGATCTAGAAGAAGCCGATCCACCAGAGAAAGTCGTAGACGATCTGTACAGGATTGTTACTAGGATGCTGCCAGCCAAAGAACGCCGTGAGAGCCTAGAAGCGTTCAACGCATTCATCAAAGACTCCTTCGGTGTAGAGGGTGATACCAGAACACTTCTGCAAACCATGAAAGACCCTTCACGCGGAAAGCTGTTCTTCTCGATGGTACTAAAAGGCATAAACACAGACCCTAAATCTGCAAAACTTCTAGCTAACAAGCTGAACGAAGTAGCTCCGAGCTTGAACATCGGTAAAAGCCTTGACAAACGCGCAGAGACATACAAGCGCTCGCTTGCATCTAGTAACCTACAGAAGTTTAAAGAAATGATGACCAAAAAAGTTCTGAGGTACACAAACAAAGATCTCATGAACCAGCTAGACGAGAACAACCCCGACATCGGGCTAACACTCAGCGAAGAACAGCAGACAGCGATAAACTTCGCACTCTCTCTGGCACATCCCAAGGTGGCTAGCCATATCATGAAAAAGCTTGACATACAGTTCACCCAGAGACCTAGGGCAAACTTCAGGCCGTTCGCAGATGTAGAGTCTATGGCCATAAGCGTAGCAAGCAACACACTGCCGCGGGTATTTGCACACGAGGTAGGACATCTGGTAGAATACCATTCGTGGGAAGCCCTGAGAGCATCAGTTCTCCCCTTCCTGTATAAAAGAACCTTTGGTGGTGGAGAACAGGTGTTTGAAGACGACGATGACGATGAACCAGAATACTACAGGGATGGTGGGGGATTTATAGACAGCTACTCAGCTAAGACATACCCAGGAAGGAACGCAACAGAAGTGATAAGCATGGGCATGGAGATGTTATACAAGAACCCAGCGGTTTTTGCTTACCTAGACCCAGAACACTTCATCACAACACTAGACATAAGCCAACCAGTAGCACTAAGGAAAGGAGCAAGGTATGAAGTACCAGATAAAGCTAGCTGACGGCACTGTACTTTCGTACGACGGAGCTACATGGGTTACTCCGTCGTCTAAGCTCACAACTTTTCTCAATAACTACATGAAAGATGATATAATGGATCTTTCGTACCAACCTCACCCAGACTACGACAAGGTTAAAAACGTTGCGTCTGTGCTTGGAGGGGAGCTTATCTTCCCGGAGGGTGGGGCACCAGAAAAAAGTGTAACGGGGAGAATCTACTGATATGGCGTTCAGAGTACCCTTCGGCTATGATCTAATCGTAGACGGGCTGCCATCTAAGAGAGCCGGTGAGATGTCCGGCGGCCAGTACGGTCTGAGAGAGGTCTTAGACGGTACAGTGGAAGGCTGGCAGCTTATACCTACCGGAGAGTACAGAGAGGTGCCTGCGTTTTCCCCGCCGGGTGAAGTGCTGGATATCTGTGATGCTATATCTGCCTCGGGTGGAGACACTATCTTCGCTGGCGGAGTAGTAAGGGATAGCCTTGCTGGTGTAGAGAATAAGGACATAGACGTAGAGGTCTACGGCATGAAGCCGGATAAGCTGGAAAGTGTCCTATCTAAGTTCGGTAGAGTTGACACTGTTGGGTCAAGCTTCGGAATCATAAAACTTACAACGGAGACAAACGACTACGACTTCAGCTTGCCGCGCCGGGAAAACAAAGCAGGCAAAGGGCACCGTGGTTTCGTGGTAGAACCTGATGAAAACATGACCTACGAAGAGGCAGGGGCACGCAGGGATTTCACCATAAACGCTATGAGCATGACTACAGGTGGAAGGCTTATAGATTATTTCAGAGGCCTTACAGATCTTCGTGACAGGATACTCAGGCACACGTCTAACCACTTCTCGGAAGATCCTTTACGTGTTCTCAGGGGATTTCAGTTTGCTAGCAGGTTCGGTATGTCTATGGACAAGAAGACCGCCGACTTATCTCGCTCTCTGAGGAACGAATACTCAGAACTACCGAAGGAAAGAGTCTGGACTGAGTGGGAGAAGTGGGGGTCTAAGGGGCGTTTCCCTAGTGCCGGGATACAGGTTCTCAAGGACACAGACTGGCTAGAGCTGTACCCAGAGCTTGCCCAGATGGATGGTGTGAAGCAAGACCCCGAATACCACCCTGAAGGGGATGTCCTTGTCCATACTATGCATGTAGTGGACGAAGCTGCTAAGATAGCTGAGAGAGAAAACCTAGACAGCAGAGAAAAGCTTATCCTGATGTTTGCAGCCCTGTGCCACGACCTAGGAAAACCAGAGACTACGGTTCTGAAGAACAGCAGGTGGGCATCGCCTGGGCACGCACAAGCTGGAGAAAAGCTGACTGTCTCGTTCCTTTCTTCCATCGGTGCTCCGTCTTGGCTTATAGAGAGCGTAGCACCTCTAGTCGTAGAACACATGGCGCACGTCGGCGTAGAGATGACACCTAGGGTTGTAAACAGGATAGCAGCCAGAGTATCTCCGTCTAACATAAGGATGCTTTCATACGTGATAGAAGCAGACCACTCCGGCAGGCCGCCGCTAGAAAAAGGGCTCCCAGAAGAAGCTGAGAAGATGGTAGAGATGTCAGAGAGGCTGTCGATAGCTTCGAACAAGCCCAAGGCTCTTCTAGGAGGAAAGGACTTGTTTGACCTAGCAGATACCGGAGCACTGCCAGAAGCCTACATGCGTCCGGGTAAGCACTTCGGAGTCTTGTTAAACTACCTCTACGAAGCTCAGCTAGACGGTGAGTTCGATACGCCAGAAGAAGGGCGTAAGTTTGTTGCGTTCATGTTTGACGAAGAAAAAAAGTCTAGCATAGAAGAGGCGATAGACTACATAGAATCACTCAACCGCAGGCGCTTACTGAGGCTGATCGACGAAGCTAACAGACAGGGGCTGTCTGAAGAGGAGCTTCTTCAGCTACCGAGAGAAGAGATAGCAAGAATGTCCCAGCTTGCCGTATCTAAGTAAAAAGAGGTATAATACAACGATGCTACCAAGATACTCACACAAACTAGGCGAAAGATTTCGCGTTGTCAGGGAAACTCCCAGCAAACTGAGGGTTCGCAAGGTAGGTGCTCCCAACAACGACGGGAACTACCTGTATCTCAACTTCGGGACATCACAGCTGGATGCTGTGCCTACACCGACTGCCGAGCACGAAAAGGTGCTTACAGCACTGATGGACACTAACCTCCTTGAGTACGACTTCCAGAACACCTTTCCTCGTACAGCAGGTGAGTATCTGTTCGAGTACGAGATCACGAGCGACAGCTCGCTGGAGTATGAGATACATACTGTAGGGGATATGGCGTCTACACCATCTTGCCGCATCTACGGATACCTGAGAGATGTCTCTGGCGCACCGATGTCTGGCCAGGTTGTAGAGGCCATGCTCAACCGTGGATACTTCCCTCACAAGTCCGGAACCGCTAACACAAGACTCTCTACGATAACCGACGAATCTGGCTACTTTGAGTTAGCTCTCATGCCGGGGCTAGATGTGACTATAAGCATACCAGCTATCGGCTATGTACAGCGTGGAGTAGTTCCCAACACCGGCTCTGTGGAGTTTAACTCTGACACCCTTCTGAGGAACTGATATGTACGATAAGGTTACCAGGGTCATAGGCACGGTACGTGACTCTAACGGGGTTCTGTCTAAGGGTGCTGTCATAGAGGCTCAGCTGATGGGGCAGATGATATACTCTCCAGGAGTAGTCGGTAACAAGATGTACCAGACCGAGAGCAACGCCTTCGGTAAGTTCCTCTTAGACTTGGCTCCATGCACACTAGACGGTACTAAGCCTAACAACTACTATTCATTTAAGATAATCGACAGCACTACTAACTACTACTCTAAGATAGTTCCTGAAACTGTAGGTAAAATCCCAGTGGAGTTCGATGATCTACAGGACTATGTGCCAGAAAACCTAAGAACACCGTTCTTCGGTGGAGGGTCAACTGTACTACTTCCACCAGAAGGAGACTACACAGGGCTCTTTTCTTATGCGCCGCTGCAAGGTGACGGCACCACAGACACATTCACCGTGCCTGGGAAAGTACACATGGTAGTGCTGAACGGTATAGTACAAAACCCAGCCGCAGATTATACAAACGTAACTACGAACAGTGTCAGATTCTTACAAACACCACTCGCTGGTGACGTGATACTGATACAGTACAAGATATAGGAAGGAGGTGTAGCCTGATGGATATAACCCCCATACTCCAAGCAAACAACGAAAACCTCAAGTCTGTCGAGATATCTTTGCTAGGACAGATAGAGAAATTCAAAGAAGAGCTGGTGAAAACCAGAGCAAAGATAGCTCATAACACAGAACTACTGGAGATACTGTCACGTGCTGAAGACACTAACGAGACAACAACAGATACAGAATAGCTCAGCTGTATCTGACAATCTTCCTCTGGGGTATGATAACATTGAAACCCTAGAGGAAGACCTTAACTATCTCAGAAGCGTTATAAAGGATATAAAAGGTACCTCTGACTACGACAGCCCTCTGACTAAAAAGCTAGAGGAGCTAGCTGACGAACTAGGTGAGTACACAGCGGAAACACCCCCTACCGGGGACTACTCCGAGCGTATAGCAACCACTAGGTGGGTTCATGATGCAATGGTCTTGTCTGGAGGAGATGCTAGGTACGTGCATACACAGAACTCAACCGCTTCGATCTGGTACGTGCAGCATAACCTAGGAAAATTCCCGAGCGTAACGGTAACCCTCCCGGACAACATCACAGTGGCAGAAGGGAACGTGGTATACATTGATGCGAACAAACTAGAGATACACTTATCGAGCGCTACCTCCGGTACTGCTTATATAAACTAGGAGTTAATATAACATGGCAAAGAAGTTCTTAGTACCAATTGACCTTACCAAGCTAGAACTGCTCAACGCAGCTGTGCACAACGCAGCATCCGCACCGGCGAGCCCTTCTGTCGGGCAGGTGTACTACAACACCACCAGCAAGAAGCTTAATATCTATGATGGTGCACAGTGGAACCAGCTGGAGGACAGCGGTGGTCTCTCTGGTGTGCAGTCAGTTACTGGTTCAGCTCCTCTATCGGTAGACCAGACAACCGGCGCTGTCACTGTATCTATATCCGCAGCTACCACAAGCGCGGCTGGCTCTATGTCCAGCACGGATAAAACCAAGCTAGACAACGCCACAGCATCTAACACCAACAGCACACTGGTACTGAGAGATGGAAGTGGGAATTTCTCTGCTGGAACGATAACAGCAGCCCTGACAGGCAGCGCGACACTGCTCGGTGGGCAAGCCGGGTCTTACTATCTCGACAGAACGAAACATAGCGGAACCCAAAACGCTAGCACGATAAGTGACCTAGCAAGCACTGTAAAAGGATACAGACTTGACGAGTTCGCCAAGCCGACTGCTAACATCGACCTCAACTCCAACAGGATAGTTGGCCTTGCAGCACCTGTAGCAGACGGTGATGCGGTCAACAAGTCGTATGTCGATGCAGCTCGCATGGGTCTCGATGCTAAAGAGTCTGTTCGTGCAGCCACAACAGGGAATATCACCCTTTCTGGTACGCAGACCGTAGACGGCGTAGTTCTGGTTGCTGGGGACAGAGTTCTTGTAAAAGACCAGACAGATAAGAAGACTAACGGTATCTACGATGTAGTAGGTGGAGCTGGGGCATGGACAAGATCACCAGACGCCGTTGCAGGGAAGCTCAACTCTGGTGCTTACGTCTTCGTAGAGGAAGGCACAGCTAACGACAACAGCGGTTGGGTGCTGTCAACCCCAGAACCCATCACAGTCGGGACTACTAACATAGACTTTGTTCAGTTCTCTGGTACGGGACAGATAATCGCCGGAAACGGTATCGACAAAACTGGCAACACAATCTCCGCTAAAGGCACTGCCAACAGGATAAGCGTAAGTGCGTCTGGAATTGATATAGCATCTAACTACGTTGGCCAGAGCACCATAACCACACTTGGAACAATCACAACCGGCACCTGGAACGGCACAACGATAGCTGTAGACAAGGGTGGTACGGGGATCACCTCGTACACAGCGAACAACTACATCCGCGCTTCAGGAGCCACTACACTAGAACAGCGTACTCCTGCTAACGTACTAAGCGACATCGGTGCAGTAGCGGCGAACGATGCTATCACCGGAGCTACTAAAACAAAAATAACCTACGATTCAAAGGGATTGGTAACAGCTGGGGCAAGCCTTATCGCCTCTGATATACCAGAGCTAGACGCAGCTAAAATTACAACAGGCACATTTCTTATAGGGCGGATCCCCACAGGAACAACATCAACTACCGTATCCCTTGGTAACCACAACCACACACTAGACAGCCTAACGTCCGTGACCATCAGCAGCAAGGCGTCTAACGATGTGTTGCAGTGGAACGGCACCGCCTGGGTCAACAAGACCTTGGCCGGGGCTGGTATCTCTGCTACTGGGCATACCCACTCTGGTGCTGATATCACGAGCGGCACTGTTGATTTTGCTCGCTTACCAACAGGCACGGGCGCAAACGAAGTAGCTGTAGGGAACCACAACCACACCTTTGACAGCCTGAGTAATGTAACTATCAGTGCGAAGTCTACATCTGATGTAGTTCAGTGGAACGGCACCGCCTGGGTCAACAAGACCTTAGCTGGAGCAGGTATCGCTGCTGCTAGCCACACACACGACGCCGGTGACATAACAACCGGAACGCTGCCAGTTGGACGCGGGGGTACTGGACTCAGCAGCATAACCTCCAACTCATTCCTCAAGGGTAACGGCACTGGTGCTCTCGTACAGAGAACATACGCAGAGGTTAAGACTGACCTCAGCCTCGACAACGTAGAAAACACGAAGCTCTCAACATGGGCTGGAACATCGAGCATAACCACCCTCGGTACGATAGGTACAGGAACATGGAGCGCTACCACAATCGCTGTAGCGAAGGGTGGTACTGGAGCCACAACAGCTGCTGCCGCTAGAAGCAACCTCGGTGCTCCAGGAAAATACGTTGGAAACGCAGGCAACAGCACCAGCAACATAATAACTCACAACCTTGGTACGAGAGACGTAACTGTAACTGTGTACGAAAGTGCTTCGCCTTACAACGTAGTAGAGTGCGATGTACAGCTCACAAGCACCACGACACTTACACTTAACTTCGCAGTCGCGCCAGCAGCAAGCGATACCTACAAGGTTGTTGTAGTAGGGTAACCTGAATGCCTAAATTTCTGACCCAGCTGGAGATACCGTCATCCAGCATAAGCAACGCTACCGGTGATATACTTACTATCACTGGTGGCGGTATTGTGTCCAAGAGAACTGCTGCCCAGATCCTCTCAGATACTGGGGCAGCAGCGGATAACTCTGTAGTAAAACTCACGGGTAACCAAACTGTAGCTGGGGTAAAAACATTTAGCTCTATACCGATACTTCCAGCAAGCAACCCAACAACTGACAACGAGGCGTCTAGAAAGAAGTACGTAGACGACGGGTTGGCTACCAAAGCAGCCACATCACATGTTCATAGCGCCGCTGATATAACCTCGGGAACTTTGGATGTTGCTCGTGGTGGCACGGGGGCGGCTACCCTTACCTCTGGTAGCTACCTTGTGGGAGCTGGAACTAGTGCAGTTACATTTAAGACACCTGGACAGGTTTTAACAGATATCGGCGCTGCCGCAGCATCTCATGTTCACGCAGCTGGTGATGTTACGTCCGGTACCTTTGACATAGCGCGCATCCCCACAGGCACTACAAGCTCTACAGTTGCTTTAGGTAATCACAACCACACCTTTGACTCGCTCTCTAACGTAACTATAACCTCTGTAGGTACCGGGCATCTTCTCAGGTGGAACGGTACTGCCTGGGTAAACGGAACTATCGCAGCTACTGGTGTGGCGGCGGCTTCGCATACGCACAATGCAAGCGACATAAACGCTGGAACACTGGGAGTAGCACGAGGTGGAACTGGCGCAGCCACACTAACATCTGGTAGTTACCTCATAGGGGCGGGAACTGGTGCTGTTACCTTTAAAACCCCAGGACAAGTGCTAACAGATATAGGGGCAGCAGCCTCATCACACACCCACAACGCTTCGGATATAAATGCTGGCACACTAGCGGTAGCTCGCGGTGGCACAGGAATAGCCAGCTACACGGCAAACAACTACATCAGAGCTTCTGGTGCTACTACTTTAGAACAAAGAACACCTGCTAATGTCCTGTCTGATATCGGGGCGGCTGCTGACAGCGACGTTGTGAAGCTCAGCGGAGACCAGACGATAGCAGGGGTCAAGACATTCTCTAGCTCTCCCATTGTTCCAACACCTACCACAGACACCCAAGCAGCTACTAAGAAGTACGTAGACGACAACGCTGGCGGAAGCGCCCCCGACCCATCCATGAAAACCTTCTCTGTCAGCCCAAACGAGAACGGTAACTACTACCTGACATTCGCTACAGGTGTAACACTAGACCTTGGAAGCGTAACTAAACGCGGCACAGGAACTGTTGTATATGCTAAGTCTACTGACGGTTCGTCGTTCGCTACCGTAACAGGAAGTCAGAGTTTTGCAACCTCGGATGTACTGAGAGTAGGGGTGACCTCTTTTGATACGTACCTCGCGCTGTCTATCCCGGTAACGTCAGACGCATACGCTCCTCTCGTAGATTACTACGTAAACCCACAAGCCAACGGCGACACATACGTGACGTTTTCTACACAGACTATCCTAGACCTCGGGAACGTTACGAAACGCGGAACGGGAACCCTTGCTTACGAAAGAAGCACAGACGGTACCAACTTCTCCTCCGTAACGGGTGCAACCACGTTCAACGCTAACGACGTGCTGAAGATCACAGTTACATCGTACTCTGGCTACCTTACTCTGACTATACCTAACTTAGGTACAGGAACCAGCAGGCAGGCTCCAGTTTCTGGTGTAGCTACAGGAACTCTGAGTCTAGACGACACACACAACGGCGGTGTGGTTGAAGTATCGTCTACAGCAACCGGAGTAACGTTCGACGGAAGCTACTCTGCTGGGTATAACGTTATGCTAGTCAATGCAAAATCCTCTTCTATGACTATCACTAGAGATACTGGAAAAACCCTGAGGAACGGAACTGGAACAGCTGCTACGTACACACTAGCCGCAGGCGAGTCTGTGACCTGCGTTGCAACAACCAGCGATGACATAAGGATTGTCGGCACAGTAACGTGAATCACGTACTAAACAACACATTTAACTTCTTTACTGGGGGAGTACTTGCCCCGCCGGGGATAAAATTTATCTCGTCAGGCACAGGAACTAACTCTATCGGAACGATGCCAGCACACCAAGCTGGTGATCTTCTGGTTGTGTTCGCATACCGCGACGGCAATACAACCGCTCCTTCCCTAGTTTCAGGGTGGACTAGCCTACACTCAGCTGGAGCCAACAGCAACAGCGCTAGAGTTGCGTACAGAGTAGCAACTAGTAGCTCTATGACATCTGGCACTTGGACGAACGCTAGCAGTGTTATCTGCCTTGTATACCGTAATGCAACTCCCGGGGCTGTTGATGTTGGAGGGGCTGTAAGCACTACGGTTACGTACCCGGCGTTGACACTCGGAGTATCTGATGGGAGCAGCTGGGTTGCGTGTTTTGCTGGCCACCGTTCGGTGAACACCGCACTAGAGACTCCACCAACAGGAACTACTTTAAGGGCGACGGTCGTGGATGCTACCGACGAAGCCGCTGCCTTCGATACTGGTGGGGGAGTAACATCGTGGACATCCAAAGCCGTCTCAGTTGGAGGGACTTCTTCTGGGTGGCGTGCATACTCGCTGGAGATCAAATTGGCATGAAGCGTGAGCTAAACATCTCATGGAAAAGCGTGTTTGAGTTTGCTAGACCGTGCGTAGTGGTTATCCCCGTAGACGCTCCAGAGCTGCTTCTGCACGGTGGTGAGTCTGATCTTCACATCACACTTCTCACAGTAAAAGACGTGAATATTGATGCACTACACCGTGTATGTTCTCGGGTAGCAAAAGAGGCGTCAGTGTTCTCTGTGAAACTTAACGAGATAGACAGCTTCCAGGTAGACAACGAGACAAAAACTCTGCATATACCAGTATCTAGCCCGTACCTGCACGAGCTTCGCTCTAAGCTGATAGATGAGATAACAGAGGCAGGTATGGGGTACAGCAAGAAACACGACTTCAAGCCCCACATAACACTTGCATATATAAGCACGGGTGCTCCGATTCCCGCCGTAAAGGAACAACCTGCCGTAGACGCAACTTCAATAGAGGTGTGGAACAACGGAGTCAGATTTCCTTACTCGTTCTAATCTTTCTCATGTAAATCTACAGTAGAATAAGCGATGGAGGATTTGATGGATACTACAGGTTTGATGGATACTACAGGTTTGATAAATACTACACTTACTGACTACTGCAATAACTTCGAAGAAACTATTACAACTACCTGGCCGACTGGATGGTCAGATGGAACACTAACTTGGTCACCGAATCACAGGTATGGGTGGCCACACTACTACTACTACAGAGTGTGTGACCCGTGGCCGCATACTCTCTGGCCAAGCTACTACAACATCTTCGTTGCACCGCCGTCTGTACCACCACGCATACGCGACGGTGTGTGGGAGCTAGAAATCCCCGGAGCCACAGACGTAACAGTCACATACCTTGGTAGTGTGGTTACTGTTTCTTACCGCGACAGAAAGGGCGAAGAAAAAACTGTGTTTGAAACACTGGAGAACACATACGACATCAGCACAGGAAAAGCCAGCTATAAAGATGGAATCCTCACTGTCTCGTTCCAGAAAGCAAAACCTACACAGATAGAGCTTTCCTAGTAAGACATGCCCCCGCTCTCTGTACAGCGGGGGATTTTTGTCTCATGAAACTCATGCATGTCAGAAGTAGAGTATAAGCTGAAGGGAGGCACGAGTGCTTGTTTTAGCAGTAATCGGCGTTGTCTCTGTAGTGCTTATCTCTCTCACAGCCGTCTGGGTTTGGTGGTCGATAGCCACGGACAGCACGTTCACAGCGAGCGTTGCGAACACTATAGCTAGAAATCCGAAAGAAAAAGCGCTGCACGCGGAGCTTAAGCAGATAGAGAACTACATCAAACTATCAGCGAAAGACGGGAATTTTTCCTGTCTCTACAGCACCTTCTACCACGACAGACGCGAGATAGCAGACGCCCTGCGTGGCAAAGGATTTTCTGTAGACACCGTAGACAACACAAAACTTCTGAAAATCTCTTGGGAGAAGCCATGGACAACATAAAAGCAGTACACGTCCTATACGACGAGGCTGTAGAAGAAGCTATAGACTTGTTTGCACAGATAGTAAGAGGAAGTACTGACGAGGTTTTCGCCGGGGATTATAACTACGTTGTCGAGGATGCTGTAGAGGGTAACGTTCTAGTAGACTTTTCTGGCAGCCGCGTCGTGTTCTACTACCCTATGACGTATGAATACGAGATCCCCGAGGAAGTAGTCAGCGGAAAGCTTACTGTGGACGAGTTCGTAACTCGTGCTAACGAAGAAAGCCGCCTAGAAAAGATAAAGAGAACTAGACAACGTGTGGCCGACTACAAGAAACGCATAGAAGAGCTTCAAGAAGGGATAGACATGATGGAAATTGAGTTGCTCTCATCACTCTCATATCCCTGAGAGGTATCCTCCTAGACAAACGGCAAGAGCCGGGAAAGGAAGTATGAGTGAGTAAAGACGACAAGGTTATCCTGATCGAGTGGGAGAACTACGCTAACTCGATCCCCCTGAGGGTCACGATGACCACGAAGAGGGACGCGGATCTCAGAGCGAACAAGTTCCGCGCAAGCAGAAGCCGCAGAGCAGATGTGCTCCCCCTGACCAAGGAGAACAAAGCCCTCTACCTCTGGTCACTTCGGTGACCTCGAAGCGCCCCTCCTACCAGAGGGGCACTTCTATTTTTGATAGCGGTTGCGAAGCCCTGGTCAACCCAGTTAACTGCTACGGAGTCATGGGGGCAGGACTAGCCAGGGAATTCAAGAAAAAATACCCAGCTATGTTCTCTGTCTACCTGCATGACTGTACCCACGGGTTAGTAACCCCAGGCAGGGTTCACATCGTGCTGGTTCCGAATTCCCCGCTGATCATAAACCTCCCCACCAAAAACCATTTTTCAGAGAAAAGCAGACTATCTTACATCGAAGACGGCCTGGAAGATATGGTAGAGAGGCTGAACGACAGTGATGTGAAATCCGTGGCGATACCTGCCCTAGGTGGAAGGCTGATGTGGAGAGACGTTGAACCTCTCATCCTGGAAGCTGCCGAAAAGATGAAGGCAGATGTAGTCATTTTCCCGCCACAAGGTTTGAGATAATCTAGAGCGACATCCTATACTTGGGTATAGGAGTGTGCTTATGAGCAAACCAGACAGAGATCTCAGCAAGCTTCATCCAGAGTTCAGGCGCAGGCTTATGCTAGCATTCGACCGCTACAGAAGACTTTACGGTACAGACGATCCCCCCTTCGTAACAGAGGGGTACAGAAGCCCCGAAAGACAGACAGAGCTTTACGCCATAGGCCGTACAAAACCGGGAAGGAAGGTTACAAACGCTAGGGCGGGAGAAAGCATACATCAGTACGGGCTTGCCGCAGATATCGCGTTCACATATTCTCTGTACAGCGACCTAGAGAAGTTCATCAACTTCGGCAGGATAGCTGAGGGAGTAGGGCTGATATCTGGAGCGTTCTGGACGGGAGGATTTACAGATAACCCCCATATACAGGCAGACATAACCGCGCATGACGCTAAGGAAGGAAAAGAACCCCGCTGGGGAAAGATAAAGATCTTCGACCAGACCAACCAGCACATAGACAGGGTTTTTGTTATACACGACGGGGAGCAAGAAGAGCTAGACGTAGACGTGATAAACAAGGTTGGAAACAAGCTCTACATAAAGCTCTTATCATAGTTCTCATGTAGCTTCTGGTTATCATACGTTTATGAGAAAGGTTTATCTTTTAGACGACAGCGACCAGATAGAGGCAACGGACTACGCACGTCCGTTAGTACTCTTCTACCTCCACGACGGGCGCGTGCCTGAGCACTCCCAGTACTCTGGCAGGAAGATAAACCACCTCAGCTGGCTTCCAGTGGCAGAAATCGCCCAGCAGTGGATAGGGGCTACCGTGGAGGAATTCAACAACATAGGTATACCCTATGAGTTTGTGAGGGGATATGAGGGATAAAGTTGCACACTTCCTAGCTAACCTAGCCTTGCGGATAGCAACACCGTGGTACCGCCAGAGGATAGCGGGATTCATAGAGTACGGCATGAGGGCAAACATGCGAGACGCCAACGAAGGAAATCCGCCCCCTCCAGACTGGAGAAAATGATGCAGGTGTTGTCAGGTTTTATGACCTATGAGTTACTTTTGGCATTGGAACTCGCCGGAGAGTCCACCCGCAGGGCGGAGATGCTATGGAAAGCTTCCGTGGAGAAACGTCTCGGTGAGCTGGGGTTCTACGTTCAGCACCACAAAGGAGACGCCTCCGGTGTTTATGATGCGCGTGACACTCCCGTGGTGGCGTATTCGGGAGGAGAGGAGCGCGAAAGGTATCGTTACTTCGAAGAGCTATTCCTTAATGGTGTGGCCGAGTACACGGCGCATGCCACCAGCGGAGTCACCTCTGATGGCTCCCTATTTGAGGGAGTGGTGCTTAGACCGGACGGGTGGATGCCTTATGACCCACTAAAGCACGCCCTGTCAGAGAAGAATGTTGAGCATTGCCATCTTGAGGCCGGGGAACGCTATGTTACCCGTTATGTTGAACGCGGCGGGAAGAAGCGTCTTGTGGTAAGCAGGTATGAACAGCCTGTGCGTATGTGGGAGCATAAATGAGCCGGTATTTTTTTGACCCGGGGCTTCCCGGTAGGACTGGTTTCTGGTTTCCGGAGGATAAGGACATGGACAACTGGCCAAGCGCCATGGGTTACCAGGTTGACGACCCATTTCACTATATTCGTGAGGAGGTTAGGTTGACCTTCGTAGAAACGTACGTACACCTGCGGGATGAGGCTCGGGAAATACTTACCAAGATATCCGGGGAGCTAAAGGATATCAGCCCCATGTATAATGAATTGGCATGGCAGCTTGAGAATGCGAAGGATATTCTTTATGACCCGGAAAATGACACCCTGAGGCTTATTGGAGATGGATTCTCAAGCGCCTGGGATATTCCTATTGATATCCCAGAGGACTTCATAGCGTAGCAAAAGGAGCTTTACCCCCTAGCCTATAACTAAGGCCTCCTTCACACCGCTGTTAACGAACCCTGGAGAGCTGATAGGATATATCACCCTTCCGCCGTTGCCAGCGTAACATACACCTGACAGCCCGATTTCACTGTGTTTGGTGACAGGGATCGACTCAAAAACCCCGGTGTCCAGGTTAAACCTCACAAATCCTGTCTGCTGTGGTGCGTAAGCATAGTTTCCGATTGTGACAGCTGTTTCCCCGACAAAGTTCTGTGGGGGAGTCTCATCCATATAGACTGTCACCCATGAATCAGACGCTGGAAGATAGTTTAGTATCACGTAGTTCTCTATTAGCCTGCCCTCGGTAGCATCCCATCTCATGTGTGTACCAAACACAACCAGTTTATCCGCCGTGTGCGCAAAGCTTAACGACAGAGACATAGTAGAGTTAAGAGGATCTTGGAGAGGAAACGAGAAAGTCGCCCCTGGGGTGGAAGAAACCCCGTCCTGAGAATATCTCTGTATAAAGATGTATGGGTACAAGCCGCTACGCCTTGTAGCTATGATAAAATCCCCGTTTGGAGCTTCCATACCAGCAGCTGATGGTATAGTTCCTGAACCAGTAAGCAGGGGCAGGTTTGTGCTTGTCAGGGTATCAACATCTAACGTAACTGGCTGTGACGTTCCGTTGAGGATACCAACAAACTTTGAACTAGTCTGCCATTTACCTAACGCATACCCTAATGTCTTTGTGAGTGGGATATCTCCTACATATGCATGGTTCCCGTCTGTCAGGGTTGATACGGAGTAAGACTTAGGGGAGTAGTTGTAGGTCAGGGCATACACCGGGTTTTGCGGTGTCGGAACTTCGTTCTGAGGGACAACCAGCTCTGGTGTCAGCTCTGCACTCATGGGCATAGACCATGTGCTGTCCCACGGCGGATAGAATCCTGGCTCTATGCTGGTAGGAAGTTCCCTGGTGATTCCGAACTCTAGCCACTCGCTCCCGGCTTCTCCATCAGTCACTTTCAGTATGCCTGCTCCTATGTCGGAATACATCAGTATCCCAGCAGTATCAGCAGCTAGAACGGCGAACTCGTCTGGGCTCTGACCGCTACCAGCCGTTAAACGCTTGACTGACTTATCTGTGAAGTTTATCTCTGCTAGTATCCCTGTATCTCCAGGGAAATAAGCCCTGTCACCGACAACAAGAGGCAGAGCCATGTAGTTTATATAAGGGTGGACTGCGCTGTTGTAAGGTATCTCTGTGATATTCCAGGTTTCTAGGTCTATGAAGGCCATGTTGTTAGTGTTGTCGTCTTGGATGAAAAGAACCCCGGAAGGAGACATAGCAAATTTATCCATGTCATAAACTATCTCAAGGTCAGCTTGATGGGTTTTAACTCCGGTTTCGTGGTCTATCTCGATCACCGTAGTTCCTTCTGGGTATGCGATAGAAGGATTACCCTCGGTGATGATATTTCCGTTGAGCGGATTTACCGAAAAGGTTTCGCTGCCCTTGTAGGTAGCATCGTAGTCGTAAGACCATGCAAGTGACCCGTCAAGGACGTTGTATGCATATATCTTCTCGTAGTCGGACAGAAACACCTTAGTGCCGTCCAGAGAGTGCTTGACGTTGCAGAGGACATTCATACCCCAGTCAACACTCATACCTGCGCCGTAGGTCGAGTCTACTTGTATCGCCTGTCCGTCCCACCACAGGCGGAACACGGGGCTGCCGGGAGAGTTGTAAGGCACAACGACCATCGACCCGTCTGGCAACGCTATCATGTTAGAGTAGTCACTGGTGCTCAGGGACGTAGCAGCAAGCGTTCCTTGCCTTATATCTGTTATCAGGTATACGTCAGCACCGTTGAGCATCCATATCTTATCTTTGTCTACCAACACGTCCTCAGCGTCGAGTGTTCCCTCCCCAGTGCCGAACCAGTCGGCTTTATAGACAAGAACCTCACCGCTGGTTTTATCTATCACTGTCAACGGGCTGTATAGAACATAGGTGTCGCCTGTGTCAACCACACCGGTATAGTAGGTGTTTGGGTTCACTCTTTCGGCTATGATGTTCTTGATAGACTTATGGGTGTATACCCTAGGTGTGCTGATGGCAGGAAAATCCCCGCCGAAAATGAAAGAATAATCTAGCTCAGACCCAGTAGTAGTGTTGTACAGAACCGGACTCCCGTCCTCTCGGAAGATTATAAGGTATGCTCCGTATATGCTTGACACAACAAAACCAGAGGTAACAGCGTCTGTTGGTTCTAGTATGTAGTCGTAGACACCCTCCTCTGGCGGCGTGTCTAGTCTGGCATACCCGTTGCGCGTAATCCCTATCTTAGGAAATATGTTGTTCAGTTCCGATGTTGATGCTACTAAGCGACCCTTAACCAAGGTTGAGTTCCTCCTAGACCGTATGATACCACGTGGTGGGTGGATATATCTGATGTTTCTCACAGCTAGACAGGGTAACATCAGACGTGTGTAAACCACTGAAGATGCTGAAAGGATAAGCTAGGAGAGGAAACAAAGATAGAAAGGAGAGGGCGGATTGCTGAGATGTTCGCAGATAAGTTTCCTACGTTCTCGCAAGAAAACATACCTGAGTGGGAGGCTCACTTGGATGGTATGTTGTATGACTTGCTGAAAGAGAAGCTTAGGTGGTAGTTCTGAGAAGTTGTCTGAGAAAGCATCTGTAGAGTCTGAGAAAATATCTACAATTTTTTCTGAGAGAACAAGAAGAGGGTAGAAAGGAATTCTGTAGGAAACCCCAGGGGTGGGAGACAGATAGGCAGCTTTGGTCCGTTTTTTTCTTTTGGGACTCCTGCTTTGGAAAGAAACCCCAGGGGTTTTCTCGGCTCCCGAGCGAGCGCCACGGCGCGGCAGGCCTCGTGCGCCACGGCGAGTTTTAACCCACCCGACCGATCGACCGACTGGCGTGCCCCCCCCCCACCGAGCACCTGCGGAGCCTGCGTGCCACCGAGCACCCGCACCCCCACCGAGCACCTGCGCCGCACATCTTTCTCACGAGACCTTGAGATAAACTATCACCATAAAGGAGGCTACATGGATTGCGAAGCACTGACAGCTGAAAACGAGCGCCTGCGAGAGGTTCTGCGTGCCCTTGGCTGGGACGACACACAACCCGCCGAGGCGTGGGACAACGAAGACGGCGATCAGCTGGTAATCTACGGTACACACGACCCCGAGGAAGCGAGCGCCGCTGTCAACAGGTACCTCAAAGAGACTGGTACCTTCCTGGAAAATAATGCTATGCCCGACTGGGAGAACGACGCAGACCTGTTCTGGATACATCCCGCCTCTACCCTCTTGGAGGATTACGTCCCAGAGGAGCTAGTCAGCGACCAGTTCGTAGAGGGCTGGGTGCCGGGGATGATAGTGAACCTGTGATTCTGGTAGCCTTAGGCTCTTTCTTCGCGGGTGCGTTACTCATGTATCTCTTCATGCGTTCTGTCGCTTACCGTATGTACGAAGCAGCTGTGAACGCCGCCGAGTACGGGGGAGCCGACCCAGTGATGTTCATCGAGGGGCTTGAGAAACAGGGCATCCTCAGAAACCCGTCTAGGCCATGAAGAAGTTCCGCAAGAAGCCCGTCGCGGTCGAAGCGATGCAGTGGACAGGCAACAATACCGGAGCCGTCATGGAGTGGGCGGGAGAGCGTCGGAACCCCGACACCGGCGAGCTAGAGCTCACGTTCGTGCCCCTCGCCTACCTGCGCCCGAAGCTCTGGGTGGCGGCGAACAGCGCCTGGGTGGAGGTCGAGCCGGACGAGTGGTTCATCCGCGATGCCCGAGGCGTGTACCCCTGCAAGCCCGACATCTTCGAGGCCACCTACGAGCCTGCTGACACGCCTGCGCGTGACGAGGCGGCAGAACTAAGGGCGGCACTAGAAGCCGTTTGGTCGTGGCTGCGCAGCGAGTTCCCCGCTGCGCCGGATAGCGGCAACTCTGTGGAAAAGTTTGCCGAGCAGATATGGCGCACTGTCTGTACCGCTCTCGCCACGTCTGAGGGGCAGTCGTGAGTGGCGAGCCGGAAGCCCTCGCGCTCACCGCCGATGAGTTCGAGGCGACCGCCAGGCGCATCACGCATCAATGGATGCGCCACCTGGGTTACAAGCAGCACGCCATCGACGGGGCCGAGCAACTGGCGGAGGATGACACCCCCATCGACATCGACGACCCCGCTGCCGACGCCATACGCGACCTGTTGGACTCTGGCGAGCTGGTGATGTTCGTGATGGAGCGCCTTGCGGGTTTGTCAGAGGTGGGCGTGCCTGTCGCGGCGCGTGACGAGGCGGCAGAACTAAGGGCCGAGAACGCCGAACTCAGAGCGGCTGCGGAGGAAGCTCTTGAGGCTATCAAGCATCAACAACGCGACCCCGCATACCACTTCGCGTTTCTGCTCTTGCAAAGAGCCGCCAGGAGACTCCGCGCCGCCCTAAGCGCGTCCGAGGGGCAGTCGTGAGCGGCGAGCCGGAAAGCCTCACGCCGCCGTGGGCGTACTACCGCCGCACCGGACTGAGCGAGATGCGGCCCTACGTACCGAAGGAACCTCTGGCCACCATCAGTGTGAGTGCACCGGACATGGACACCATCACCAGGGCGCTCACAGAGGGTCGTGACCCTGGTGGGTACGTTGCCAGGAACCCCAAGAACCATGCTGACCAGTGGTACGTGGCGCAGGCGTACTTCAACGAGAACCTGGAGCCTGCCGATACTCCGGCGCGTGATGACGCCGCCGAACTGAGGGCGGCGCTACGGGAGTGGTCGGAGGCAAACAGGGCGTGCTCCCAGTGGGTTGCAGGCACAGGCGGCAACGACCAAGACGAGCTTCCACTTGCGCGGCTGAGCCGCGCAGAGAGGCACCTGCACGCCCTCGCCGCGTCCGAGGGGCAGCCGTGAAGCGCAAGGGATTCAGGAGAGCCGACCTGCATGCGAAGATCAAGAGTGACCCCGAGTTCGCTATCCACCTCGTGGAAGCGCAGAGTACGGACTACGGTGAGTTGCTGCGAGAGTACAACTCCCTCAGGGCCACTAACGAGCGGTTGGAGAAGGCACTGCGCGAGATAGCAGAGTCGCGCTCCTGGTGCGGCACCGACCACGATACAGACATCTACTGGCGCTTCGCTGACATGGCCGAGCGCGCTCTCGCCGCGTCCGAGGGGCAGCCGTGAGCGAGCTTCGGCCAGGAGCAGTGTTTACCACGCCCTACCCATTCGTGCGAGACACCTACCACAGCGTGAATGGCCCGATTCCGACGTGGAGGCCGGGCGTGCGGGTCGAGTTGTTATCGCATGGATGGGAGGAGGTGGCTGACGCCGTGGGGGAGATGCATTTGCGTGTCATCTCAACCCACAAGCCGGGGCATTATCCGGAGCGCGTGTTTTACACCCGCCGATGGCGCGACCCGGAAAGGCATATGTTTGGAGCTTCTTCCCTCAAGGTCGCCACGACCTACAAGTTCAGGAGTCTTATGGCAGGTTACTCGTCACAATACCGACTTCAGGACGGAAAGGAGCAACCATGAAATCTAGAAGCATCTATCAAATGACGCCACGCGAGGCATGGGAAGCAGTCTGGGAGCAGGCTATCGGTACCTGCCGCTACGTGTATGAGGAGGAAGAACGTGCCTAACAACCAGACGCTCGCTGAGGAGATTCAAGCACTCATTGATGACGAGATGGAGGCTTACTCCGATTTTGAAGCCTACGCGCAGAGCCGTTATGCGAGGGGGAGTTTGGAGCGTTTCGCTGAGTCTGTGCTAGAAGCAGCCATGCGGCACAACGATACTGACCTTCTCGCCGAGCACGAACGTCTACAGGCCAGATACGCGGAGCTACTCGAACAGGCGCTGACCGCAGACCTTGAAGCCAACACGTGGCAGGACAGGGCGGCAACGCGAGCAGGCACCGAGGTCAAGCTCCGGGAAGAAATCTCCCGCCTACGCGCCGTCATCCGAGAATGGTATGAGTCAAACCAGGCGTTAGATGCGTTTACTGACCCCCCGAGAGGTACCGCTCACACCCGCAGCTACCGCGACTGGCGCGATACGGAACGCCGAGCACTGGACGCAGAAGACGCCATTTCCCGTGTTGCACTAGAGAAAGAATATAATATGTTTCATAAAGAAAGCACCGTCACAACCCGCAAGACATATCAGTGCGAAGGGTGCGACGAGGACATTGAGTCCGGTGCCCCTGGAGAGGCTTTCGCTGGAGGGTCGCAGCGTGCTTTCGCGTGGGAAACTCAGCAAGAGGAGTTCAACAGGTTTCTGCTACGCGACAACACGGCGATGCGTAAAGCAGGAGGGAAACTAGCCACAGCCGCGCTGCACGTAGTGCACGAGTATGATGGTCTGCACCGTCTCATGCTCGCTGTCTCTGAGTGGTCACAGGTGGTTACTGGCGAAGGAGGCCGCGCTACTGAAAAAACAGAGGCGGCGGTCAAGGCTTGGGGGTAGACTCCTCCGGGCACCGAGGAGTATAATGAGGGACATTCTGCCCCCTGTCATGAGGGGGTATTTTCATCTAGGAGGATGCATGAAGGATTTCGTCAAGTTCCCCGACCAGATCATCGAGGACAGCATATTTTCAACGACTCTGGCAAGACAGAACTGGCAGAGCAAGTATCAGTACGACAACGAAACCCCGCTAGAGACATTCAAAAGGGTAGCGAAGGCACTAGCAAGCGTAGAAAAGGACTCTGACCTCTGGTACGGTAAGTTCCTAGATATGATGGTCAAGACAGAGGAGATAGAGCCTGGTAAGTACAGAGCAGTAGGTCTGAAGAACACCTTTGGCGGCAGGATAACGGCGAACGCCGGTACTGAGTACAACGGTACTACACTCATGAACTGCTTCATAATGTTGCCTCCTCGTAACGCGACGGTTTCGTATACACACAGGTTCGAAGACGGAAGTAGCTACGATGTTTCTTATGATACTCAAGGAACACCAGACAACCTCAAGAACATCATGCTCACACTCCTAGAGCAAGCTGAGACACTGAAATCTGAGGGTGGTTACGGTATCAACTTCGGTTTCATCCGTCCTAGGGGGTCTGTAGTGAACAGCCTTGGTATCAAGCACCCAGGAGTAGTCAGCTACATGGATATCTGGGACAAGGTAGCTGAGGTCATCGTCAAGGGAGACTCTGACGGCTACCAGGACATTCTTGAGAACTTCCTTGGTACTTCTAGCCAGGACGTAGCTCAGAAGATGAAGAAGCAGGCTAGGAAGGGCGCACAGATGGCCGTTCTACCTGTATGGCATCCTGACATAGAAGAGTTCGTCAAAGCTAAGCAAGAACCTGGTAGGCTTACCAAGTTCAACCTCTCTGTCCTGATGGACGATTCCTTCCTAGAAGCAGTAGAGAACGATGAGATGTACGAGCTGTGGTTCCCGGTAGCAACCCCCTACACCTTCGATTTCCAGAGCAACACAGGCTTCGTAGACGTTGTAGACGGGAAGATGGCTTCAGGAACGGCGTATTCCATAGACAACCTCAGTGAGGCACATGCTTCGAAGGCAGACTACTTCGTAGATCCCTATAACAGCGTGTGGGTGAAACGTATCTACAAGCTCGTCAAGGCACGCGACCTGTATGATCTGATCATGACGTCTACCTACAACAGAGCAGAGCCTGGTGTGCTGTTCTATGACAGTATGCAGAAGAACAACCCGATATCATACATAAGTGAAGTTACAGGAACAAATCCTTGTGGTGAGGTGCCTGGTTTCCTAACAGTATGCTTGTTAGGTAATATCAACCTTACTCAGTATGTGAAACTAGACAGAACATTCGACTGGGAAGAGTACGTATCTGATGTGCACACATTCGCACGCGCCCTAGACAACGTGAACGACATCACCAAGAACAGCTTGCCTCAGTATGATTGGGCTACAGAGAACATCCGACAGTACGGGTTGGGCATCAACGGTCTCGGATCAGCACTGATAATGATGGGTATGCCCTTTGGTTCTGAAGAAGCCAAGGCCTTCACAGAGAGAGTCACATGGTTGAAGGAAGACATCACTTGGAAAGCCTCAGCTCTCTTGGCAGAAGAGAAGGGAGCCTTCCCAGGCTTCAGCGAGAAGTTCTTCGACACCTACTGGTTCAGAGAGTTCACCAACATCTCGGATGAAACGAAAGCCCTCCTGAGGAAGCACGGAGCACGCAACGGCAAGACTACTACAAACGCCCCCAACGGAAATACAAGCATCATCTGTGACGTTACCTCTAACGGCATCGAACCCGTCTTTATGCTGGAGTACAACCGTACTTACATCGCAGACAAGTGGCCTGAAGGAATGACCAAGGACAACATCACCGAGCTTCTAGAAGAGAGCAGCGCTGGGGGAGCGGTTGTCTACGAAGGAGAGTACGCAGGGCAGCACTACTACTACGAGCCCCACAACAGGGGTCTGTGCATCGTTGAGAAGGTCAGAGATTACGGCTACAGCTGGGTGCTTGCCAACTACCCAGAAGACGTTTCTGGAAATTACCTGAGCACCACAGAGACGCTCAGCGTGCAAGACCATGTAGACTCTCAAGCTATCGTACAGAGGAACACGAACCAGTCGGTTTCCAAGACAGCCAACCTTCCTGCTGGCTACGATTTCGAAGACTTCAAGCAGCTCTACCTAGACGCTTGGAAGAAGGGCTTGAACGGCCTGACTACCTATGTAGCGGGTTCCATGGAATCTGTGCTCTCCAAGGTCGAAGACACCAAGGAAGAGGTAAGCCTAGACAACGTGCTGAAGGACGGTGTGGTACTGCCTGAGACCTTTGTCAACGGAGACACAACGGTTATCAAGCGTGAGGACTCTAAGTTCTACATCCACTTCAGCTACCACCCAGAAGACGTGTCTCACACTATGCCTGTGGCTATGTGGATCTCCAGCAACAACACAACTCCACTGAGGCAGGTGAACGGCGCTGTGAAAGAGGTAATCACCCTGCTAGAGAAGGCAGGCATCAACCCAGACCTGATACAGACGACTCTAGAGAAGATCAAGAACGACAAGGACAACGACAGGCTTGCTAGGGCTATATCTATGGCTCTGAGGCATAACGTGCCTATCCCTTACATCGTAGACGCCCTTAACCGTGTTGATGATGTCTATGTATCTGACTTGCTCTTTGCAGCCCGGAAATTCCTCTCTTCTCATGTGGAAGATGGCACAGCTGTCTTAGGGGAGACGTGCTCAGAGTGTGGCAGCGACCAGATAATCTTCGAATCAGGCTGCACCAAATGTCTCTCGTGTGGAGCCAGTAACTGTTCGTAATACTGTTACGAAAGGAGTAATACATGTATACTTTAGTACTATCACTTATCATATCCTATGCCATAACAGCTGTAGTCGTGTTCTTTGACTCGCACCGTAAGCTAGTCAGAGAGTCTGTCCACGAGGAGACGTTATCGCCCCCTATGATAACAACAGCAGCGAAAGTCATAGCATCAGTGATAGGGGCTGTTGTATGGCCTCTGCTCCTATGGAGGAGTAGATGATCACCATCTTGGCGGTTATCTATGCAGCCATTGCTATCTACCTGTACGTGTACCTGGTAACTGTAACCTCAGACTTGGTAGGTGACAGCATGCTAGAGATCATACGTGCTCATGCTACCTACATCGCCTACTCTGTTGTATGGCCTGTCTATATGCTGGTGTCGGCAGCAGAAAAACACGGAGAAGAATGATAGTAGCTGGCACAGGACACAGACCTGACAGGCTGACAGCCTTCGGTGAGCCGTATACCACAGACCAGCACAACGCTCTGAAGTGGTACATAGGCGCTTGGCTCGTAGAAAACGAAGCCACACAGGTTATCAGCGGCATGGCTCTTGGTTTCGATCAGGCTCTAGCTGCTGCTGCTATGAACAACCACATACCCTTTGTAGCTGCTGTGCCCTTCAAGGGGCAAGAAGAGAGGTGGAACCTGCAAGCTAAGGACTACTACAGCAGGCTCTTGGATGCAGCAGAAGAAGTTGTCTATGTAAGCCCTCCTGGGTATGCAGCCTGGAAGATGCACGCTAGGAACAAGTGGATGGTAGACAAATGCGATCTGGTGCTTGCTCTCTACGACGGAAGCAGCAGGGGAGGAACCTATGACTGTGTTAGGTATGCAAACAACAAAGGAAAGCAGGTAATCAACATCTGGAAGTAGTTTTAGGCAACAAAACACGAGAAACCCCGTCCTAGACGGGGTTTTTAGCATAGTTTTTCGCGGCAAGCCGCTACCTTATCATACCATGCTGTAATCACCTTGTCAAGCCCTTGCGGGTACCCTCAGAGCCGCCTTTCAGTTCTAGCAGTAAACCCTAGGGGTGTTTTCAGCTCACAAAACACGAGAAACACCGTCTAGGACGGTGTTCCTGATCAAGCTTTTCGCGGCCCGCTCTTTGGTCCATTATACCATATCAGAAACCTGTTGTCAAGGGCTTAGGGGACTCTCCTGCAACCTAACTGGTATGCAGAAGAATCCCTAGGGGTACTACCTTAGTTGGTGAACTAGTAGTTCCTTACCTGACGCAGTTACCATAAGTACGTCAGCCTCGGTTATGGTAACTCTAACGTGTGGAAGGAGCCCTGCCACCTTCAGAACCTGGTAGTACAGGCTCTTTCCGATAGCCTTGCGCATCGTTTCCCCGGAAACCGGGGTGTTGTGTATGTAGTAGTTCACTCTTCCTCCTAGTCCTGGTAGATGGCGATAGGGTGCGAGAGGGTTTCGGTGTCTTTGAGAGTCATGAGCCATACCATGTGAGCCTCTTTCTAGGGATCGCACTTCCTCTGTTACCAGCTTATCATGAGACTGTCTAGACTGTCAAACGCGCCCCTCCCCCTAGGGCACTACCTCGCTTATCGTAGAGAGGGCAAACGCGAAGCTTTCCAGGGCACGCCGTTCGGTCGTGTGCTCGGATGTTGTGACCTCGGAGGGTGTCTCTGTCACAACGCGATACGCCTGCATCTGGGAGAAATCTTGGAGGAGCGTGATTGTCGTGTGCCTCTCCTCCTCCAGGTAAAAAACGACTCGTCTGAGTTCCAGCATGATGATACCCTGCCTTTCTTTTTGGGATAGATTGCCTGATACCAGCTTACGCTCCGAGCAGCCGTTTCGTCAACCGATCCTGGAACTGCCTGTGCGACACAAAAGCGCCCCTCCCCCAAAGGGCACACATGATTCTAGTACCGGATTGCCTCCCGGATTGCCTTTGCCTGCTCCCGAGAGACCCGGAGCGTGGTAGCCCCGTACAGGTCTAGCTCTAGAGCGCGAAGGTCTAGGAGTCGGATAAGCTGTGAGGCACGCATTGTGCCTCTCAGCAAAGGGCGTGTGACCGTAAATGTATCGGTCGCACGCAGGTACCGGAACGTGAAACGCATCACTTACCTCCTACTCCCCCTGGTACCATCGTATCGTACTTCCTAGCTAAGTGCAAGGAAGGGGCGGTTTCCCGCCCCCGTCCTCACCCTCGGAAGTACCGGCTCCGGTTTAGACTCCTGTGCGTGTCGTTCGCACGGTTTGCCCAAACCGTCTTCACGAGGTTCCGCCCTGGTATGACTACCAGAACAAGGTGGTACCGGCTATCTTGCCGGTACTCCGTGCGGAGAACGACCTTTGACAGCTTACCGCTATCATCGGTTTCGGCTTCGACCACTTCGCAGTCTGAGACTTTGATGTAGTCAGGAAGGACAATGTTCCTAAGAACACGGTCACTCACGGACGCTTCCAGCGCGTGCCGAGAGTACGTCAGCCGCAAGACGCGGCCTATCGCTGCTACTGCGCCGGTAAGAGTTTCCGGCCAGTAGACTTCCGGATGGTAGAGCATGTTCTGCCCTTTCTAGGGGTAGCCTCCCCTGCTACCATGTTACCAGGTGGCCTGTCCAGCTGTCAAACCGGGCAGGCCGTTCCTGCTAGAGCGTTGGGGGGGGGGCGGCTCCCATAGTGGGCGGTTCAACGAAGGGCGCTCACGGCTGCCCCCCCCCGGACGCGGCGAGGGCATGCAGGTGCCTCTCTGCGCGGCTAAGTCGCGCAAGTGCCTCCGACCGCTCCCCGATTGCCGCTCTCAGTTCTGCCGCCTCGTCACGCGGGGCAACTCGGCGCTTCGGCATCGCGTCGTTAGCTGCCTCCCACGGCGTGCTGCCCGTGCCGCAGCGGGCGGGGGAGTCCTCATCCATGGGCATGACGACGTACATACCGGCATACATGCCGGAGAGGTCGTAGCCAAGCCAGTACTCGTACTCCCCTAGACGCCGGACGAGTTCTGTCAGCGTTAGGGGTTCGGGGGCGGTCACGGCTGCCCCTCGGACGCGGCGAGGCGGCGCACGTTCTCACGTGCAGAGATGAATCGCGTGATACGTTCCAGCATGTGCTTCCTCCTAAGATAAGTGTTGCACAGGTAGCCCCGGGCTGTCAAACCTCCCGGGGCTGTGAGCGGTTAGTAGAAATCTAGGAGTTCCTCCTCAGCAGCGGCGTTCTCTATCAACGCATCGGTGTGGCAGACAACGCACAGCACATCCGCCGGGTTAACCTCATACCGGACGTCCCCCTCCCAAAACAGGGCTCCGCAGTCTACACATTCATGTAGTGTGTCGTTCATGCCTTACCTCCTGATTCTATCGTCGCACAGAAACGCTTACCTGTCAAACATCCTGATAAGGTTACTCTCACAAGCCGCAAGGTGCAGCTCTGCATCTGTATGGTCTGTCCCGTAAGCATTACTCAGGTCTAAGTCAAAACCCTCCAAGGCAGTCATAGCGTCTGCCCAATCACGAAGCGCTACTAGCGCCTTGTTGTCTTTCCCTAGTAGCAGTGTAAGTGCAGTTATTGCCTCATGTAGCTGCATATTTATCCTTTCATCCAAACGTCAAAGACTCCGCCGTGTACCCTCCGGAGCACCCTGCATGTAGCCCAAGCCTGTGACTCGTTAGCGAAGACACCCCATGTAACTACCCTACCGGGTAAAACCCTTACTACTCGGAACATCGTTACCTCCTGGTACCAGTCTATCACGTACCGATCGTCTGTCAAACTTCGGAACGAAGAGCGAGAAACATCGTCCAGGACGGGGTTTCTAGCAAACGGTTTCGCGGCCCACTCCCCCTTTATCATACCATACCGGGCTCTAGCTGTCAAGTGGGTGTAGGATTCCGCCCCGTGCCGTATCGGTACAGGGCGGAAACCCTAGGGGTTTAGTCTATGTGCGTCCAAACATACCCGCCGAAGTCAGGTACTTGCTTCGCAACCTCCTTTACGTATTCGTTGCACAGTGCGGCTTTATAGTCCATGGACTGCGACAGAACAGGGAACCGGAGCCGCATACCAGTACCGCTGTATACCTTGGTGATGATACCGGCTCTTGCAAGTGCCCGGGCGTACTTAGTGTTGCCGGGCATTCTAACCTCAGCAAAACCGCAGGGGTACCAGCCGAACTCACTCGGATGTACCGTGTCTAAAGCGTGTCGGACGGCGGCCTCATGTATCTTACGCATCTTGTCCTACCCTTCTGGTAGCCCGGTTATCGCCCTGTACCGGCGTCAGCAGCAGCGTGAGGGTTACACACCGGGCTCCTACCTACATGTTACCGGGGATCGTCCCGGCTGTCAAACTGGCGTGCCACCTAGAGCAAGGTGGCACATCCGGTCAGATGCCGTGCTTGCGGCAATACTCTTGCACGCGCAGGCTCTCGTCGCGAAGGTATGCACGGTGACGGCACTCACGTTCCCAAGCCGGGAACGTTTCGTCCCAACGCACGCGGTCTACGGCGGCGTCGTGCTGCGCCTCCGCCTGGTAGCGGTGGTAGCAGAACGCTACGACTTCGCTGTCGTAGTCGCGCATGACGGCGGTTTCGTACCCGCCGGTCGTGAGTTGCACGGTGCTCACCCGTGCGAACTCGGTTTCGGTGCTCAGGCGAAACATACTGCCTCCTTGGTGCCCCCGTCCGGGGCGGCCTGTAACAATCATGACATGGATTCGATCGGATTGCAAGGGGGGGGGGGGAACCGCCCCCCCCCCCCCCGCCCCGATGTA